TATTTTTCCGATAATAGTGATTTTAATTTAATCATGATTTTTTCTTTTATATATAAATATAAGGTTAGTACGTTAGTACGCCCTTACAGGTCATACTTATTATAGATCCTCGTTAGGCCACCAATTATCCCACTCATCCTCCATTACGCTTCCTAAATTCTTCAAGTAAATATACTATGATCATCGGCCATAGCAGCAAATTTGCTAGAACGGTTGGGGTATCCATTTCCTCGTCCGGAAGTGTGTAAATTGAATATTCTAGTATTATAATCCAAATTAACCCAATTCCCAAGTATATTCCTATTCCAGTTAACATTTAAAATAAATATTATTTACGGCGAAGTTTTAGCAGAAGGTATACATTGCTATATATAATAGCAGAAAGAATAAACGCAGCATATATAACCACATTATCGATATAAGGCTTAGACAACAGCGTAAATGCTCCTAAAGCGAACATCTTAACCCCTAACGATCCGTATACCAATCCAAACCCTAAACGAGGAAATTTCGCATATAAGAGCAATACGCTGCGGGTTATACCTAATATGAAGCTGGATGCTATTATCCCGTATATTAAAGAGTCTATCATGTTTATATATATTATACTGAAATAATGGATATTATCAAAGAAATATGAGCCTTTTATTTGTTGCGATACTTTAAAGTGATTCCGTATAAACACAAAATCAATATATCTATATAGAACTTTAATTATTACGTGCGCTAGAATGTATATACGCTGTATATCTAATAAAGAGCACCTATATAGCAAAAAATCTATGCTCACAATAAAAATAGGTATAACACCTCCTTCTAGGAGCGGAGGGAGGGGGGCGTTAATGAAACCCTCCCCTACCCCCCCTTTAACCCCCTATTTGCCCCACCCTCCCCCTTGTTATACCCCATACCCCTTTGTTATACCCCTATACCCTTAGAACGTAGAATAGACCCCAGGTCTCCCCGAAGTCTATCCTTGCCCTTGCTTATGACTTATATATAATATAGTCCAGGCGTCTTGTTATAATATATGTTAAGCGGCTTTCTCTATATGAGTATAGTCTTTACCTTCTACGTCTTGTTTAATATAGAAGAACGAATCAATACTATTATAATGTATTCGACCTCTCGTCTTCTTACCGAACATGTCGTGCTTATAATAGTCTAAGCTATTCTCTCCTATGCGTCTAACTACTACTAAGTCCGTAGGAATATATTCTCCTGTCTTGCTATGTATATGATGTCTATGCAATGTTATGAAACCATCTTTGCTTGTCTCTACATTATATACATCCTCTGTATAACTCTTGAACTCTTCTTTTTTAAATTTAAAGTACATTCCTGCTTCTATATTTTCTTTTATCTTCATATCCGGATTATTTATTTAAGTTAACGTTACCAATATTCTCTGCTAAGTTTTGAAGAGCTTCGTCTTCAGTCATATTAAATCGACTCATTAAAAAGTCTAATAACTCTTGGCCTACTAATTGTTTTTCATTGCTCATATCTCTTATTTTTTATTTATATAAATATAAGGCAAATAATCCGTAAGTCCTAATCATTTGCCTTTTATTTTTAATAAAGTTTTAAGCCTTAATAATCTGCTCTGCTACCATTCCTTCGGCATTGTCAAATCCCATTGCGCATATTCTACAAGCTTTGATAAAGGATCTCAAATTAATCTCCACTCCATCATACTTCTTCTCCAAGCTTTTCATTATTTCCAAAGCCTTATCCTTAACCTCATTGGGAATCTTAGTTTCAATCTGATTTTTCAAGTCATCTATTCTTTGGAACATTTGCTTGGTATTCATACTAATATCACTTACAAAGGATCTGGATTTGATTGCCTCATCTAATTTGCTTTGAGATATATTAGAGATAAAGATTATCTTACCGGTAAACTCAAAGTGTCTAGGAACTGGATCACCATAGGCATCCTTCAATGGCTTAGTACTGATATAGCTAAGCTTTCTAGTGTCATAGCTATCCAATGCAGCTTTCAACATATTAACAGCATCCATGTCTTTGAATACACTATCACAATCATCCAACACAATTATCTTATCTGAATTCTCATAAAGCGTTACAAACAATCCAGCTGCGGTAGCTCTACCTTTAAAGTGAACGAATTGCTTAGCTTCTTCTAATCCCATATCAGTTAATGTCTTCTTAACCAAATAAGTCTTACCCAATCCAGCACCGCCTGTAATAACTAAGGAAGGCTGAATACCTCTACCTACCATCTTGGTAAGTCTTTCTAGGTTATTAAACATAACCTTTGGATCTCTCTTTTCCACTACTGACATAAAGCTTAGCTTCTGCGGCTCATTGCTTTTGTAATTGGTATTATGCATTCTGCTTACTCTACCATTACCATTAACAACTAGCAACTCACTATTCTTTTCAGCGTTTCTAATTTGTATATATCTTATTAAGTTCTCTGGAGCTATACTCCCGGTAGCTACATTCTTTGCTACTAATTTGCCATCTATCCTGGCCGGCTTATAAATGTTATTCATATCTCTAATTTTAAATTATACTTAAATATAAGGAAAATATCCGTGCGTGTCAACCTTTTTTCAAGAAAAGTTTAAACTTTTTTTCCTATTAGAATACTAACAAATCACAGGCCATTTCACCGGTACCTCCGCCGTTCAGGGTAATTTCGTAATTCGGATCCATTCCGGATAACATTACGTCATTCATCAGTTCGTCTACCGTTGCGAACTCTTTATCATAATACTTAGCACATAAACTATACATATCTCTATTTTTTAAATTATACTTAAATATAAGGTAAATTCTGATAGGATCCTAATCTTTTACCAGAAAAGTTTAATTTATTTTTAAAGGTATTGTAATAGCTTATCTATACCTTTAACGCTTTGCAAAGCTTTTTCACCTTGTCTAATTAATTGTCTCGCTCTTTCGCCTGTAACATTTAACTCCTCAGCTATATGCTCCATGTGCATAGCATAGTCTCTGTCAATACCATAAAACATTTTAACGGCATCTCTTTGCTTAGGCTTTAGGCTATTCAATGCTACACTAAGCATTTCTTTCAAATCCGTTACCTCGTGCTTAGGCTTAGACTGCTCTCCGGATAAGTATCTGTCTGCATATGTTTCGCTTTCTTCATCGTCACCAACCTTTTTGCTAGTACTAAGAGTTGAGAACTCTTTTCCTTCTGTCATTGTTTTGTGAGATGGAATCCTTACCACTCTGCTTAAATCATTTAAACACTTCTGCAATTCAGCTCTCACATACCATACAGCGAAGGATATAAATTTAAATCCTCTACTAGGATCGAATCTCTTTGCTGCTTCAAATAATCCTATATTAGCAAAACCAATTAAGTCTTCTAACTCAATACCCATTCCTTGATATTGCTTAGCTACCTGTACAGCAAACCTCAAATTAGATTCAACTAACTTGTTAACAGCTTTCCTATCTCCAGCCAATGCGGCGGTTGCTAATTTAGTTTCTTCGTCTCTATCTAATAAAGGAGCCTTCTTAATTTCTCCCATATACTTTTTGACGCTTGGTGTATCTGTCACTACGGCGCCTGTGCTTACGTATATCTTACCCATTTAATAACTGAATTAATGCCAAAGGACTAAAAACTACTTCCTCATTCTGCGGTTTAACTTTTTTCTTGTTTCTCATAGCTTTTGCTACGGCACTATTAATATTAGAAGACTTTGCGGCTCTCCTAAATCCTGCGAGGACTCTATCCTGCGCATCATAACCTTTACTCATTTTTTTACTCATATCCTTTATTTTAAATTATACTTAAATATAAGGCAAAAAAGGATAGGATCCTAATCTTTTGCCAACTTTTTTAAAACTTTTTTATCCTTTTTCTGTACCCAAAAAACCTGGTAGCTTCTTTAAAGGATTTGATTCTTCGACTTCTGTGCCGGCATTATTTGCATGCTCGATCATTTCTTTAACTATTTTATCTATCTTATTCATATCTTATTTTCTATTTGTATCATAATAATCTTCCCATTTACCTCTTTCATCGGGATGCATCATATTCCATTTTCTTTTTAACAATATCCATTCGTCTTGCCAATGTGCTTGTAAACCTCCATTCATTTTCATATCCTATTTTTTAAATTCTTCAATTACCATTGCTACTATTATGCCTAACGTTACACATAATAAACATACTGAGACTATCTCCGTATACGTTACTTCTACTACTTCTTTTAATATATCCATATCCTTTAAATTTTAATTACTTAAATATAAGGAAAAAATCAATGCGAGTCAACCTTTTCCCTATATTTTTTTTAAAAAAGTTATTAAGAATTAATTATATTATTATATAATGTATCTATTTGGGTTCTAATGGTTCTGTAAATTTCATTTTGGATGTAATTGCCATTTTCTTCTAAATCACTGAAAGCAAATTGTAATTTGTCTTCAATATTTTTTAGGCAATTTGTGTACTCATTTTTTATATCATTATTCATATTCTCTATTTTTTAATTATTAATTACTTAAATATAAGCATTTTTTTGTTCGGATCCTAATTTTTTTGCATTTATTTTTAAAAAAGTTATTCACACCTCAAATCAGATAATGCTTCTTTATGTGCATCCAATAAATATGATAAAGTGTCTTTGGATAAATTAGTGGGATCGTAATCATCGCACAGTGCCTCTATTAATATACTATACTCCTCATCTAATTTATATTGACTCACATACTCATCTAATACATTTAATGCCTCGTCATCCATTCTGTCTGTGAATGCATATATCTTATTATATGTCTCTTCTATTTTTGATAATAAATTCGCTCTTGTCATATTCTCTATTTTTTAATTATTAATTACTTAAATATAAGGAAAAAAAGTACACGTGTCAACCTTTTTACCAGAAAAGTTTAAACAAAGTACTTTGAATTACAAAGTATCCTGAAAGTAAGAAAGGGAGCAGGGATATGAAGTCTGCTCCCACTTTAGAGATATGAGTATATAATGATGCCATATACCAGGGCGATATCTTTTTATTTCTGGATTGTCTTTATTTCAAATCCGTCTTGGCTGACTACTCCTATTCTTTCTGCTAGGAGATCATGCTGTTTCTTGTTCAGGTATTCTATTTGCTTATCTACAAAGTAATCTAACTTCTTTTTGGCCATTAACATCTTGTCCTGAGCTTCATACTTAGTATATATAGCTAACTCCGTTGACCAATATTCTACTTTTGCCTGATAGCCGTTGGTATAATTCCTTTTGTAAAATGTGCTAGCTTTTGTCATATCTTTTTATTTTTCTATATAATAAGAAGAAACAACCAAAAATCCAACCGTTTTTCTAAAAATAAATCTAAAAGTATTACTCCGTATAGCTAGTGATCTGAACTAAAAGTAAATATGTGTCTAAATATAATCTAAAAGTAACTCGATATAATCTAAAAGTAAAAGCACATATACTGCACTAAAAATAAACCCGGGCCTTCTCCCTATAGGATCTAAAAATAAAGAGCATACTCGCACTAAAAATAAACTGGAACGCCAGGAAGGGAGCTTTACCATTCTTCAAATATACAATACACACATCCCATTCTAAAAATACTATCAGTGTATAGGGAAAATACTTTGAATTACAAAGTGGTTTGTATATATTCTAAAAGTAATAGACACCTGATTGGGTGGATAAAGGGTATTAATATATTCTAAAAATAAAGGCGTCGGCCCTCTCCCTCTTCTCCCTCTCTAAGGCTTACTATAATGGCTATACAGTATGTATAGACAGTAACCTATTATACCTAGTAATATAGTTACAGGGAATAACACTACTACTGGTATTGCTACCATTGTTAATACTATCCACGCAATTATTAATTCTTCTTTACTTCTCATTGTTTACTTATTATTTCATTACACCGTTCATAATCTTCTTCTTCTTCATAGTACCGTAGAAGTACTTCTGGATCTTCCCAATCCTTTGGCAAATAAAATTCGTCTTGTTGCGACAACTCATCAAATGTCTTATTACCTACAAGTAAATCATATGCATTGCGAAAGCTTATACTAGCTATCGCTTCATGATCCTCTAATCTATCAAAACTCAATTGTTTCATATTATAAACTATTTAATTGTTCTTCTAATTCTTTTAATCGCTCTTGAAGCATCTCTTTGGTATTCCATCCATTATATCCATCCATCACAATCTCTGTCTTCAACCTCATGATCTCTCGTTCTAATTTTTCTTTGTCCATTCCAACTTCTTTATTTTATTCTTGTATTTATCGAGCTAATTATGTAACCCAATCCAAAAAATATTATCACTGCTATTAACTTTATCATATTCCCTTACCGGCATTAGGACCTTCCATGTCTTCACGCTTTTTTATTTTGTTTTGAAACTTCATGAAATCCTTGTCTTTGTCTGCTGATAAGCCTCCCACTGTATAAGACTTATCATACTGCTCATCCCATGGCCCTGGTTTGTCTGCCCACTCCAAAAACTCTTGCACATCCTTATCCTTTGTCCAATCTTCTTCTTCGTCTTTTTTCTTGTTGCTCATACTTCATCTTTAATTATAGTTACTACTGCACACATCACAACGAACGTTAGCATTGCAATTATTGATATATCACTTATCATATTATTTTTTTAATCGTTTTGCAAACCAATAGTCTATCCATGACTTAGCAAAATATATAGCAAAAGCAAAAACAAATAGTTCTGCCAATGCCCAATAATGCACTTCCATTAAATATTCCAATGTCACTGTTGTCATTCTTCTATTACTTCTAATTTGTATTTAACATGAAACTTGTCTAATATAGCTGTATACAATTCCATTCCCGTACGGGTCTCATTGGATACTCCATTCACTGTTATTTTATATAGTTTCATAACCTTTTCACGTTTACGACTCGAGCTTCCTGAAAGGGAGCGACGGGGCGTACTAACGTACTACTTCTTTACCGTTCGTCACCGTATCAATTTCATATTCTGAGTCGGCAATAAATGAGCTTAGTATATCGATTTGATTTTCCAATCTTTCTGAATATACTTCTAGTTGCTGCACATCATCATATATCTTATCATATTCAGATTGTAAATCAAAATATTTATCAATTATATCTGCTTTCTCAATATTATGTGAATTTGATTTAATTAATAATACTACGCATATTACCATTAATATTGTTGAGGTTATTCTATATGTTCTCATTTTTCTTTTCATTTAGTTGTCCTAGATTGTAAAAACATTTCATTAATATCCATCTGATCAACTATCAAAACATCATGATATCGTTGTCGAAGATCCTTTTGCCTAGATTCTGCTACTAGCTTATCATTGTAATGTTCTATAATAAATTCCGATATAGCTTGTTCTCTATGTATTACCCAATAATTCATCTTATAATTATTGCTACACGCTTTCCAAATTCTTGATCATTTGGATATTGTTTTCTTAGTTGTTTTAATTCAAATAAAAGTTGATCGTCTTTAGTTTCTGATGGAGCAATACTATGTATATCATGATTAATTACTTCGCCTTCTGATCCAATTTGAGGAAGTCCATACAAGGCCCATGGATTACTAGTATATTCCTTAGTTTGTCTATACTCGTTCATAGTTCTTTTTTTATTCATTTATTCTACTCCTTATATCTCGCATTTGTGCTGCCGTTTCATAATCTTCATTCTCTACCATTCGCTTTTCTAAATTTCCTAACATAGCATCTGCATCACCGTCAAATACATTCATTAATACTCTTCTAAATTTATCCAATGTTTCTGCTTGATTTTCATAATGGTATTCATCTTCTTTACTCATTGTTATTTGGTGTTTCAATAGTCCATATACCTACCAGGCCTAGTCCTATTATAAATATTAATACTACAATTTCCACTTTAAGTTTTTATTCTTTTTAACTTGCTTTATTAATGCATATAATTCTACATTAAAATTATCCCAATATGTTTCATATTTCTTCATATCTTTTCTATATAATAAGTAATTAATTTAAATAATCCAATAATTTTTAAACATTTCTGCCATTTTCATAAACATGTTTTACCGTAGGGAATCTTAAACTTATTCCACCTTCTTGATTCTTTGTTTCTTCAAAATATTGAACGGTAATTGTTTTACCTAATAATTGTTCTGGATTTGCTTGGTATCGTATCCTCTGTTCTTGATTCCATCCTGATCCAACTGCTACCCTGTAACCTTTATGTTCAATCCATACATTAGCTAACATTGGTATTACTATTTCTTTGCCTTCTCTAATGACTCTATGACTATCAAATTCAATGTCTAACACTTCATACTCAGCATCAAAAAACTTTTTACATTTTAATAAATTCTTTGATCTCTTACCTTCATACCCGGCATTTTTTCTTAACATGATTCCTTCATATCCATTAGCATCTGCATTTGCAATCATTTCTGATAAATGGTCTATTCCCGTTATTTGTATTTGAGATAATAAACTTAATATATTAGTGAAAGTTAAATCACTAATTTTAAAACATGTTTGCAGACTAGTATATCTATCTTGTAATTTTGTTGTTCCTTCTTTATTAGCAAATTCTTCTAAAGTTAAATAATCAAATATAACATATTTAGGATTTTCTATTGTATGATCTTTTCTTTTTATTTGTTTCATTATACCTTGAAAATCTTCATTGCCATCTTTATCCATCAAACAAATTTCTCCATCTAATACGAAATCTCCTGGTATTAATGCTACCTCATCTAAAACTTTTTGTATGGTTGTGAATTCATTGCCTTGTCTAGAATATGCAGTTACCTTGTTACCTTCTTTCCTTATAAGACATCTAACTCCATCTAATTTTCTAGATCCTAACCATACTTCATTTTCAAAGTCGCAAAATTTAGGTTCATATTTAGTTGCTAATGCAACATCAAAGGTTGGAATTAAATTTGGTATAACTTTATTAATAACTGAATCAGATGCTCTAATTTCTAAGTTTCTATCTATAATAGAAAAAATTAGATCTTTATATTTAGTATTAGCTGTTACAAACCCATTTACTGCTGCAATTGAATCATGTCCAGTAATTACACGATTTGATAAATCATCTAATAAATTAAATAAATCATTATAAATATTGTATTTAAATAAACCTGAATTCTTTTTACATGACTTACTGGTTACATAATACTTTTTATAAGGATCATATGTATAATTTAGTGCCGATGTAATGAACTCATTGTTTTTTATTGAATCTATGATAACTTTTTTTTCGTTGAGTGATGAAGTAGATTTCATTTCATCTACAAACTTTTGTAATTTTTCTAACATGTTTAAATAGTATAATGTGATAATTTTTCTTTTAACCGGATCATATGTTTACATGGAGCATATGGTTTGAATTCTTTTGCTTTGCAGTTACAATTGGATATTCGATGATCGGTTACTGTCACATCGTAATAAGATAACTTACCAGTTTTTTTATTTCTACTACCCATTTCTCTAAACTTCCAACTACGTGCCATTATCCTAATCCAATAAATTCTTTACTCAATAACAATGACAAATCTTCTGCTACTTCTTTTGCTCTCCAATAAGATATAGCTTCTAACTCTAGATGAACATCGTTATGTACATCATACATTGTGAATCCACTACCATATGTAGTTACTAATACTGCTTCTTGAATATTTTGCATTATTGTATTTGCTTCATGGTTCCATGGAGCATCTTGAAATTCATTATCAGAATCCGAAGATCCTATATAATATTCATTTTCTGAATCGTGATAAGCATGTAGCCATTTTGCTTTAACTTTTTCTATAACTTCTTTTAATACTTCATCGTTATGAGCATACATCTCTGATGACCATGGCTTAGTTATAGCTATATTATACTTCTTAAGCTTCATCCTCTTCAATTAAACCATCTTCAACTTTAAATTCTTGTATTTCTTCTTCCGATAATTCATCTTCGAAATCTTTAATAATTTCTTCTGCGTGCTCAACAAAATATTCTAGGAACTGATCATCTAGATATATATCATCTGCTAAGTAGCTATCGATATGTACCTTAATAAAGCCTCCATATGATTCAATTTCTTCCATTAATGAGCTAGCTAACTCTGAATCATAATAAAATACGTCTTCGCAAATACTAGGAGCGGTATGATCATGGGTTAGAACATATACATCATATCCATCTCTGGTTGATTCTGTATAACAATATATGTCTGCATTGTCAAAGTCTTCGGTGAATGTAACATTTAAATATCTTTTTGCTAATTCTATTTGTTTTTCATCTGTCATATCTCTTATTTTTTTCTATATAATAAGAATTATAATTTAATTATCCAACCGTTTTTAAAACTTTTTTCCATTGCCAAGCTCCAGCTCCAATGTAATAATCTTTAACATATCCCTTTTTCTCCATTTCGGATTCAACGGTAGTATTGTTTCTTCTTGCTGCCGTCATGGCATAATAACTATCTAAACTCATGTTTCTATTTTAAACTGGTGCTACAATATCTGAAAAATCGTCGTCATCCCAATCAGTGTCAAATTTTGTTTCTGGTTGTGTAAGTTCTGACAATGTCTTTTCGCATTCAGAATTAAACTTATCTATATCATATCTAGCTGTTTCTGTGACATGACCTTTTTTTAATTCTTGTATTGCTGCCCATAAGTGTCCAGCTTCTCGATGATAATTTACATCTTCAAATGAATTGAATAATAATTGTAAGTCTTCTATAGACCATTCGACGCTAGCGTCAGTGCCTTTTTCTAACATACCATCATAGTCAAATGTTCTTGACCATTTATCTCCTAATTTATAACTCATATATTCCTTTTATTTTCTATATTATAAGAAATAGATTTCAAAGATCCAACCAAACTATATAAAAATACTTATTGAAATTGTAGTTAATCCTACTCCTACTAGTACTCTATGTGGATCCAAAGGAATGGTGTTTCTAACACTTTTATGATCAAAACTTTTGCCATTCAATATATTTACTACTCCAATTGTTGTCATTGTTGCACCAGTTAATAATGTTATGGCTTTCATGTTAACTTCTTTATTATAAATAGTTTGTGGTTTAATATTTAAATCAACAATTGAAGGCTCTGTCGACATTGACATTTGACTTGTAGCTGTGGTGTATATACCTGTTAAAATAGTAACTCCTAATATGATAGCTACATAATATAATAATAAATAAAAATATTTTTTCATATATGTTCTAATTGAGTTTCATTAAATATATGTAACATTTTATAATCATCTAGTTCGCCTACTATACGAACTTCTCCTGATGTTGTTTCAAATACTGATACAATTGTGCATGGATATTTATATCCTTTAGGCTTAAATGCTTTATCTCCTACTTTAAATTTACTATTTTTTCCTATCATATCTATCCTTTTAGTGACGGTTCTGTTCTTATTAAATTTGGATAACCTTTAAATCCAACTGTGTCTTTCATATAATGTCCGCAGTTACACAATGCCTCAACTATTTCAGCTGTACCGTTAATTATTTTAATGGTTTGCTTTGTTATTTCTTTTGTAGATCCACAGTTATTACATTTATAAAGTGACATTTTTTCTTTTACCTTTTTTATTTCCTTTAATTTCTTTGCCTTCTATTTTTAACTTTTCAGCTATAATTTGTCTATAGATAGGACTTTTCATTTCACAATAATATTGTTTTTTCATGTTAATAAATGTATTATCCAAGCTATCAATCCATTTACCTGTAATGCAACTAAGTTCCATTGTTTACGAACTGAAGTTTGGATTAATACACAAATAAAACCAGCTATATATAAAGGAGGTGCTACTGTCCATTGAGCTGCTATTAATAAACCTGCTCCTAAATAACCTATTCTTGCTGCTAAACGTTCTTTAGGTGTTAGTTTTCGTTCTCTGACTAGTATTTTCATCCAGCCTTTTTTGATTAAATGTTTACCATTTTTTAATTGTTTTTGAGTTAGTGCTATTGTCCAACCTAACATAAGAATAACATTTAATGTTATTAAAATTACTATTTTACTTGTTTCCATTATTCCAATATCGTTTTTCCTAGAACTAATGGTGCTTCATCTTTATGTCTTCGAATAGAAAAATGATTTGTGTGTTCTGTAATAATTAATGTCTTGCCTTTATATGATTTATAATTCTTATAAACATACTCTTGTATTTGTTCGTTATTCATTGTTTAGATATATATTTGTTTGATTGTTTACTTGTTCTTCGGTCCATGAAGGATACTTAACATGTAATAGTTCATGTATCACATCAAAAGGTGTTAATGGTCTAGTATGATTTATTATTCCAAATTTATTTTCACTATCAATAGTGATACCAATAAATTCTTTTAAATCTAAATCATTAGGATATGTTACTTGTTTATCACTGATAGATTCAGTTGTTATAAACCAATCGTCTAATCCTAATTTTTGTTTCCATTTATTTATTAATTTCATAATTATTTATTTGTTGTATCAAAATCATAACAAGGTTTAAGTCCAGCAAATGGTTGAAATCGTACTGTATTATTTGTCTTTTTTGCTTTTGGGATAAACTTATGTTCTTTTAGCATTTCCGGTCGATTCTCTTTAACCCATTTTATGTACCATGGAGCTATTGTTCTAACATGATCTATAGTTAATCCTGCATATTTTCCTGATCTAAATTTCATATATAGTCCTATAATTCCTACAATGGCCGTTATCATTGTCTAATCCATAACCTATTACCCACTCTTCATCAATTTCAAAAACATTGTAATGATTATCTACAAATGAATTTGGTACTAGTAATGGCGGAGAACTTTTTCTTTTCAATAAAGTTACTATTGATATCATTGAAGGGTCTTTTACTTTCAGATAATCGATAACAGCATTAATAGTATTACCAGTATCATATATGTCATCTACAATATATACATGTTTGCCTTTGATCGCCGTCTCTAAGTCTTTAGTTATTTGAACATCTCCTTGTTTCTTTTTTGATATATAAGACTTTACTCGCATAAAATCACATTCTATATCAATTGAAAGATTTTTTATAAAATCAGAATAAAACATAAAACATCCATTAAGTAATCCAACAAATACTACTGGAGTCTTGTCGTCTCTATGCTTATCATTAATTTGTTTTGCTATAATTTTACTTTGTATGTCTATTTCTTTTTCAGTTAATAGTTGTTTCATTCTTTTGTATCCTCTTCTTTTACGTATTCAATTTTAACTTCTTCTTCTTTTTTCATAGCACAAGCTACGCAACAAATCCCGGAGTTAGCCATCTGTACAGGAGAAAACCATGTCATCAATCCGGCTAATGCCAATCCTACTATCTTTATTAATTTCTTCATATAATTATTTATTTTGTAATTCACTTAAACGCTTATTATATTTTAAATACACTGTTCTAGTTATTTCGTCGACTGTGCCATACATACAAGCTTGTCGACATATTTGATTTCTTAACTCTACTATTCTATTTAGTATATATGCTTCATGGCGTTGTTTTCTTAAATACTGATGTAATTTATTACGTATTTTATTCCCCATATAAATTAAACTTTTTAGGTTTAGGTTGTTCTATTTGCTTTTGCTCGTATCTAATAGCATATAATTTACTATCTAATGGAGCTAGTCTAAATTCTACTTTTTCACCGGACATACTAAACCAAACTTCTAATGTATCAGTCAATGTTGGATGTACTGTATCGGTTTCATCTGCTACTAATATCCAGTTATCTCCCGGAGGTACTCTCCTGGCTATCAATTCATTAACTTCTATTTGTTCTGTTTCCATATATATATATTATAATTATTCTTTTGGAAATTTCCAAACCGTTTTACGCTTTTTTCTGTTCCTTATAAGTTTACTAAGATACTCTGACATTAGAAACATTATTAATAATACTCCGCTGCATACTATTCCTACTAATGTTAATACTAATATATAAGCTAAAAGTGATGGTTCTTCCATAATTATAATTCTAATTTAGTTGCATACTTCAATAACATTTCTGTATTATTTCTTGTATAACTTTCTTTTCGTTTACCTTTGCCTTCTAATTGCATATCACGATAAAACATTACGTCATATGTATTACAATATTTATCACGATTCAATGATACATGTTTATAAAACGTTTCTGCATTTATAACATATATAGCATTCTGTGCTGGATGATGAAATGAGATAGTGTCACACTTTCCTTCTTTATTCTTTCCTAATCTCTTTGCCATAGCTGTTGTCTTAGTGCCAGTTATAACTAATTTTTTATGTTCATTTTTAATACCATTAACAAATAAATGATCATATCCATCTGCATCAACTACTTCTCCTTTACATTTAAAATGAGTTTCTAAATACGGTAGTACTACTTGCTCTGATATTCTTCCGGCATTTACCGACATTGCCTTTCCGGTTTCTAGAAACAATCTAATCATTTCGTCTGTTATATGATTACTAACATATACTGGAAGATTAATTACTCTTCCATCCTTTTGTTCTCTCTTTGTTACCATAAGATTTAGTTTTTCTTTTTTTAGTTCTAATTGTTGTGTGAGTAGGTATACGCCCTTGATTGCCTATACCATCCATGTCTATTACACTATCCTGTAATGTTGGGTAATTTTCTTCTTGTTGTTTATTTCCATTATGTATTATATTCCAAATAAGAAATATTAAATAAACTGAAAACAATAAAAAACCAACTCCGAAAAACACTATACTCATTGTCTTTTAATTTGATTAATTGCTATGCTAAATAATAATATTGTTCCTGGCCAATGTGCTGAGTACATAGCTTCAGCTGTGTTACCATATAATCCTAATCCTACTGAATATAGTAGGCAAATAAAAGCGATACCAATTGGGTACCATTTTAAAATTGATTTTTTCATAATTGTTATTTTATCTTGTTTATTTTTATATGCCATTGGGGATGGTAGTCCCGAATAATGGCAATGATCTTCTTTTTGTCTTTTATAGGTCGACATCCAAAACCATTCTTTTTTTATCATTTTATATTGTTTCTGATATTTCTAAAAACTTCTTATTAATTGACTTTGAAATTTGAGTAAGGTTACTGGTATCTATGAATTCTGCATTATTGCCATACATTCTTCTAAATGCATCTGCACACCAACCTTCCGATCGTCCATCAATAAAATATGATAACACATTAATACCTATTTCTTTCATTTCATTAATAACTTTTCTAGTAAAGTCAATTCCATTATATGTATACGCACATCCGGTTACTGAACTAGGAGCTCCATCTGAATAGTTAATAAATATACACTCATCTCCTTTAGCATCAGCTTTGATATATGGAAGAATACTTTTAAAAGATAGCCCTTCTGGTGTACATCCAAATGTTTGCAGATATGGAAAATATTTTTTTATCTTAGACATTTTATCTACTGCGCTATCATATGTATACACTGTAACTGTTTTTTCTGAATTACCTTCTAAATTACTTGTGCCTCTCAAAGATATTTGAACTCTAATGCCTGTTGTCATAGATGCTGCTTGAGCAATTGCTACTGCGGACTTAATAGCGTTTCGAAATCTTCTGCCGCCCATTGACCCGGAGGCATCAATTGAAATATGTATAAAGAAATTTTTATATCTATCGGTTACAATTCTATGAAACACATTAGCATTTTGGAATCCTAATTGGGATATCAATCTTCTATCAATTTTGCCTGTATTTAATCTTGTAGACTTCAATGACTTCTCTTCATTTCTCAATTGCAATTTCTTTCCCAATTGTTTGCCTAATATAATACCTTTCTGTATTCCGTCACCAGGACCATACCAACTTTTAGGTTCTCTATTTTCTTTTAATCCTCTCGAATCAAATATAGATTCCATATGACACATAACTGAGTGAGTCATTTTTTTGATAACAATTGCATCTACATTATACATATGAGAGCCAAACTTACCTGTATTAACCGGATTACTTTCAGTACCAGACTCTTTTAAGCTTTTAACAATTGCATTGTCTTTCTTTGAAAGTTTCCCAACTTTTTTAGGCTTACCATTAACAAATTCTTTTTGCTTTTGTATTTGTTTTCTTAATCTTTCTTGTTGTCTATTAGAAAGCTTACTGTTAACAATAGACTTGGTCTTTGATTGCGGTTTGCTTGACGTCTTATTAGATTTATCTTGTTGCTGTTTTGAAGCAGATCCTTTAACTTGTTTAGAAACTATTTTATAAACTTCAATTGCTATATTCAATGCATCTTCTGAAGTTTTAAGTCTCTTGATATTTTTCAAATCGATTGTTTTCCATACAATTGGCAATACTTCTAATGCATCTATTTTTCTATTAGGGTTAGTTAAGTTAATAATCCTAAACATATATGAATCCCAATCTTCATCTGTCTTTTCTTCTGATTGTAATGCTTTATCAACAATAGCAGAATTAAAATACTTTTCGTACATTGACTCATAATATTTTCTATATCCTGGTGCATTTGTATATACATGATAATCAATTCTTCTGTCTTCTATCCAATTAAATAAATCTTTTACTTGCATTATATCAGACTCAACCATATTCATATCCGGGTCTCCACCTCTCATAGCAATATAACTATGAAAGCTACTTCCAATATAACATCCATCTAATAATTTGAAATTAGTTAATGCTATATGAGAGCCTTCATGTAATGCTAGTCCTACAGTTGCATCAAAGTTATTATCTTCTATTTTAGATCCTATAGTAACAGATCGACCATCTGTATAACTTTGATCATTATTTTGAAAATGAACTGGAATTTGTTTACCTGTAACAATGCTAACAAAATTGCCAATGGCTCGTTGAGCAGAAGCTAACTTAGTGTAATCAACTTGTTTCTTGTTGTTGACTTCATAAGTAAAATCAGTATCAATATCATCAAACCAATAACTAGATGCCGACTCTTCATATGTCTTAACTGGATTGGCTAATGCCTTTCTAATGCGTATCTTTTTCATAAATATCTCTTTTATATATAATAAGAAAACTAATTCATTTATCCAAGAAAAAAGTTGGGTTCTTTGAAGATTATTTATTTATTTTTCTTTTGTACTTGTGATATTATTCTTGATTCTGTTTTATCAAATCTAGAATCCATTGTTCTATGTACATCATCGATTCTATCGTTTAATGATCTATCAATGTTATCTATCATTTGATCAACTTGATTTTTCAATTGTTCTAAACTACTAAATACATCTGAGTTTAGATCTTCGTGATTTCTATTCACCCTATCAAAAGATGTCTTTACCCTATAAGCAAAAAATGCCAATAAAGCTACAGCACTGGATCCGATAAGGATTCCTATTAACATATTTGTTTCCATATGCTTCCTTTCTTATTTATGTCAAAGAACCCAACAATACTTTAAAAGGGAGCTAATGCCTACGCATGTCTAACTCCCTTTAAGATATGAAAGATGCTATTTAATGCATAGCTGCAATATTTTAATATTCGGCTTCTACTTTTTCTTCTCCAACATTAAAGATATCTTCTTCTGCGGTACCTAAATGTTTCTGAATAACTTGCTTAACAAACAATCTTTCAGAGTCTCCTCCGCCAGATGCATCAAAGAATGGTAATATACCTACTTCAGAAGCTTCTTCTAATGTAAATCCATCTGCTAATAACTCACATATTCTAACTGTCATACGTGTCGATATCATTGTGCTAAGCTTTCCTTCATCAGACTTCCATTCTTTTCTAGTTACATCTGCAATATCTGCTACTGATTCTAATAATGAATCCTCAACTTTGTTGCCAAATCTTTTACTTAAAAGAACATGCTCTCTTTCTTTAGATAATATATCTACTTCAATAACTTCGAACCTATCTAATAATGCTCTATCTAATACTCTAGTAGATGTATATTCTGTTCCAATATTTGCCGTAGCTATAAAAGACACTCCTGAAGCTACATTTACTAATGGTGCATCAATATTTTCGTCTAATCTCAAATATCTTTGGCCTTCATCTAATACAGTCATTAATATATTCCAAGCTTCAGGATGTGCTCTAGACAGCTCATCTAAAAGAATTACAGCATTTTCTGTCTTAATAGCCTTTATGAATGCTGATTCATCAAACAGTGTCTCGTTGTTCTTAAAATGCGTATTACCAATTAATGTTGATCTAGGATCTTGAGTTGCTCCTAAGTTAAAATAAAAGAATGGTCTATTAGTTGCCGTAGGCAATGCTTTTGCTGCTTCTGTCTTACCAGATCCTGCAGGACCTACCATCATGATATTCTTACCTCTAACTGCTGATCTAATTAGATACTTCCATTTAATGTCTGTAATTTCTAAATGATCAGGCTTAATAGAAGGAGCATTGGTAATAAATGCTAATACCGGATCGTCGTTGACTATTTCTTTTTCTTGTTTAGGCGGTGCTGGTGCTGGCACTTCGTCTAAATCAATTCTTTTACTTCTACCTGTTGTTGAATTATATTTGAGGCCTTGGCCTTCTTTATAAGCAATCTTAATCATATCATCTCTGAATAGATGCGTGATGTCATTGCCATCCATACTAACTACTTTTATAAACTCACCGTCTTCTGTGGTAACGGAACCAAATATTTCGTCTTTCATAACTTTATTTTTTTATATATAATAAGAAATAAAATTATATTATCCAACCAAATATTCTATGTTTTCATTACTTTTTGATATGCTTGTTCATATTGTTGTTCTAGCGTAAGTTCAGGATTTGCAGTTCGTATTTTATGTATTTCTTTGAACATTTGGGGTCTTTTGCCATACTCTTCAGCACTCCAAAGTAGGTCTTCTAATTTACTCATGGTAACTCTTTCTTTATCATTGACTCTGGTAACAGTCTTGTTATGTATTCTTTATAATATTTTGCCTTATTCCATCCAGGAATCTTATCAGATGCTTTTGCGTCTGTGTATGGTCCTACTATAAAATCTGTTTTTGGTAAAGGTCCAGATTCGCAAATCTTAACACTTCCATCTGGCGTGTCTATATACTTAGCTGGTTGCTTATTGGATGGTAAGCAGTCTTTTAATTTCATTTACCATTTCCTACATGACCAATATCTAGCTTTATGCCTAGGGCCAGGTGTTTCGCATCGATGCCTTGCTCTAAATGATCTACGAGCTGCTGGATTATTTTTTCTAATCTTCATGGTTTTCTGTCCGGCTTTTTTTGCTGATGTTCCGCCATGTCCGAAATTAACTTTAACAACGTTTCCTTTTGGATTTTTAACGTAAACTTTAAACTTTTTAACATCTCCACGCATTGGTTTTCCAAGTTTAACTTTTCTACCTCTATACTCAGCTTCATTTACATCTGCTTTATATTCTTTTATGAATTGTATAAATTCTTTTATATCTTGATAATTTTCTACGTCATATTCTTCCATAGGTTTAACTCCTTAGATTTTTGTATCCAAATTGATTTAACTTCATCAATTTCTTTTTTTAATAAATATGTATCATTTAAATATTTATTAACTATTTCATTAAAAGGTTTTCGTTCTTTTGTTGCTTGAAAATGTAATCCTTTTAACATTGCCGGAACTTCTTTTTCTAACAACAAATAATCTTTTCTTGATGCTAATGATCTAGCTGTTTGATCGTCTGGTAAATACTTGCCTGGTAATGTGTTTAATCCACTTTGAGTTAAATGTTCTAGCTCATGTCGAATTGAATTTCGTAACTTCATAGCTATTAAACTTCTATCTTGTTTCCTATTATCAGTTTGAATAGTTATTTCAATATAAGGAATTTGTTTGCTAGTAGACTCGGTTGGATTGTATGCATCTCCATTTACATATGTTTCTCCATATCTAGTTTGTAAACCAAAATAAAAATGTAATGGAATATTTGAGTTTCGAACTTCTACAAATAAAATATTATTATATTCTGTAGATATAGTTGGAACTTCAATTAGAGTGTCTAAAATTAAATTGCTTAATTTTGTAACTATAGTTCTATACTTACCGGGTATATGTATTGCAGTAGGTTGCAAATCCTATTACGGCATTGATCCTGTGTCAGTCCAATTAGGTCCTAGCAATTGTTGCAAACATTGTGAGTGAGATCCTGACCATGTTAATTCAACACTATCATCTGCGATAAATGTTGGTTCATTTGCTGTATACCATTTCAATATAAATAAATCACTATCCAATGATTTTCTTACTGTTCCTGCAGATGTTTCCATTACTTGTGTGAAGTCTACTGATCCTATGTCTGCCCATTTTGCAATTGCATATGTTCTATCTGTGTAATCCATTTTTTGTTTTCCTTTTATTTTTATTATATATAAATATTTTCAATTATACAAATCTATATTTGGTATCATTATAATTTTGTAATACTTCAGCATCTGATAAAATTCGATTATAAATAAGGAACATTGATATATATCCTTGAAAATCATATGTAAGGTCTGGTTCTGCTCCTATAGATTTAAGTAAAGTATTGCCATTTGTCCCTGCACTTATATTTCTTGTTCCTTCTGAAGTTAATGTTCCGTTAATGTAAAATCTGGTCTGGTTTGATGCTATTCTGACTATAGAAACATTAATCCAATCAGTAACCTGAAAATTGTTTAATGTATCTGTATTAGAAAATACCCAATATCCTGTTCCAGATCTAAAATATATTCCAGCTGATTGTCTATAGAATAAATAATTATTTGCGAGAGAATTTCCTAGTATACTTTCAGCATTTGTTGGTCTATTTTGTTTTAGCCAAAATGATATTGTTTGTGTAATACCTAAATTTAATTCTGTTCCAAAGGTTATAATATCATCTGCTCCATCAAAATAAAGACTTCCATGGTTATTAACATCAAATGTAGCGCCACTTATTGTTCCATTGTCACTACCTGCTAAATCAGTTAGAGTAGTACCGGAACTAAGATATGATCTTGTATTTGCAGGATCATAATAATGTATCAATCCGTTACGTATTATTTCATTTCCGCCTATTACTCCCATTATGAGAACCTCCCGGCCATTGCGTTATAGTTTTGAAGTACTTCTGCATCTGTCAATGTTCTATTGTATATATGTCCTGGACCCATCAATCCTGAATAAATTCTATTAGCAGGGGAATTATTTGAAGCTCCTATTCTAAATGGTTGAGTTGAAGCGCCTGCTGTTTTTGTAAAACTTACTGTTGATGATAATACTCCATCATGATAAAATCTTGCATTAGATCCATCATAAGTAACTACAACATATTTTATTGTATTATCATTGACAGCTACACCTGTATCAGCAGCTGCTGATCCACCGGATCCATCTGTTGGTGAACAGTATAGATCTAATTTCCCATTATTTCCAGAAAATCCAATACCAAATAAAAATCCTTTATACGGATTAGCTGTTTCAAATGTACAAAATAATTCAGCTTGCGAATCAGATGATTTGATCCATAACCCGCATGTTAACGCTGATCCTAGTGTTGGAATAGTACTATCAGTATATGTTAGATAATCATTACTTCCATCAAAAGAAAATACTGGAGTTGCGAATGTTGAAGTATCATAAAATCCAGCACCAGTAAATGTACCAGAAGTATCACTAATAGTATCTGTTACTGTAGTTCCAGACCCAGGATACATTTTAATATTTGCTGCATCCAATACATAAACTAATCCATTTGTTACTATCGGAGCTGTTGAATAATTAACTGCCATTACTCGAACCTCCCTTTTAATGCGTTATAGTTTTGTAAAGCTTCTGCAGCTGATAATTCTTTGTTATAAACATAACATGCTGCTAACTCTCCTATTATATACCAATTGTTAGTTAGATATCTACCTAACTGATTATATGTATTAGTATTATTCATTGTTAACGACGTAGTTTGATTTAACACTCCGTTAAAATAAAATTTTACTTGATTAGCTGTTGTGTTAATTACAGCTGTAACATTACCCCATACATTATTTTGTCCAACGGCTGTTGATATTGCGGTTGAACTTCCGCCTCCGCCAACACCAGGATAATAATAATACATTCCAGGATCTATATTTCCAGATGTTCCGCCTTCACTAAATGCAAATCCTTGACCTGTTGAACTATTTGCAAACAAATATCCATACGAGTACGGATCGGATGATGTCCCATCACTTCTTCTAGCTTTATGCCATATTGAAATAGTTATTATATCAGCAAAAGTAGTTGCAGAAAAAGATAAATAATCTCCAGCACCATCCATTACAACAGATCCATTGCCATTTACTGAACCAGATTGTATAGTAGCATTATTTATTATAAGATTTTCAGAACCAGATATTAAATTTGTTATGGAAGTACCAGAACCAGGATATGACTTTTTGTTAGGAATATCCCACGCAAAAACTAGTTGGTCTGATACTATTCTCGGTGAATGATGAAATGCCATAATCTGTTCTTTTTATATAAATATCAGTCTAATAAATTATAATTCCAATATTGATCTTTGTCTTTGTTATAAGGATTACCTGTTTGCATGTAATAACAATTCAAACATAACAGCTGTAAATTATTTATTTGATGATTGCATACATCGCCATCTTTGTGGTCTAGTAATAATGGAGTAGTATCATCTGTTATTCTTCTTTCTTCATAACCGCAGCTGTTACATTTTTCTGGTAATATACCTAATGCTATTATTCTATTACGTAACTTCCAAACCGGGTAATTTGGATGATCTCCATCCAATATCCTATCTATGGCATATGGACCAGCTGTAGCTCTTGTAACGTCCTTATTTATACCTTTTCCGGCTTGATTCTTATGAAGTTCCCATAGTGTTTTTCCTGATTCTGAATCAGTGTATTGTTTTGCATATTTTTTGTATGTGGAAAATGATACTTTAAGGAATCTAGCAGCTTCTGAATTAGATTTGGTATTTTCCATCGCATACCTAATTTCAGACTCTGATAAATTTAAAGCTGATCTCCCACGACCATAAACATATTTATAGTCTATACCCACAAAATATTTTCTTTTAACAACATTTGATAAGCTTGTTTTGGCAACACCTTTTGGGCATATACCTCTTTCATTCGTTCTCTATGCTTTACAGGAGAAATCATATCCATAAATGATCTATCTGGATAACCTGTTATTTCTTTAATAGTATCTAACCAGTCGATATAACTTGAATATTTTCTATCAAATTTTTGCTCTGCAGATTGGTTCTCCCAATATTCAATTTGATCTTTTAACGGCCACATATCAATTGGAACATCTTTTGCTTTTCTTCTGCCTGGTAATAATTCTTTGTGTTTATTTTTTCGTTCTTGTCTTTTAATAAACTTGTCCATTATATCCATGGATCTGTCTTTAGGAGAATCTCCTATTGTTGCTTTTTTTGCCATAACTATTTCTTTTTGGTTTTTTTGTTAATAATACAACTTGCCTCCATGCATCTTCAGCACGATAAACATATTTTTTAAATTTTTTAATATTTTTTTTATCTTTTGACGTTATTGCCAATTTCATATTTCTATGATATTTTGCATGATATATTCCTATCAGTATGTTTCTAAATAATTTCATCCAATTTGCCTAATTAGTTTAACTATCAATCCTAAATCTTTTAAATCTTCATATACTTCTTCTACTAGGTTACATTTATCTTTAAAGATTTCACATTTACCAACTCCATCAACTATATGAGCTATTTGTACAGCTTGAAAGTAATTGTGTCCACATACTTCTTGTAATGCATCTGTTACATGTTGAAATGTATTGATATCATCATCTAATAATATAAGTGCACAATTATTTTTTTTACGATAACTTCTTTTTTTCATTTACTATAACTTCACATTTTTCATAATGTTCATTTTTTTCTAGCCAAATTAAGCATTCATCTAAAAATCCTAATTTCTCATCTTTACTCCACTCACTAGGCCATCTCCATTTTGATTTACTCATTGAGTCTATTGAAGATAGTATTACTTTATCCAAATAATTTTCTTCCATAATATATTATAATGATTTTTTGGTAAAAATACAACCTATACGTAATCGATACATCCAGATGTACCATCTCCAGAATTCTTTTTTATAAACTCATATGTAGATCCGCCACCAGATGATGTGTTATAATTACTCTTCCAATAATTAGCTTGACCTTTTAAATCTTTTGGAATATCTCCTGGCATATTTCCTATATATAATCTAGCAGCTATAGCATTTAATAATGGCTTTGATTTAATTTGAGTATATGTTAATTTTGGCCAATCGATTCCATTGTCTTTTAAAATTTTAAATTTTGATTTTAATCCTGGATGCGATGATAAATTTTGTGTGTCTTTAAAAGCTATAGGATCTACTTGCCATATATTATTACCAGCTCTTTTATTTAATCCATAACATGATTCAACTGATGCAATACGAATTAAAAATGATGCGATAGGAGCTCCTAAGCCTAATTGATCAATCTTGTTTGCTATTTTAGAAACAGAGTCTTTTGTGTTTAATATTTTCTGTTTACGTGGATTTGGTACTGATGGAGTTACTTGTTCGTTTAATATGTTTTTGAGTAATATCATTTCTTATAAGGAAATATTTTATTTAATTTTTCTTGTCTTCTATCACATCCACAATCACTATTTGTAAGTTCTGCAATTCGTTCTGCTAACTTATCTAATCTTGTAGCAGATGTAATTTTTTTTATATCGTCGCCTAAACCTCTAGATTTCATTTTATTGGGCCTCCTCCAACCCATGCATCACAACTTCTTGCTCCTGCACATTTAAACCAGAAAAACTCACAGAATCCAATATTGGCATTTTTAACAATTGTTTTACCATCGGAACCTATAGCTTTTTCTATTTTAGCTAATGTTGATTTTTTTTGATCAAATGCTCCACAATTAGAACATCTAGACTCCTTTGCAGCTTCAACAGTCGTATTCCATAAATCTGCTTTATCTTTCCAAAATGGTTCAGATCCTTTTTTGTCGTCTGGATTTAATGGTCCATAACTATATTCTTTAATGGTTTGATTTCTATTTAATGTATTTAAATCTAAATCTGTTATTGCATCTTCTGGTTTAACTTTTTTACTACCAATTGACTTTTCTTTAGCTACTGCAGCTGGAGTGTTATAACTATCTTTTGATTCTAATATAGTATCTTTTAGTATGTTCTTTAACTTATTCATTTTATATAAATATCAATTAGTCCAAATAACGTTTTTAAATTTTTCTGGCGACAAATTAAAATAATCTGTTCTCCATTTTGTTTGTTCAAAAAAGTCTAAATCATACCATTCATCTTTTTTATTCCATAATGTTTTTGCAACATCGTCCCAATCTTTTGATAATATAAATTCTTCAATTTGAAATTTTTTATCTTCAATAGCGTTATACTCAAATGAATCCCATTCATAATGAAACACTTCAAATACTGCGTCGGGAGACACATAATCAATTGATATATCAATTCCCCATTTAGGTTTCATTTTAATTAATTTATATAGCATTGGATTTCGTTTTGCATACTTATGTAATTGTTCTAATGCGGATTCTGAAAATCCTTTTCTTTCAAATAAATCTGAATGGTTGATATGAGCTCCGTCTCGTTTATCCCATATAAACCAATCATATCTTAAACAGTCTTCATGTCTACGTTCTATAGGATTATATCCATTAGGTTGTAGATATACTTGTTCAGCTTTAGTTAAATGATATCCATTTTGATCAAATAAATTCACACTATCACTATCTAATAATGTATCAATATCATATGTTTGATTGGTATATGTAGCAGTTGAAGTTAATTTATTTTTTGATAATATCATTTTTTACCTCGTCTCATGTTTAATTGCCATCGAGCTAATCTCCCCTTTTCACCTTTTGCCTTCGCTGCTTTTTCTAATTGAGCTATAGTAGCATTTTTTGGTATTCCAACTCTTTGTGATAATCCTTTTCTGCCTGGATTTTTTCCGTCTGCAAAATTTTCTGCTTTATATCCGGTTTCATCATCATCTTCCTTTTCTTCTTCTCCTCTATCAGAGCTAATTGAATCAGTTGGATTCTTACCAGGTCCTTTTTTGAAATCTGTCTTATGATGATGTCCTGTACCCCATGGTCCTCCATAATCTGAATAATCATGTTCCTTTCCAAATGGTCCTGGAAAATCTTGTTCTAGTATGTCTTTTAGTTTAATCATTAAATGATTTATCGTTGATAATTTTTCATTGAATCTTTTTGATCTTCATATTCTTCCTCCGGAGGAGGATTATAAATAAGTTGATCTTGTAAAGCCTTTTGAAGAGTTGTTCTAAATGGTTCAAATTGTGGTTTTATTTCAGGTGGAATATTAGTCCAATGTTTAGAATCAAAAATTTTCATCATATCATCGACTGTAATAGGTTTTCCTGGATTTGCATTTTTTGCTTCATTATACAAATAGTTGTATGATTCTTTTGGTATTTTAAATTGTCTAAATTTAATTCCTCCATCTGGATCATCAACTAGTTGTTTTATTCCATATTTGTATATAAAATCATAAATATATGTTCCAAGTTGTGAAAATCCAGGTATGGTGTTTAATCGTCCTGTAAAAAATTCAAACCACGTATCTAGAATGTCAGATATCTGAATAGATAGTTTGCTACTTCTACCTATTTTATCTTTTGTAGTCCCGAGCGGTTTACCTTGTGTAATATCTAGCATGCCAAATAAAATAGGAACAATTATAGAATCTGGATCTGCTGTTTCTGCTCGTCCTAGATTAAGACGTCCTGCTAATTCTGTTAATTCATTCCACCATATGTCTAAGGTTTTCCAACCAAAGAAATTCTTTCGAAGCTTTACATAATTTGATAAAAATGTTTTATATTCAGTACCAAAATTAAAGAAAAAATCCAAACTTCCTTTAAATATATTTTCAAATTGCCATTGTTTATTATTAAAAAATACCTGTAATGCAGGATTCTTACTTTCAGCAGCCATTTGCAATAATTTGTCAGTGCCACTTTTACCGGAGGACAAAGTGTCTTTCAATTGATCTATTAGATCAGAATTCTTCCAAAAATCAGATCTTGAAAAAAGCTTTTGAAGATTTTTTTCAATTTTCATACTTGCTTGTAATTCTTTATAACCATTTGGAAAATCTGAGAGTAAAGCTTTTGGATTTTTTTGATAATATTTTGTTGCTATGTTTCTTAATTCTTCTGGTTGAAATATCCCTTTAAATGCTTCATATGGTAATAGTTTACCTATTACTTCTATTGCTTGATCATTTTTAGCAAGTCTTCCAAAAACTTCCCTTTTATATAATTTACTTAATTTAGCTATTTTCTCAGGGTTATATACTCCTTTAAATACTGCTCTAATACCAGCTTCTGCACCTGCAGATAATCCTCCAGTTTTTATTCCAGCTATTAATTGAGCTGCAGTTGGTAACTTTTTCATAATCTGCTGCAGATACTTCATGTTTCCTGTTGCTAGTTTTTTAGTAGCGTCTAGAAATTCTATACTAGGTCGAATTTTAAATTTTTTAAATTTTAATTGTGCGTCATATAATTCATCTAAATTTTCTAAAGCTTTTTTATTATTAAAAAGAAATTTTTCAAATAAATCAACTGCTTTTCTAGCTGAATTTTCTATAGCATCTGGAACAAAAAACTTGTCTGATTTTAATAAATCTTTTATTTCTTTTAATGATATTTCAACTGGATCCGTATATTTTTTAATTGTTTGTAGAAATTTTCTTCTAGAGATTCCAGTAACACCAGTTATGGCCTCACGAGTCTTTTTACTTTTAGATATTAGCTCATAAAATTCTTGTATTGAATCAACATTTCCATAAAATGCATCTTTTGCTAATCTATTATATTTTGCTTTACTTAATCCGGTGGCTTTTATAAACTTTTTTAATCCTTTAGTTGAAGCACTAAAAGAATCTCCAATAAACGGTACTATACCTAACGCAGAGAAAAGAGCTGAATAGTATTTCCCTCTAAAAATATATCCTATTGTGTTAAGTACATCTATAGGTGCTCCTATCACCGGGGCCATTCCTGCCCAATCTAATCCGGATTGTACTTTATCAAATGTATAATTTTTATATGAAATTTCTTCTGGCTTCTCTAATATAATATTTCCGCTACGATTATAAAGAGCTCCTACAACTTTGTTATCTTCTTGATTTCTAGAAAGATTTATTGTAATTACTTCCTTTCCATTTTCATCTGGACTTATATACCAATGCACCTCATTTTGGGTTGTCATATCCTCTACAGTCGACTCTAAAGTACATATACCATTAGGATAGAATATAATATCTTTTGATTCTATTTTTAATGCAGGAGCATCTTTTTCTCCCGGAGTAACTTCAAATCCTTTTGATTGTTTTTTTATTTTAGGGGTCAATCCTAAATATTTAATTAAGTCTTTTGCGAGAATAATTCTAATTCCAGGTTGTTTTTTCCATTGGGATCCTGGATAAGCTGGCCATTCTCCGTTTAACTCATTCATTAAAATATCATATCCTTCTTCTGCTTGTTCTCCTTTAGCATCCACCGGTGGATCGAATTTGCCATAATTTTCCTTATTCCACCATAACTCTAAAGTGTTACGAGATAATTTTTCTGTATCTGTTTGTTCTTGTATAATCTTCTGATATTCTTCTAATATTAACTTTTCTAGATACAATTTCTTAGATTGTTTTTTATATTCTTCGAAAACTAATTTTTTTAGATATGATTTATTACTCATATAATTCCTAGTGCTATTTTATATATAAATATGTTTATTTCCAAAATAACTGTATTAATATTATACACGATGCCAATGTTAACGAAACTGCAGTTTTCAATGTTATGCCTTCTCCTTTAAACATATATGTAAACAATGTAAATATCATGATTCCGGAAACAAATGATACAAATCTACCGGGCCAAAACATTCCTTCAAATCCAGTTACTGCAAATCTTGTTGCTTCCATAAACAAATAAGTAATTGGAATTCCAAATAATAATAGTAATAATTTATATTTTTTAGCCCATGGCCATATTAGAGGTCCATTAACTTGTATCCAAACCATTCCTTGGCCTATTATAAATAAAATGATTGCAAATGTTATTAGTCGATAATTCATATATTATATTATATGAAAAAATATACAGATATCCTATTTTTTTGAAACTTTATTGATATCCGATTGAAGTATAATACCTTCTGCTAATAATTTTTTTCTATTTTCTAAGTGTGCAACTTGAACGTCATCTTTGGATTGCCCATGATATGCAACTGCATGGCCTTCTTCTATCATTATGTCAGTTACTAGTCTACCATCTGCTGCTACAAAATCTCCTAGTACTCTTCCAAACTTTCCTTTCATATCTTCGCCGTCTTTATTGATTTCTGTTTTAAGAACACAATGTTTTGAAAGAAGTTCTTTTAATCGTTTCTTTGCTGCTAACCCAAAAAGTTTTTCAATTTTATTTCTTGTTCTTGATTCTGGAGTATCGATTCCCATAATTCTAACTCGTTCGTCAGTTAGTACTATCCCAAATCCTAAATCTATATCTACGTCTACCGTATCTCCGTCTACTATTTTATTTACTGTGCATTTATATTCATACATTAGAAAGATTCCATTACCGTTTCATCTACAACTGTTTGAATATCTTCTAACTTGGCGTCTATTTGCATCATGATATTTGCTTGATATCTTTTTATTTCTTCGCCTTGGTTGAAAACTATTATGGTCGGAACTACTATTATTTTATATTTTGCTTGTGATGCTTTATCAGTTACAATGTCTACTTGACCTGTCTTACAATCTGATAATTTATTTAACCAAGTTACTGAATTAGCATTATTCCAATTTGCATTAAATTGTATAACTTGTATTTGTGAAAAACATAGTGTTGATACAAATAACCCTATTATTGTTAAAAACATTTTCATGATTATCTCCTTTTTTCAATCAACTTATCTAACTTTTCCTCAATTCTTTTCATATCTTCTTTTACTTCTTCTACATCTTTTTGTGTAGTCATAATTGTTTGACGAATCAATTGATCCTTCATATCAAATTCCATTCTAGTAACATCTGGTGGTAAAGGTGCTGGTAACTCTTTTGCTTCTGCTATATCTGCTTGTAATACAAACCACATACTAATAATTGTTGCCATTCCGGCACCTATTCCAACTAAGCTTTTTATACTTATTCTAAAACCTGTGTCTTCATTTAATTCTGTTGCCATTTTATCTCTCAAAAAATTATGTAATTCAATCCCACACTAAAATCATGCCATCTTCTATTCCAATACTTGTTATACTTGCCCTCTATAAATATACCTAAATGTTTGTTTATCCTATTTCCTAGAATGAATCCTCCACCAAAGTCTATCCATGTTTGCTTAGGTGCTATAAATTTATGATAAGCATAAGTACCTGTTTCTAAATGAAATGGCATTACACTTGCCCAAGAATGTATCCAAAATGTTTTAGTATAATGATAAAAATCATATCCCATTACCAACGAATGATTCCATTGTTGTGGTATTTCATTTTTCTTTCTTTCCACATAATCAGATAATACTTGAGGTATAACTACTTCTTCCCAAATTATACTATTATCTGCAACTACTTCTCCTTCTGGATTCAAATAATTTATTTCGCCTCCAGGTAAAAAATCTACATTATATCCTTCTTGTAATGCTAATGAAGTGTAATGTAAACTACCATTTGGTAATATAAATTCTTCTAATGGATTATATCCATATGGTTCTGAAATTCTTTGAACTATACCTATATTCCAAGAAAATTTATCTCCAACTTTTTGTCTATATCTTTGTGAAGACTCAAAATATTTTATATCAGCAAAACCTTGCTGCATATATTCTACTTTTATAATCCATTGATCAGCTACATATCTTAAAAAATGCTGTTGATCTAAAAAGGTATTTCCAAATCTTCGCTTCCAATCTACTTCAAATAAAAATTCAAATCCAGATACCTTACCTATTGTAGCTGCATCTGCATACGAATGTTCTGTTCCATTATAAAATACAGATTGTCTATTTTCATATCCAAATCTTGCAATTTTTCTAACGCCGGCTACAATGGAATAATCAAATGGAGTTTCATTTGTTTTAGTAATTAATTGTCCTGTATTAACTGAAAATACGTCTACATCTGCAATACTATTGTTACCATTAAATGCGCCATAGAAAGTAGCAAATTTAATTGCCTTCTTAAATTTTTTGTCAAAGTCTTCAAACGGCTTCCATTTTTCTTTTTCTTTATCCCAAGATTTAGTACTAGTAGTTACTGTGAATTGGCTAAATAAAATAGTTGGTACTAAAGTTAATATTAATAATAAATGTCTAATCATTGTTTGATTACCTTTCTAATATAAGTTAATTCCCCTACTTTCACGTTCATAAAATAAACTCCATCTTCTAAGTGACTTATATCAATAACATTATCATTTGTTTCATTAACAACTATCTGACCGGAAACTGAATATATAGTTACAATAATATTTTTAAATCTTGAACTTGCTATATTTATTTCTCCGGTGGTTGGATTTGGATAAATTGCTACTGCTCCATCATATACCAAATCTTCAATACCAACCCATCCACTATTAGCAGCACAATAGTCATATGTGTTTTGACAATTCGCATCCCATCCTACCGTACAACAATAAGGATCTATATTAATGACCCAAGCATAGCAATCATCATTTAACCAATATGGATTACCTGGTCCGGTAATACAACCGGCATCATATAAACATGAAGCTGAGTCAGGAACGTTTGCATTAGGATTATAATTATAAGCATTTGGATCTGTACAACCAGGAACTGCAGTTATACAAGAACCATTATCTACATTTGCTGCAGGATCATAATTTACAGCTAATGAATCTGTACAACCATATATTACAGGTATACAACTAAAATCTTCTGTATTAGCTAAAGGATTATAATTAAATGCACTTGGATCTGTACAACCATATATTACAGGAATACAAGTTCCATTATCGGTATTAGCTAAAGGATCATAGTTAAATGCTGTCGAATCAGTACAACCATAAATAAATGGTATACATGAGCCATTATCAACAGTTGCAGTTGAATCATAATTAAACATTGTATTATCCATACAACCATAAATAAATGGTATACAAGTTCCGTTATCAACATTTGCATTTGGATCATAGTTCAATGAAGTTGAATCCATACAGCCGTAAATATATGGAACGCAAGATCCATTATCTGTGTTAGCATTAGGATTATAATTAAATGATGTTGGGTCTGTGCAACCGTATACAATAGGTATACAACTACCATTATCTGTGTTAGCATTTGGATCATAATTGAACATGGTAGGGTCTGTACACCCCGTTACAATAGGAATACAGCTACCATCATCTGTGTTTGCCAATGGATTATAATTAAATGCGGTTGAGTCGGTACAACCATATATATAAGGTATACATGAACCATCGTCATCAGTTGCATTAGGATTATAATTTATTGAAAGTGGATTCATACATCCTGGTATCTCTAATGAATCGCAAATACCATCTCCATCTGTGTCTTCTAAACAAACGTAATTGCAATCATAATATTGAGCAGGGTACATACAACCACCATTATCAACATTTGCTATTGAATCATAGTTACAAGCAGTTACATCTGTACATCCTAGATAAATACAGCTTCCATCATCTGTGTTAGCATTTGAATTATAGTTCCATGCATTTGGATCCATGCACCCATTTACTACGGCAACACAACTTCCATCATCTATTGTTGCAGTTGAATCATAATTAAATGCTAATGGATTAGTACATCCATATATAATAGGAATACAGGTACCATTATCAACATTGGCGTCTGGATTATAATTTAATGATGTTGAGTCCATACAACCATATATCTTAGGAGTACATACATACCCACAAAATGGTATTGCGGTATAAACATCTGCTACAGTATTAAACTTTTTGAGCTTATTGCCATTAGCCCATGGAAAATTTCCTTCATGTATTAAAATACCATAATCATTTTCTATTTTAACTGAGTTCTGTATTGTTTGAATATCTATTTGTTGAGAATTTTGTTGACCGTCACCTATCTCAAAATAATACAGTTCAACTTCTTCTTGTAGGCTTGGATTATCTTCTACTATAAAATGTAAATAAAATGTATCTACATATGTACCAGGACCTAATCTAAAGTCCCATAAAGAATCTCCTTGTTTAATTCCAACAAAGCTTTCTCCCCAACCATCTCCACCATCGTCTTCTAATATAATTCTATATTCGCATGTTTCAATATTATCCCACGCAGTATGATTAGGATTGTAATTAATTGCCGACGTATCCATACAACCATATACATGAAGATTTTGACAACTGCCATCATTATTTGTTGCTAATGAATCATATTCTTGATATGATGGATCTGTGCATCCGTCTATTAGAGGTCCACCGCAATATTGTTCTCTTTGACTCCAATAATTTGGGTCACTAGTAGTTATATAACCAAAATCGGCATCTCCTTCAGACATATAAAATATAGTATCCGGACAAGACATATTTTCAACTAAACAAAATCCACTATTAGTTGGTGGTTGAGAACCTCTTATACCATCACCATATGAATCTTGCAATACAAATTGTAATAAATGATTTGGACCAGCTGGAGCGCAAAATTTAGTTACAATTGTTTGTCCTTGTTGTCCCCAACCATAAGTTCCTCTTTGAGCATAAAAAACTGTATCTGTTAAATTTTGAGTTGGATTGGTATGTTGTAAATACCAACTAGTTTCGCCGGGCCAATTATCTACTTTTATTGTTACTTTAATTTCTATTGAATCAAATCCACAATTTAAATCAGCTATACAAGAACCGTCATCAGTATTAGCCCAAGGATTATAATTAATAGAATTAGGATTTGTACATCCGAATACTTTTAAAGTTTGACAACTACCATCATCCCAATCTGCATTTGGATCATATTCTATATAATCATCATCCATACAGCCAGGATTATAAAAACATTCTGTTATGCTCCATGGAGATCCTGAAAAGATAGGACCGTTAAGCATTCCACCTATAGTCCATTCATTGCCATCTGCTTGGCCAGGAGAATTAGCAACATATACTAACGCTACTCCAGCATTACAATTGCTATGAAATGCTACAGCATCTATCCAATATTCTTGTCCAGCAAATGTAATTTTAGTACCAACTGCAAATTCGCTACTGTAATCATTATAAAATGCTTCATTGATTCCTACATAATTTTGGAACCAAACAAAATTACATGATGATGCTTCAACTAATCCTTCTAATGGTTGGTCTGCATTTGGATCATAATTAGCTGCAGCTGGATCTGTGCAACCGAATGTTAAATTTTGGGCATTACTATTGTATACAATAAGACTAAATAGAGTAATTAATAAATACTTAAATATTTTCATGATCATCATCTGAGTTTGATTTTCCTAATATCTTACCGGCTTCAGCTATACCAAAACTACCTAAGGTAATCCATAAAAACGAATTATATATGAATTCATTTACATGTAATGGTTCTCCCATATATCCAGTAACAATATCTGCAATTGCAAATATTACCATTACTGCAAATGCAGCAAATCCAACTACATTTTTCTCATTAATATCATTATCGTCTTTAAACATGTCTCTAAAGGCCATAATCTTCCTTCTTAATTTTAGAAGTAACTTATTCATAATAGTAACCTATTTTTTATTTTTATATATTTTTTAACATTTCTACTAATTCTGGTTGAGGGAAACAATCAAACTTGTCTTTTCTTACAGATGTGTGTGACCATAACCCAAATTGTTTTGCATTATAAGCATCTTCATTAAATTCAAATGCTTCTTTTGGGTGTACTCCTTCTTTTAACATTTTAGGAATACCATTTTCTAAGTCCATTTTAGGATAAATATCTTTTAAATGTAAAATAAGCAGTCTTAAACTTTCTATTTGTTTGTCGGAATAAGCGTGCCAATATTGATGGCCTCTAAATTTATATCCTAAATCACAAACATATTCTGGTTTTACTTCCGTGTTAACATAAGTATAATACTTACCATCTTTCTTTTTTAAATAACCAAAATTATTTAATTCAACACCTCCTGAAAATTTAGAAATATCAAATCCACCTACTTTACCTAAATGCCATCCTAAATAGTTATTTGGAAAACATTCTACTACTTGTCCGTCATGGGGTGCTGCTTTACCTTTTACATTAGTGCCGCCAATACAATATTGTGTAGCTACTCTACCTCTTGTATCTCGGTTCCATCCACGTATTGTTTTATAAGGATTATCCCATCCTGCAGTGTGATGAATAAAGAATCCTAATGGTTCTATTTTACCATAATCTCTTACATATTCGTCTTTATCTAGATATTCTCTATCTATAACTAAACCGTCTTTAGTTGTATATTCTGATTCTTCTGCTGCACTAGTTTGATCTGTATCGATACCAATAACTTCCCATGTTGAAGGTCCTACTATACCATCTGCATTTAATCCATTATTTGATTGAAATTTTATTACAGCTAATTTAGTACCTCCACCAAATATTCCATCTGCAGATAATCCTAATGCTTCTTGTAGTTTTTTAACTTCTGGACCTTTTGATCCTTTCTTTAATAACATTATTTACCTTTTAAAATAAATATGTTAAAGTAACAATAACTATAAAAAAATTAGGTCTTTTGAGTAATCTTTAATATTATTAATAGTAACTTTGATATTTCCTAGCTCAAATGTTCCAATTTCGCCACTATCTGCTATGATATCATTTAGATTAGATATATATTGAAAATCTTGTTGAGTAAATGTAGTTCCGTCAATTTCAACTATAATATCTTCTCCGTCATTAAACCAGTCTTTTAATTGTTCTAATCCTGAATTAATATTATTAATTATTAGTTTTTTATTATAAACGGGACTAATAATTGGATATTGATATTCATCATTTTTAATCCAATGCCCCCATTTCTTTAAAAAATGTCTACGACCATTATTCATAGTTTCTTGATAATCTGAGTTTTCTATTCCTACACCAGCATTCCATCGATGTCCTCTACAAGTCATATGATAACATAATGAATCACGAGCTTGTATCATTTCATAACCAGCTAATATCCATCTATTGAATATATCAGAGTCTTCATACCCATATGGTGCAAATCCTTGATCATGTCCTCCGATCGATAGATGATCTTCCTTATAAAGCATCCATGGAGCAAATATACCTCTAGTAGTTTCACCAAATTTTAATGTTCGTTCCTCATTACAAAATGATTCAAAAGCATTCCAATTAAAAGTGTCAGCTTCATCACCAAAATCTTTAACAATCTTTTCTTTTCCTGCAGGATGTATTGGAGGTTCAATTCTTGTAGAACAAACAACTCGACCGGGTTCTAAATGACGTAACATATTTTCAAAATAACATGGACCTATTATCATATCTGAGTGTAAAATTGAAACTATATCTGTTTTTGACAATCTCATACCTTCATCATACCAATATGTATGTCCTTTTCTAGTTGATGAAACTATAGTTTTAACATTTAATTCTTTGATAGTTTTAAACCATTCTGCAGTTCCATCTTTTGATGCATCATCAATTAAAATAATATCTACATTGTTACTATATAACAGTAAACTTTTATATGTATTTTTTAAATGCTCTAGAGTATTATAACTAGGTACTATTACAGTGTGTCGTATATTTTTTTCTTCCATGCTTTTATATTATAATATTGTTTATAGTTTTTATTTGCTTCCATGCTACACTTTTTATAAAATTCAGAATCATCTCGTAATCGAATTGCTAATTGTCTAGCTGATTCTATATCATCAACGTCGACGCATAATTCTGGATGACATATTTTTTGAGTGTCGACATTGTTATTTCCTATACAAGGAATTCCAAAATACGCACAATTTAAACTAAATGTTCCTGCAGCGATAGTTGGCATTAAATGAACTGCATATTTGAATTTAGAAACTTCTTGCATCCATTGATTCCACAACATCCTAGGAAAATGATTTAAATTTTCTATTTGATCCTCATTGATTCTTTTTGCATGAGATTCTTGAGTCCATATTGGAACTCCAAACTCAGATGCAACCAAATAACTTTGAAATCCATTATACCATCTAGCAAAATTTCCTCCAATTAAAACTTTGTTTTCTGTCTGAGGAACAATCTCTTGTATCCATTCTTCAATCATTAAAGTAGAAATACATTGAACATTTTGTCCTGGAATAAGTCCTCGATAAAATTTCATATCATATTCATTGTGAGCATATATAGCATCCACAGAAGATAACATGTTATAAAATAATATTTGATCTTCTACTTCATAATCGGTAAACCACCAGGTTGGTCCTTCTTGAACATAATATACTTTTTTATTACATGACTTTAATTTTTGAATAAGATTAGATTTTAAGTAGTGAGATGCTGGATTAGATTGATTTCCAATAACACTTCCTTCAGCGTTAACATTTAATTTTCCTTTTGGAAATATTATAAATACATGATCATAATCAGATACTTCATTATATTTAGACAATGGTATATGATTTGAATGTAATGCATACATCCAAGCAAATTCAGTTCTCATATTAGGATGTGATTGTTCAATATAACCTTCAAATCCCATTTCTGTTATGAATGCTATTTTCATATAATATTCTTTTCTTTTAACATATTCATACCACGTTCTAAATGTAAATTCATATTTTTTTCAAATAAATCTCTTTGATTCTTAGCGCCAGTTTTAATATTAAAATATTTTTTGTAATGTTCATCAAATCCAATATCCCGCAATGGACCTGTTTGATATTCACTAATTATTTCTCCACGCAAAACAAATTGTTGCATATCAACTCCTATATTCTTTGCATGTTGCGATAACATATTTGAATACCAGTCCCATGGGCCATATCCTATCCAATCATCATGTAATGGACATAGATTTTCATAAAATTCTTTATTATATAAATCAAACCATATAGCCCATTTGTGTTGATTAACAACATCTAATTTTCTTTCGTTATTTAATGTTTTAGTATCATGTCGTATGTCAAATATATCTGAAGTTATCCAACTACTTCTGTCTGTATTAATATATTGTTTACTTGTTAATACATCCCATGATGCATCCCACATTTTAGGAATTTCTGGCGTTATAACAAAATATTTATTTGTGACTATTCTAGCTGATTCAATTAAATAATATAATAATGTTTCTGAAAAATATATATCTGGACAAACTGGTATATAATAATCATAATTACCAATTGCAGCTTTTTGCATATCAAACAATCCATAATTATCTTGTCCATCATATATTATTGAATTATGAGTATAATCAGATAATAATGGTTCTAAACTTTTAAATTTATCTATAAAGTATTGTTTAGGAATTTTGGTATTGTTCCAATCAATTATAAAACTAGAAAGATTTAAATGAGTATCAATTGTAATATTAACATCATCTGATAAATAATACTTTGATTTTTTAAATTGTATATATGATTGTTGTGCATAATCAATTTGCCATGGCATAATTAAATAATGTATCTTTACATTTATCATAGTTTATTATCTTTTATTTCTTGAACTATTTCTGAAATTTTCATTTTTCTACCTAAAACATTCATTTCATTTTTTATGCTTGGTTTTATTAATGATATCCAATATAAAAATTCTTTGACACTTAGAACATATCTTGTAGTATCATGTATTACTGGCTCGATATCATTTTTTAATTGATTTTTAAATACATTTAATATTGTAGTTGGTGTTGAAACCCATTCGCAAACTTCGATTCGAACAATAGTATAACTGTTATAATTGTTTCTAATAAATTCTTCAGTATCTATTTTATGTTGAGTATATCTATCATTTTTATAGTAGACTCCTAAATTAGAAAAATATACTATATGTTTATTATATGGGACTGTTAGCATTAAGTTACGTTCTCTTTGATATTCAAATTCGTCTGTACAAGAACTATCACTAACACCAGATGCAAAAAATATTAAATCTGGAGTATCTATTTCTTTTAAAACTGACGCTATACTGCCGTTACCTATTATCATCTTCTTTAAATACTTCTATACATAAAACATTATTATCATTTATCATTAGCATAGTACCATCTTTACATTTCATTTTTGTAAATTGTCCTTGTTTAATACTTTCAGATAAAATACCATGATATGTTCTCTTAACTCCATCAATAAAATGAATAATTTGAGTAACTGTTTCGCCTTGCTCATTAACTGTTGATTTTAAATTTTTCATGAATATCTTTCAATAAAATCACTACATATTCCAGAGCAAATATCAATATCTCCATTAATACCTAATTCTGGTAATACGCATATACTATTATAATATAATAATTTATTAGGATAAGTCCAAATAAAGTTATTGGAAGTTAATGTAAAATCATCATCTTGATGCCAAAAACAATGTATATCATCTTGTAACATATGATATAAAGCTTTTCCATTTTTTGCGTGACACCAAAATTTATCATTTAGTAAAAAATCTTTATCTATATTATACATAGGTTCATCATGACCTAACCAATATCCATTATCATACCAAACATCTATTTCAACATTATATCCTTTAGTTAATGCTGAAACTATATATTCTGGACTATTTTCCTTGTTTGATATCTTTCCAGAAATATTTCCTCTATGTGATATTAAAATCATATTGGTTTATATGCTTTTATATAAATCCATTTCTCATGTCCACTATCAGAATATGAAGGTCTAACAATAGTTGTTATATTATTATATCCTATCGTACTTAAATCTTCAATAACATCTTGTTCATTGTGTACTCTAACATCATGTGCTGAATTAGTATTAGTGGCGTCATATGTATTATCATAATATGCACTTCTAGGGCCAATTGGAGAATCTAATCCTTCACCGTATCCCATTTGAAATGAAAATAGTCCGCCAGGCTTCAATGTTCTTAATAAATCTGTAATTAATGATTTTCTAATGTCGTATACAGGAATATGTTGTAGTGCAATTGTAGACATAATAAAATCATATTCGTTAGATTTTAAATTAGACACATCAGTACCATTATTACAATACCAATTGCTAGGATATATTTTTATATCATATTGATCATTACAGAAATCAATATTAGATTGCGATATATCAATTCCATCAATACGTTTCCAATCACATATAGATAACATATTAGTTACATTTCTGCCTTTTCCGCATGCAAAGTCTAAAGCTACTTTATCTTCCCATAAATTTTTATCTTTTAAATCTGATAAAAGTATATCCCAATAATCTGGATTTGTATTATGTTCATCATGATTAGAGGTTCCAGGAGCATACGTCCTTATTTGCATTTGTGTGTATATATTATTTTCCATAATTTTCTAAATAAAATTTTAAATCTTCTGGTGTACCCAATCCCCACATTTTAGGAATATCAAAGGTACGAATTTCTTTTCCATCTTTTATTGCTTGATTAAAAACAGGACAAACATAGAACTCATTGTTTACTCTGATATCTTTCTCAATCATATCTTCTGCATACTTTACAAAATCAGAACCATGTTTCCAATAATAATATCCAACTGTAGCAATATCTGAAATAGGATTTTTTTCTGCAACTTCAGTTACTAATCCAATTTCATTTACTTTTGCAAAACTCCATTTAGGATGTATTGCCTTAAATGATACAATACCACCATCTGCATTTGTTTCATTCATTTTATATAAAAATTCATTTGAATCCCATTCTACGAATTGATCAGAGTTTGCAAAAAATAAAGGATTTTTAGAATTAATGTATTCTTTTGCTAATAATGCAGTACACGCAGCTCCATCCGTAATTCCATCTACCTCAACAATTTTACAATTTGGTGTAATCAGATTAAGTAAAGTGTCTAAGTTATATTTTTCTCTATGTTCTTTTTGTACTACATAAATAAAATTTGCTTTAATATTTAAATTTTCAACTACAACTTGAATCATAGGCTTTCCTTTAACTTCGATAAGTGGTTTAGGAAATGTATATCCTGCTTGTTGAAATCTACTTCCAGCACCAGCCATTGGTATTAAAACATTTAATGTTTCATCTCTCCAAGCCGGCGTAATTTGTTGTTCTCCCATTTCTATTTGCCTTAGTTTATTATTTATATTTTTTAAATTAGTCTCTTTTGTGTTTTTTACTCGTAATATATGTGATTTAGATCTAGAAGCTGCCAATAGTCCATATGGAGAATCTTCTACAATGAGAGTCTCTTCTGGCAAACATTTCATTTTAGAAATAGCATTCCAATACATTTCAGGGTGTGGCTTACTATTTTCAACATCTTCGTTTGATATAATATAGTCCATAAATTCCATAATACCTAATTTCGATAAAACTGTTAATACTGTTTTTCTAATTGAATTAGAACAAACTGCAATTTTATATCCGTTATCTACTAAATTAGACATTAATTTGATAAGAATATTATTTTGTTTTAATTGTTTTAATTTTTCTAATGTTATTTTTTGTTTATGATTCCATATTTCTGTGTGTTTTGTCTCTGGTAATCCGTTTCTTTCACTTAATATTTCTAATTTTTGATTGGTTTTTAATCCATCATATATAGATAAATGTTCACTCCAACTAATAAAATAATTATCACCTAATGCTTCATTTAAAGCATCATAATGTATATTTTTAGCTTCTACTAAAACTCCATCTAAATCAAATATTATTAGTTTTATCATACTACTCCACGAATTGTTTTATCAATATTAAACTCAGTAAATATATCAGTTAATTCATTTTTATATTCACTTTCATTCCATTTACCTTTTACAATAGCGGTTGCTATATACGGAAATATTATACTATCACAATGATACATTCCACGTAAAATTTCATTACCGGTTTTATACATAAAATCGTTTCCTGAATTGTCAATTGCTGCTTCGAAATCCCATATGTTTAATTTATATTTTGTAGTTAATTCCAACATATATGATTTTGTTGTAATAGTAGGCTGTATAGAAAATTTTGAAGAATTATTATATATTAATTTGTCATCTACATAACTAGGATAATCATCATCTTTTACATAAATTAACTTAATACTACTCAAATCATTTGAATCAAATAATTTTGATAACCTACTTATTTCTTCATGTAATGGTACATCATATAATATCATGTCTTCATGAAGAAATAAGATAAGTTCATCTTTTAATTGTTCTAAGCATGATTTCAATCGTTCTGTATAAATTAATTTAGAATCATACGTTATAATATTATATTCTGTTGGTATTAATTCGTGTTCTTGATTAACAAATATATTAACTTTATATGAATTCATATATTTTTTTATACGTGAAAATAAAGGAGTCCATATATCACTATAGTCTGTATGTGTATAAATTACTATTGCTGGTTTTACTCCCATACTGTATCCAATGTTACTTTATTATTCCATAAATTGTTTTGTATCATAAATTCTTTATATAAATGTATTGCATTACATTTAAAATATCTATCAATATTATCATATATAAATGCAAATGGTTTCATTATAGTTTGACTTCCGTAAAACCACATATCTGCAGGGCCATCACTTTCTAAGTATTGCCAATTAGCCATATATAACTTATTTGGATCTAATGTTGGATTAAAATTAATACATTGTACTGGATAGGGATTATTAGGATTATGTGGTCCAGATGTTCTACGATTAATTCTTCCAATATCAAATCTACTTTTAATAATCCAATCATATTCACCTTGAATATGTTTAAAAGATTCAGATGTAGAATAAAAGTGTGAATAAATAGTTTGCGGTGATCTTGGCGGATTAGGAATTTGATCATATCCTTTTTCTTTTATTATATCAGAAAAATCTATTTGTTGTTCAAATACTGAATGTTTGGGATTATATAGTTTTTTAATTTGTTGTTCATTTTCTATATCCCAACTATGAATATATACGTCTACATCCCCTTTACTAAATACATGACGCTCTAGATGATCATACCCATCTATACCTTTTGATGAAGAATCAGTAAGTGAATCAAAATACCCTGATAAACATAATGCTATTTTCATTATTTTATAACTTTATTATTTTTAAAAACTGTAAATTTTGTTAAATCTCGATACCCGCTTATTTCGCCTAAATCTTCTTTATGTATTGGATAATTTTGCATCATAGCTAAACCATGTGCAGCTTGTTGCGGAGTCATATACATATTCCATCCTAAAAATTCGATATCATCATCTTTATAATATTTTTCACTTCTACCTTCATATCTAGCTCGTTTAAACCATTCATAAGCTTCTTTATTATCACATAATATAGCTCCTCCTTTCCAAATTGGCAATTGTTTTTTAATATGAAAAGATAAACACATATATGATTTTGGAATATACATATTAGATGTAAATCTTTTTGCAGCGTCATATATAGGATATGGTTTTAATTGATATATTCCTCTCCAATGATTAGTTTTTATTCTTTTATCAAATATAACTTCTCCACCGGCATGAATAATTGATTGTGGAACTGATAAATAAGTTTTTGATGGTATTGTTACTTGTTTAACGTTTAGATATTTACATACTAAGAATAATGCATTAGTACAACTGTCTACTGTAACTACATATGGAGCATTTGTATAATTAGACAACTCTTCTTCGAACATTTTTACTATTTTATAAGGATTATGTATCATTGTTCAAATATTATAAATTTTTCTTTAAATCCGCATGCTTTAAATAATTTTTTTGAAGCTTCATTATTAATTTTAACTTTAGCAAAAGCATTGGGCCATAATTTCATACATTCGTTAATCATAAACTTTCCAATACCCATTCCTTGAAATTCTGGAACGGTGCATACTCGTATATCATCATCAATAACTCCAACAAACCCAGCTGGCACTAAATGTAATGAGTCTCCTGTATGTATTTCTATTAATGCAATTCTATAACAGTCACTATACTTATTCATATATGCATTTTGCATTTCTGAAGTTATTTCTATAGTCTCTATAAATCCGTTTTGTACTTGATCATCATTTCGAAGAGTTCTAACAAACTCCCAATATTCTTTATTACATTCTATTAATTCCATACACAATTTAATTCTAAGCTAGTTGTTCTTCTATAATTCCAAAATCCTTGAAGATAATCTCTTTCAGTTGGCATCGACATCATTGGAGTAAAGCATGTTCCAATATCAATATAACTATTATTATTATGATTTTTAAAAAGTTCATATATTGCTAAATTTGTAAATGATGAAGCTGAAAATAAAAACATATGATTTTCTATATTATTTTCTTCTATCCAATTAGATATATCTGTAATTACATTATAATCATTTACAAATGCATTATATCCAACTCTAAAATCTTTAATAAAAAAAGGAAATTTTGTTATGTCTGCAGATTCGTGTCCTATAAATATACATTTTTTATTATAAAACATAGGTAGTATTGAACTAATAAAATCTGGATAATTAGAATTTACCCATAAATTAGCCCAAGTTAATGAGTCATCATCTCCTTGATGTAAGTTAATTTGCCAATCAAAATTTTCTTTTCCTACACAACAGCTACAACTAATTCCTTTATAATAATTTTGTTGTTTATGTTTAAAAGATTCAATGAGTTTATCTTTATATAAAGAATGAATATCTGGATTAAAATCTTTAAAATCAAATTTTTGATAAGGTCCATTTTGTATTGTATTATCAATTTGTATTTGATTATCTCCTAACTTTAATCTACGATTTTGTAAAATATACATTTCTCCATCTGAAAATCTAGAAAACGCAAAGTTTTCATTGTTTTGTATTTTATTTTTAAAAAATAAAAAATCAGATTTAAATGTTTTTTGTCTCATATTGATAATATGTCTTTTATGTAAATAGAAGAATAGCCATCCCCATATGGGCATTTATTACTAATATAATAATTTTTATTTACATTTCCAAAATGTTTATTTAATAGATCAGGTGTTTCGCACATAATTAAATGGCCAGTATCTAATCCTTCCGGTCGTTCTGTTGTTTTTCTACAAACAATAACTTTTTTATTAAAAAAGCTCCCTTCTTCTTGTAGTCCCCCACTATCACTAATTACTAATTTACATTTTACTAAAATATCTAGCAATTCAGAATGTGTTAATGGATCTATAACGTTAATATTTGTAAGTAAATGTTTATGTTTTTGTACATTTGGATTTGGGTGTATTGGCAATATAAATTCTAAATCTGGATTTTCTTTTGCTAAATTATTTATTTCAATAAACCATTTATCCATCCAATGATGATTCTCTCTTCTATGTAATGTTACTAGTACTTTATTAGTATATTCGCATTCATCTTTGTATGGTAATAAATTATCTAATACGGTATTTCCTACTATATGATGTTTTCCATTTACTTTTTCATTTACTAGATTATTAAGAGATAACTCTGTAGGACATAAATTAACATCTGATATTCTTGATATCATTTGTCTATATCCTTCTTCTGGGTATGGATGATTTAAATTATAACTTCGAAGTCCTGCCTCTAAATAATAGATTTTAAGCTTTCGATGTAGTGCAGCAATTGCACAAGCAAATGCAGATGCAGTATCCCCTTGAACTAATACTGAATCAAAATTTCCGATTGGAAATTGTATTAAACAATCACTTACTAGTTGATCTAACCGATTGGTATTTTCGTTCATTTTAATTTTATAATCTACTTGTATATCTTTTAGTAAATCTACATGCTGGCCAGTAAATAATAATTCATAATTATCTAAAACTTTTATCAATGGTTTTATTTTTAGCCATTCTGGTCTAGTCCCGAAACATAATAAAATTTTATTTTTCATTAACTAACTTCCATCCTTTTTTTCGTTGAATATGGAAATATTCATTCATTAAGTTTTTGAATGGTATTCCATCTTTGCTTAATTGATTAGTTTCCCACATTGAATTTTGATCTCCTCCATATTCGGCTCCTTTTAAACTTCCCCATAATTCTTTATCATTAATTGGGTGTGGAGGAACATATGTTGGTATATTAGCATATTTTTGTAACATATAACTAAAATGCATATCTTCTCCGCATGTATTATATTTTGGATCTGGTATTTCTCTCCACATATGACTCAACCATTCTTTTTTGAAAAACCAACTATGCCCCACTAAATCTACTTGAACTGTTTCTTCATTATTGCCATTAGGAACCCATCCAAATCTTAGATAATGTTCATAATATGATGATTGTTCTGGTGGTAATGGATTTAAATATAATAATCCAACTGTTCCTAACAATCCCTCATTTTTCTTCATAGTGTCTAAACAATTTTCTAACCATTTTTTTCCAGGAATTGTATCATCATCAAATATACAAACATATTTAGATTGTGCGTTAAATGCAAATGCAAATCTAGCCCATACTCCAAAATTATAATTACATAATGCAGTAGGTATAGAACTCATAACATCATAATTAATTAGTGAATCATCTCCTGGATTGTTATACCATAATAATATTTCATTTGGTTGTATAGTTTGATTATGTAATGCTTCTAACTGTTCATTTAATTGATTACCACGCTTATATCCATTTAATATTACTGTAACACTCATTTTTTATATACTTTCATAAAATTTATTTTGACGCTCTTGTCGTTCAATTGTTTTAGGATGGTGAAATGCAAATTCTTCTTTAGCTGGAAGATGTGAATATTTTTTCATTCCTTCTATTCGCTCATGCACTTTACCTTTCCATTCTATCATAGGCGATCGTTTATATATTCTGCCTTGGTAATCTGGCCAATTCACCCATCCTTCATCGTTTACTTGCCATCTCCATTTATTAATATGATCTTGTGTCAATCCTTCAACTGTATTTATTCTTGGAACATATATTAATTCTGTTTCTGGATTTAAATTTATAACTTGTTTAATATTTTGTATTAAAATTGAAGATGGTAATTCATCAGCATCTATATTAAAAATCCAATCACAATCATCAAATAAATGATATCCTAAGTTTTTAAATGATGCAAAGTCATTGTCTAAGTTACTGTATATTACCCGAAAAGACTCATTATTTGGAACTAAAAATTGATTGCATAATGAATCAACTTCATCTGTCACGTTTTTTTCATCTAATAAAACACCAATACAGTCATTTTTGTCTATATTAGTTCGTAACAATATTAAAAGTTTTTTTAACTCTTCATATTCATTACAGGCTGTTATGAAATATCCTATTTTCATACTTTATTTAGTTTAGGTAATTTTAACTTAGGAAGTTCAACTGTTTTAAGATTTGGTTTATTAAGCTGTGGCAATTTTAATTGCTGCATACTAGGACCTTCTACTACTCTACTTTCAATTAATTCTATTAACTTTGTATAACTAGGAGCAATTGCAATTTTCGTAAAATTTTCTGTAACAAATTTCTTTTGCTCTCTAGCTCCAGGAATAAATTTGCTGTAATGTTTATGTACTTCTTTTAATGCTTTTTTTGAATATGCATAATCGGGAGTAAACCATTTAGATCCTTCAATAATCCATTGATTTCTAGCCGATGGATGTACTTCTGTTAATCCTCCTGCTAATGCAACTATATGCTCTTTCTTTAAGAAATCTGCTTGGCCTGAATAGTGTGGTGCTATAATAGGTTTTCCTGTAGATGCAAATTCTAATAAAGGTCTTCCAAATCCTTCTCCTTTAGTATATGAAACCATTGCTTTAACTTTGGAATGATTATATAATGAATTCATTTCATTGTCAGATAAATCTCCATGTAATAAATATATATTTGGAAGTTTAGCAGTTTTAGGAAATAAGTCACGAATTGAATTAATATATTGTTCCATTTTACTTCTGTCAGTAACAGAGTATGTTGCAGAACTAGTTTTTAATATTAATCCTGGAGTTTTTTCTTTGTTTTTAAATGTTTCTAAAAAATTGTGAAGTAATCCAGTTATATTTTTTCTATCTTCTCCTAATGATCCCTGAAGCCAATGTCCTACAAACAAATAACAAAATGATTCATGTACTTCACTCAAATCAATTGATTCAGCTCTATTATTTTTATTGTATATATCTTTATTAAAATATTCTGATATAACATGTATTTCTGTCGAAATTGCAATATTATGTTTTTCTGCAGTTTTTGTTAATACTGATTTAGTAAATTCAGATGGAACTATGATAACTTGCATTTTATTAATAGAATCAATCCATTCTTTTGAACATATATCGCCTTCGGTTACTGCAGTTACTCCGATATTAAATTTTCCAACCGGTTGAAATTCATTTGGGATTGTTATTTGTATCCATATATCTGGTTGTTCTGTTAATGGTAATGGAACTACTCTAGTTCGCATTTCGTTTGATATTGGAAATGTTAATGGTGTATTGCCCCATGGCATTGATAACAATTTAATATTCCATTCTTTTCCTCGTTGTTCAATTATATTTTCTATAACTTCTCTTGCATGGTGTCCATATCCCGATTGTGTTGCTAATGGACTTGATATTACACATTTTCTCATACTATTCCCATTTCTTTATATTGTTTATTTGTTACTTTTCTTAATGTATATTTAGGCCTAGATTTTTTTGGATATTTAAATAAGAAATCCATTATTTCTATCATTTTGTCACCCATTTGTTTTGCTGTTAATCCATGATTTAAACAAAACTCTCTTCCAGCTTCTCCACATTCTTCTCGTTGTTCTTTTGGCATATTCCACCAATATAATAATGCATCTCCTACATCCTCGAATTGTGCACGATCGTCAAATATATAAGGAGTGACTGGCGATCCTTGGCATGATCTATTTGAAGGAAATACTGGTCTTACCCACTTTCCATGTTTTTTATATCTTCCTTTATGATTTGTCGAGAATGTACCGTCAAATGTAATCCATTCTCCATTTTCATCTTCAAATCTACATTGATCTTGTAACCCTCCAGTTACATTATTAACAATTGGAGTACCTGATAATAATGCTTCTGTGCTACTTAACCCCCATCCTTCGTTTGAAGCAATATTTAATACAACATCTGAAATATTATACATTGCATTTAATTCTTGTAATGTTAATTTCTTTTCAGAAAATATAACTTTACATTCTGGTGCTATGTTTTTCCAAACAGCTCTTATATCTGTACCGTTTGAATCAGACGGTTGAGTATGCATTAATAAAGCTACTCGATCTTTTTTATCTTTTGGTAACATGTTTCTGAAATGCTGGAAAGCTAGTACAACATCGCCTGGCTGTTTTCTTCTAATATTCCTATTATTCCAAAATACAACAAAGTCGACATCATTTTTCACTTTTATATCAGTATAGAATCTTTCATATAACTCATCAGACTCTAATAATGTCTTGTAAGCGTTGTGATTTAATCCGTGTGGAACATATCCTGTTACAACTTCATCCCACTCTAATTCAGGATCTTCTTTATTTTCTTCTGCATCAAAGTCATACACCCCATAATCGTTCTGTAACAACACTTCTCGATGTATATTATCAGATTGCTTAGAAATTCCCATTATTAGGTCACAGCTCGCATAAAAGGGCGCATTCCACATTGGATATGGTAGATCGTCCCAAATTGAATAATATATGATTGGAATATTAAATGTTGTTTTTATTTCATGTTCAATAGCATATAACCATTCCCAATATCTAGGATCTGTGAAATGAAATATAGCATCTGGTTTCTCTTGATGTAATACAGCAAATAATAAGTTTCTATCACCATATCCATTTGATGGAATAATTTTAACAACTGCATCTTCTATTCCAGATTCTTTTGCTACGTCTTTTGAAACGTCGAACATTTTACCAGCATCTGGATGATTCATTGCTGCTCCAATTTGTACCCAATCATATTGGCGTACTGTGTTCAACACAATTTCTTTTGATATTGTTCCTATGCCTGATGGTAATCTTAAATCATCAGCTAGTAATAATATCTTTTTCTTTTTTTGTTTGTTTGAGTCTATTTTTTTTAACTTTGGTAACTCCATTTATGTCCTTATTTATAACTTATTTAATATAAATATCAACCTAATACAACAACAGGCTTATTTAACTTTGTAACTTTATTATATGCTGTTTGCAGTTGTGGGTTCAAATCTATTTGGTTATTTAAAATCATTAAATAATCACAATTTTCAGCTAAAATTTTCATTCGATGTAATAACTGAGAAAAGTGATAATTCTTTCCATAATATGATTCTGGTAATGCTGAATACAAATTATATCCAGTATATGATGCATTATATTCTTGATATTTAATTCCAAATTCTAATGCAAATTTTCTAATCATATAATTTGCTCCTTCAGACCCGCCAGCTCCAATTAATATTAATTCTTCTTTAAATTTTTGTCTTAGTTCTAACAGTACTTTTTGTATTTTTCTTTTATTTTGCCATTCTTTATTTCCAACAACTGCAATTTTAGTCATTTAAAAGTTCTTTTTGTGACATATTTCCGTTGCTTATATGAGAAAGCATCATTTTTAAAGATTCTAATTTGTCTTGTGCGTCTGCAAATTGTGCTACTATATTATCCATTTCTTCTGTATGTTGCGGATGTTCTCCAATACCAACAGAATTGTTTAGGTAAATATCTAATCTAGCAACTGCATCAGCTTTATCTGCATGATATTTTGCATATAACGCGTCTAATAATAACCCATTCATATTATTTATCGTTTCTTTCTTTAGTTACTTCTTTAACTTTTTCAGGATTTAAACCAGTTGGCTTTGGAGCATTTTTGGATCTGTTATTTACAACTTTTACATTGTCTTTTCTTTCACCTTTAACCTGTTCTGGTCTGTTAGTTGATGATGTTGCTCTTGTAGTTGATGTTTGATATTTTACATTAGCAACTGGGACTACAACCATATTATTTTTTTGATTAAATACATTTGGTTTAATTGGGTTAACTACAACCTTAGTATCTTTGATAGGGGTAGTGTTTTTGTGTCCTTTTTCTTGTGCAGAAAATGAAATTGCTATTAAAAACAAGCCTATTGTAATTATTGATTTTTTCATATATTTGTTTCTTTTTTATTTGTTAAACTACTTATTATTATTATAATAAAAATTATTCACGAATCCTATTTTCTTTAGGACAATTATCATAGTCTGTTTTAAAAGGACACCATTTGCAATGTTTTGCACCTTTACCAGCTATAGCTAAATAATTTTTATCTGTTTGCTTGTTACCATCTTTATCAAAACAATACTCAATAAATGTGTCAATACTTCGTTGTATTTTTTTTCTAGTAACAGAGCCAGACGCTGGATTAAGTAATTGTATCCTTTTTTGAGGAAACATTGACTCTTCTAATAGTTTTCGTTTAACTATGAAAAACTCAATATCAATATTATCAATTGGAGTGCCAAATTGGTCTGAAAAGTACTTTTTATATGCAACCAATTGAGCAGCTTTTAACTTGTCTGCTTTTTGCCATTTATTCCAACCCATTCTACTAGTTTTAATATCTAGTATCTTTATTTTATTCTGAACGGTATCTCTAACTACTATATCTATAAATCCGTACCAGTATACATTTTTATTGCTAGGAGAAGCAGGGACTCCTAATTCTACTTCTATTCCAACAAGCTCTTGATTCTTTGTTGAAAAATATTGAGCTCTTCTTTTAGTAAACCATTCTAGTATTTGTACACCATCTTCTAAATGTTCTGCTAACTCAGTTGGAGTAGAAAAATGTTCGCCATTATTTGCCTTGACGCCTTTTTGATATTCCATCTTTAAACATGTTAGCAACATATCACGAAAGTCAATTTCATTTGCTGCTTTAACCGAGTCAGTATACATCACAGTTAAATATTCTTGCAATGTTTCATGAAATGCTGTTCCAAAACATGTTGCTATACTATGAGTAAATGGAGCTAATTTGTCAATATAAGAAAGCTTCCATTGTCTAGGACACTTTTCAAACATAGACCATTGTGAATAAGATATCTTTGCAGGAACTTTAGATACATCATTTAATGATAGTTTGTATACTGGATTTATGTAACCGCTTTTCATATTATGGGTATACTATAAGATCTTGTTTACATTCTAATATAAGGTCGTCTTTTATTTCAGAAATTTTATCATAAAACTTATCAACAGCTTCATCATATGCATATTCATCTTCGTTATCCTCAAAGTCATCTTCATCCGGATATTCTGGCAAATTGTCATCTTCCATTATAAATTCAGATCCGTTTTGATTAGCATATCCTCCTGAAACATGTAAATACGCCTCATCTTCACTTCTAGCTTCCATTTCAAATTCTCCTCGCTTTATAAACCAATCTGCAATTTCATGAAACAACTCTTCAGGTGGATACCATGCTGAATTAAATGTCAAATCAATTATATCATCATCTATTTGCCAATCGTGTACAAAACACCATTTTGCTCCTACATTTTCAGTCATCCAATCTCTAGTTAAATTGTCTTTTGGATAATCTTTATATAATAGTCCATATAAATTGTCAGCTAATAAATCACTTTTTTTCTGCCAATTGGCTTCTTCTACTTCTGGAGTAAATATTTTGTCTACAAAATTCTTAAGAACTTCTTTAGAAGCTTCTATACTCACAACTGTATATACGTTATTTGCCATATTCTTTTTTATTATATTATAAGAAATTATTCGGATTGATCCAAATGTTCAGTAAGATATATATCTATTAAATCCTTTGATTTTTTTAAGTCTTCTTCAAATTGACCTTTTTTCCTACACCTGACAATTCTTTTAATAATATCAAATTCATATGAGTTTAACTCCCATTCTTCTGAAAATTTGTATAAACTAGATTTACCAACATAATGATATTGTGTATTTATTGATTCTGTGTTATCTGATTCAAATGTCATTTTTTACCTTTTAGCATTTTTTTAATTTCTTTTTCTGTATATCCATATAATGATAACAAAGAACTGCAACTATCTTTTGGCATTAACTCGATATAATCAATGGCCTCTGCTTTACTTATTAGGTAGTGGTCTGCAATGTGTGAAACTAACTGTTTGTCATACTTATCTTCCTTTTTTCCTTTTACGTACTTAGCAAAGGTTCTCTGGGCTGGTAAGAGGCCGTGATAGAGACGATAAGTATTCTCATGGGATAGTAACCCTATTGTGTATTTCTGTAACTGATTGATAACTTCAATTAGTTCTATTCTCATTGATAACCATCTATTAATTAGAAAAGGAGAAAACTTTTTATGGTCTATTTCTGTATATTCAGACCAAGCTTTCTTCTTATGAGTCATCCCATCAATGAAATCGAAAATAGTTGCAGGTTTCTTTGTCATAATTTATATTTTTGTTTGTATTTTTCAATATAATGTTCTCCAATAGCTAATTCCAAAAATATTGAATTTTCTGGCACTCCTGGAAGTTTCTTTTCGTTTACATAATCAACATTTTTATTTTTATAAACTTTCATTTTAGTTCGAGCATTTGACCTATTTGATGTTTTGAAAACTAAGACTACTGGTTCTTTTGGATATGGAGCTCCCATTACTTACTAGGTATTACTGGTCTAAACTCTTCTGGAACATGTCCACAATCGTCACATCTAAATACTGGTATTGGGACTACTGTGTCTTTGTCTGCACCAGTTACAAATCTAGATACTTTGTTAATACTCATTACTTGTCTAAAATACATTCCTCCGCATTCTGTACAGATCATTGGTTTTAAATCTGCAGGATTGATATTTGGTTGATTTGGATTCATCATAATTCATTCATTAATTTAACAAACATTGCCATTATATTTATTTCTTTATCTACTACATGAGAATCAGTATACTGAGATTCTGCTATAATTAATATACAAGAAGCAATAGATCCAGTTGCAAATTCATCTAAATTTTCATACAAATAAGTATATAGCGGTGTAAAATCTTTAACTTTGCTATCTGCTATAATTTGTCGGATACTTTTAAATGTTTCTTTTTTATCTGTTACATTCTTTAATAACTCTAGTAATTTAGTCATATAATTAGCTTGTACAACGCTATTTTTGTCTAATGTTAACTTACCTTTAACTACATGGCTTTGTGCTGCATTAATTGCTCTACGTATATCAGGATATGAAGAATTAATAATAGCTGCAACATCTTTAATGTCATATTCAACTTGTTTTTCTTCTAATACTGTAACTAATCGTTGAGCTACATCTTTTTTGCTAGGAGGTGCAATACCAAATGTTTGACATCTACTTTGAATTGGATCTATAATTTTTTCAACATAGTTACATGTTAGAATAAATCTAGTAGTTTTACTATATGTTTCCATTATATTTCTCAATGCTGCTTGTGCATTTGGGGTAAGATAATCAGCTTCATCTAATATAACAATTTTCCATCTTTTAAATCCTACTGTAGATGCATATCTTTTTATTTTATCTCTTACTGCGTCTACTGAGTTTTCATCAGATGCATTAATGTACATTAAATCTGCATCTACATTATTTGCAATAATTTTTGCTAATGTAGTCTTACCTGTGCCTGCTCCTCCATAAAATAGCAAATGTGGAACATCTCCATTTTCAATGAATATTTTAACTTTATCAATGATATGCTCATTACCAATATATCCATCTAATGTATCAGGTCTAAATGCTTCTACCCAAAGTGTATTTTCTGTTACTCCAAACATAATTTATTGTTTTCCTGTTGATCCAAATCCTCCAGAACCTCTCGTAGTGTCGGCTAATGCTAATACAGGATTCCATTTTATTTGTTCAACTTTATTTAATACTAATTGTCCTATTCGTTCGCCTTTTTCTAAAGTAACTTTTGATAATCCGTGATTAATTATAATTACTCCAATTTCTCCTCTATAATCTGCGTCTATAGTGCCAGGACTATTTAAAACCGTTATTTGTTTTTTATATGCTAATCCACTTCTTGGCCTCACTTGTATTTCATAACCTACTGGTATTTCTACATATAACCCAGTTTTAATTAAAGTACTCAATCCAGGTCCTATTATTGCTCCATGAGTTGATCTAACATCACATCCGGCACTACCTATAGTTTCATAGCCAGGAAGATCGTTGTCTGATTTATTTATTACTCGTACTTCCATATTAATTTTGTAATTGAACTAACCAATAATTTGAATCAAAGTCAGGACCTGTAAAATCTATTCTAGCTAATCCTTTAGATGAAAAATGCATTGTACCTTTATCTCCTTTATTTGCAGTTAATACTTCTTTTAGTTTATCTGCAGAGAAACAAATTGGTTCCATTGCTTCTGTACCACCATCTATTTCAAATGTAACATTGTCTGAATTAATAGTTGTATAATTAATAATAAACTTTATTTTACCGTTTTGTACTTGTACTGCAAAATTCTTTGCGTCTGGTAATGCATTTTTTGCTTTTATAAATTTATTAACAAATAATTCATCAATATCAATTGTAACATTATATTCTGGTTCTGCGTTAATTGCAGGAACTGCTGGTATAACAGAAGTATCAGCTAACATGAAAGTCATTGTGGTACTTCCTTCTTTGATCTTCATAGCATAATTCTTACCTGCAGACTCTTGTACATTGATATCGATATTTTCACCTACTGCGGATAACATTTTTGTTAATCCACCTGTATGATTAATACCTAATTCGCCAGACATAAATGGATCTGTTTTCCATTTTATTTTTCCGACTACTGTTTGATCAACATCTATTAATTCACAATTAACAGACTGACCATTTGCTTTAACAGTTACAGCTTCGCAATTTCCTGCTAGATAATATCTGTTAATAAACGATTGTAATTTACTTTTTTCCATTTGCTTTTATTTTTAAAATTTAAAGAATTTATTGAATTGATTTGCGTCAGTAGTTGATATACTATCACCACCAAACTTTTTGTATGTTTTTTTATAAGTCGCATATACTCTCATTGCATTGTCTGGATCGGCAAACATATCGTGTAATGATAATATAACATCGTATAATGGTTTTGGAATTGCTGTTTCTAACAATTCAACATGATTATTTACTAGTTTGCTTACATCTTTTGCAATGTCGACATATAAATGAGTATTATGTATAACCATTCTAGGCATACCTTCTTGGCTATATCTATCTAACCCAGTTGCTGTCTGGCCTCCTAAATAATCATATGTAAAATCATTACAAGCAGGGCAGCCTAAACTACATGGCACGTGTTTAGTAGTGTCAATGGCTACTGTTTTATTAGATCTATTAGCATGAGATTTTCTTCTATATTCATTATTTTTTGGAAAGTATAATTCTGTAAATGTTTGAGTTTTATAATTCCCAGAATGTAAATATGTTCCAAATACTGGATATTGTCCTGGTGAACTAGAATCTGTTGAGAATAATACTCTGTTATCAGTTAATTTGTTAATTAACTTTTGTAATGTTGCTAATATAAAAAAGTCTGATATTTTTGATATTCCTAGTAAATGTATATACTTTACATGATTCTTTTCAAATTCTCGTTCCTTTAACATTAAAGCAATAACATACATGAAATCTACTAATTTCTTAGGGCCTCCGATACACCAACCATTAAATGCAAAATCCTTAAACTTATGATACCATTCTTCATATTCTTCTGTATATGTTCCTTGTATAACATTTAAGAAATCAGTTTTTCCAGTTTGTTTAGATTCAAAATATTTAAAATTATCAAAACTAATATCCATGGATTCGGCAAATCTATTTTCATATTTTGCTCTTGGTGGAATATCTAAATTTGCTGCTACATCTGAATTATGTTCTAACCATTCAAATATTCTTTCACGAATAGTACCGTCCCACTTTAAAGCTCCTGTTGCTATTTGGAATCCGCCTGAATCTCCGAATACTAATACCTCATCATCTAAACCTAACTGATCACGAAAATCCATCTTTTTGAAATGATGTCCAGCAGTGATTAAGAAATATGGATGTCTCCATTCTGCAGGATACTCTTTTGAAAAGAATCTTGTTGTAGTTCCATCCTCAAATTTTGTATTCTTTTTGAATGCAGACACCATACTACCAGCTGATAACGATGGATAATATATAAAATTTTTATCCATTAATCAATTACTTCCCATGATGAATCTCCGAGAGTTTCAATTTTCGAAAATATAAATGTTACTATTTCTGCAGATTGTTTATCTAAACATCCTTTATCACTTAGCTGTTCTGCTAAAGCTTTAAAGGGAGTTTCAATAGTACTTCTAATTTCTTCTAAACCTTGTTTATCTATTTTCATGTTTTTCCTCTTTTTTATTTAATAAAATTTTACAATATTCGGCTTCATGCCAAACATTAATTTCTTGATTAATACCATTTGCTACAATGTATCCTTCCATTTGTCTACCTAGATCAGATATATCTACTATTTCATTGTGTCTATTAGGAAACAGCATTACATCACTAAATGTATCTAATGCAGATTGTACATTAAATGGTTTATACATTCTTTTACTGTCAATAAATTCTGGAAATGATCTAAAATTAGGATATACAATATCTGCTCCAAAAGCAGTAGCTTCAATTACAGTCCATGATACATAATCTTGTAAAGCTGAATTAAACTGTATACTGCAAGTAGATAACTCTGTATAATATTCTTCTTTTGTTAATCCTTCTAATAATTTAAATCTAGGCTCTTGTTTTGCTAATGATCTTAATTTATCAATAACGCCTGGTAACATTGATCTAAACTCTTTGCCTGAGGTAGTTATGTGCCATTCCCAATCTGTATATTCTTGTAGAAATTCTGTTGCTACTTCCATCATGAAAAATGGATTTTTCTCTTTGTCTAATCTGCTAGAGTATACAACAAATGGTTTTCTTTCTGCACCGGAGTTATAACTAGGCAATTTGTCTAATGTAGCTTGTTTATGAATTGGTAATGAAACAACATGTATTGGAGATTCAAATCCAGCTACTCGTAGTTGTTCTTTATGAATACTAGATCCTACAAATATACCTGTCATTCTTTTGTCTAAACCTAATTCAAAACCTCGCATCCATGTTCTCATAGGATATGTAAAATCATATTCATCTACACTTTGAGCATGTAACATTGCATATATTTCCAATTTAATACCATATAAATCAGCTGCATACAAAATAGATCCGATACCTGGATGCCAATAGTCTTGTAAAAATATAACATCTCCGTCTCTAACCTCATCTCGATTCATCATATCTAAAAAGTTGCTACATTGACTCATAGCAAACTTACCTCTACCTACTGCATCTAATACAGCTCCAATTTTAATTTGTTGATCTGGATCAAATTCTCCTTCTACATCAATATATTCAATTTTACCTGCATCAACATATGGCTGGAATGTTGCCGGCATCCATTCTTTAGATAACTGATATGTATATCTAGCCTTTAAAGGCTCTAAACCAAAATAAAATACTTTTTTCATATTAATAACCTAATTCTACTATTGCTCCGTTTTCCCAATCTTCCCAAACTTCTACTTTATACAAATTATTATTTTGTTCTAAAATCCAAGCGCCTATATCTTCACAACTCATTCTACCAAATTCTAATATATTACCACCAAAATTAGTTCTTAGTTGTTTTTTTAATTTTCTTTGCATTAAAATAAATTCTTCATCTCTATCTGTATGTGTTACTTTTGCATAGCAACGGAATCCAAACATATGCCTATGTCTGTCAGATAAAAATCCAACTTCCGGGAAAATTTCTTTAGCTTCTGGCCAACAATGAAATCCTTCTACGCTAAATGATACAACTACTGAATATTTCATATTTCTTCGTCAAATTTATAGTTATCTGGTTGAATTTCCATCATATTACATTTAGTTACTTGATGAACTCTATACCAACCTGCATCGATTGATAATGTGTCAGTGTCTTTAAGCATTTCTAAATAAGGATCTGAAATTCTATATATAATATGACATCTATTAAATAAGTCTGGTTTAATTGTGTCTAAAGTGTCTTTAGTAGCTTCTATAGTTACAGCACAATTTGATTCATCTAATATACGTCTAATACTTTCCAAATATTTTTCGTCTTTCATAGACTTTTTCATGAATTCAATTGTAAAATAATAATGAGGATATTCATTAAAATTTTCTACTTCTAAACCATAAGTTTTTTTAATATTATGATTTAAGTCTCTTACGAAGAAAGTCATAAGATCTGAATAACGACCTTCTACTTCTCTACCTTTCCATTGATGCTTACCGTACATATTTTTTCTTTATTATAATTAATTTTATTGAATTATCCAAATGAAAAGAACTTATTCATATTATTATTTTCAGGAAGTTTATCCCAATTCATTGATGCGTAAAAGTCATCTAACTTTCCACGTATCTCTCTGTCAAATATTTTATTTCTATCAATAAATTTTTCAACAAATTCTGTTATTTGGGTTGGATCTTCATAACCTCTAAGTGCAATGGTATCAAACCCCATTTGATTTGTTTTAAGATACGCCCATTTAATCTTATCTCCATTTTGTATATCTGCAAAGTTTTTTGCATTTTTATTTATACCTAAATGTTTAAGCATATCATTGTAATTTATTGAAGATTTAACATGTACTGGGGTTCCTAATGGATATCCAGATAATGTTTTTCTTCCTTTAGTATACTTTGTGATATTTTTAACACCTGTATTCTTCATGACATCCAATATTGGAGAATCTTGTATTTTGTCTTTGAAATCCATTATTAAGTTAGTTGTGGCATTCTTTGACTTTTCTTTGAGTATATACCATAATGTTTCTTTCATTATAGTTTTAAATTCAGTAGGGAAAGATGATCTGACTACGTCTAATCCTTTTATATCCATTTTATCCGTAGGTTTACCTTCTTTAAATATTACCCACTGAGCATATCTCTTTTTTGCTATCCACAGACCAGACTTAGCAACATATTCTTGTTTAATTTGCCATCTATGATCAAATGTATTATGAAAATGAACTGCATATTGATCATACATTTTATTTACATGCGATTGTATTTCAGATGCTATTTCATTTGTTTTTTCAATCATAAACTTTTCATCAGATTCATCAAATCCAGGATATCTTTTTTCTATTAAAGGTAAACTAGATACAAATGTTGAATCTGTATCTGTATAGAATGAAAATTCTGCTTTATTGCCATTAGCATTAATAAAATAATCTTTACCAACTTCTTTCTTATAGTACCCATTAATAACTTTTGCAGAAAATTTAATAACACTTTGGCCAGTTGCTGTGATAGCTCCTGCGTTATCTAAATCATGAAATCTAAATGTCTTTAATCCTAATACTCCATAAAATGAATTTAACAATACTTTTTGTGTTAATTGCATTGCATCATAAAATTTATACTTATCACTTCCTACTTCATGATTATCTCGTTCATTTTTAAATTTAACACGTTCATCAAACCATTTTTCTAATATCTTTGGTAAGAATCCTTTACTTCTAGTATCATATACTACTCCATTACTTGCAACAGTAAATTTATTATCAATTAGCCATTGTTTAATATCTGGAATAGTCTGGCCGTTACATACTACACTAACAGGCTCTTTACTTAGCAATGATTCTTGTTTCCAATTTGGAATAACACCTATTTTAGTTTCTGGAGATATATTAAGGCTCATTATGATGGATGGATATAGAGATGTTAAATCTAAATCGTATATCCATTTATATAGGCCTGGTATAGGAGGCATAACATATGCACCGGCTAATTTATTCTGCTCTTCATCTTCAACAAATCTAAATTGTTTATTTGGAGCTACTAATCCGTTTCTTTTTAAATCTACAATAGCTGCACCATCAAGATATTTAGATGCGTAATAAACATCTTCATATGGAACATGTCCTTTATGGCATATAGTTCTTGCTAAGTTGATTAATTGTAATTTTTCATCCAACTCATATACAAGATCAACATCAGTCATATTATATTCTATGAACTTGTTAATGTCTGAAACAAATAAATCATCTAAGTCACCATCATATTCAATTTTACCTTTACCTAACTCTGTTTTACCTACTGTATCTAATCTATAATTAGGAAGTTCTGTATATGTGAAGTTTTTATATAATTTAATATAATCTAAACTAGAAACTCCAAATATTTTATATCTTTCACGATGTTTATTCCATTCTACAATTCCAGCTGGAGATAATTTATTGGCAGACTTAGGACCTAATACTTTTTTAATTCTATTAATAAGATATGGAATATCATACCCATCAGTATTCCAGCCAGTTATAACAGTAGGTTGTATTTCTGAAAAATAGTTAATAAATTTAATTAGCAAATTTGCTTCATTATCAAATACCTCAACAGTATAGTTATCACCGTATATAATGTCATCAGATAATCTGTTTGCTTTATCCAATACTAATACTCTCCTATCTTTGCCAACTTTGTCATAATATGCTATTGATGTTATTTCGGTTCTAACATCTTCTGGAGTAGAATATCCATCTGCATCTTTTGCTGTTTCAATATCAAAAAAGAAGTCGGAATGACCAGTGGATACTAAATCAGACTCATAATATAAGTCTATTAATGTTCTAACCTCTTCATTTAAATCAGATTCATATGCATCTGAATTATCTCTATGATTGCCTGGAGTCTTTGATAATTTAGTGCCATTTAGTGATACATATTCTCCATTTGTATCTGGAATATATCCATATGGAGTAAACTTAAAAGTTTTATGACCTAATTCGTCATCCCATACATGCATTGTGCCAGTTTTCTTATGATATGCTATATTTTGATACATTTATTGTTTTTCTGCTTTTTTTATGTTATACATTCCGTATATATTAATTGATATAATAACAAAACTTAGTACTAGATGACTAAAATTATCGATAAAGAAATCATATATTATCCATCCTGTATCTCCTATAATCCATGCAATCATTGCATATATAGTTAATTGGCGAGCATTATAAACATACCCTAATAATACTAATCCAGTACTAATCCATCCTAATAAGTCTATCATAATTATAATATAAGTAATTCTTTTTGTTTTTCCAATACCGGTAAAATAGCTAACTCTTTTGCCTTAGCTTCAACTACTATGTCTAGATTATCAACATTATAAGTATTAGGAGTATTCACAATATAATCTGCATGGGCAGGCTCTTTTATCTTTGAGAATTCTTTCTTGAACTTTGCAAAGGTAGGCCAGCTATCAATTTCATCCCACGAAATACCATGCTTGCTACATACTTCATTCAAGAAAGCTTTTTTTTCGTTTCGTCTAGACTCAGAATAATGAGTACATTGAGTTACACCATACTTCTCCCAAGTAGATCTTGCCATAAAGAATGCCTCACGTTCAGATAAATCGCCTGTACAAAAGGTATGATGCCAATAGTCAAATGTAATGGGAATACCAATTTCTTGGTGTATAAGCTCGTATAGATGCCTTACACTATACATAGATGCCTTATCATCATTCTCTAGTACTAATCTAGATCTACAAGACTCAGATAATCGTCTCCAGGTCTTGATCCACCGCTTAGCAGTAGCTTCACGATCACCATATGCGCCAGCAACATGTATATTAATCTTATTCTCAAAGGACGGCTCATAACCCATAATATCAAACATTTCAGAGTGTCGTTCTAGACCAATAATACTTTTTTCTACAACATCTTGCCTAGGAGAACCTAATACATGGAACGGTCCAGGATGAGTAGTTAGTCTATGTCCATTGTCTCTAGCAAATTCTCCAGCTGCATGCAAGTGATAAGCAATTTCTTCAAAGTCAGGTAAATCATGTAATTCATATTGATCATGCCATGGAAATAATTCGGAGCCTACACGAAATAAAGTAATACCATGGTCGTCATTCCATTTCAGATAAGTAAGTAAATCTTTAGCATTGTCTAATGCTTTATCTGAAATAAGCTGTAAATTATCGGGATACCAAGAAGCTTTACGTGCAGTCCTTGAAGTAGTAACTCTACCACCTTCATTCTTGGGTCTACTTGTTAGTGTCTGATTGACACATGCATAACCATATCTAATCATATTTTTATTATATAATAAGAAATAATTATGTAATATCCAAGTTTATGAATATGATTGTAATAATCTCAATACTTCGTTTAGTGCTGAATGTCGATGATTATCCTTTAAAGTAACAGCATGAACAAATTTTGAATCTTTTACTTTAGGAACATCATGTATAGCTGAGTCATTACCAAATTTTAAATCTATTTGTTGTGGGTCGCCTGTTAATATCATAGTTGAGTTTTTACCTAATCTACCTAATACCATCCCTAGTTGTTGTTTAGTTAAATTTTGAAACTCGTCTATAATCACACAAGCATTTTCAAATGTCCTGCCTCTAAAATGGGATAACGATACTAACTCAATATTTTCATCATTTTCCATTTTTTCAAGTATAGCTGGTTTATTATAAACTTTTCTCATATTAGAACGAATTGGTACTAACCAAGGTTCCATTTTTTCATTTAATGATCCAGGTAAATAACCATTATCTTCATTTGATACAGTTGGTCTAGTAATAATAATTTGATTAACACTTCTTTTAAAAAACATATCCAATGCAACCTGTACTGCTAATAAGGTTTTTCCACTTCCAGCCTTACCTATAATAAAATTGTAAGGATGGTGTAATATCTCAGCTTTAGCTAATTTTTGTTCATCTGATAATGTAATATTAAATTTTATGTTTCCTTTCGGAGGATTTTTGTCTTTATTATCTGGCATTATATATTTTTTATTTTAATCGTTATATCATGAGGAGCTGGTTCGTCTCCTCCAAAATATGGCCAAAGTGCAAACTTACGACCGGACCAATTTGAACAATATCTTGGCATTGTGTCACAAATTCCATCTATACATACTATATAGGTTTCATTTGAGAATGACATCTCAATATTTATAATGTCATTAATAGTAATCGTACTAATTGATTGAAACAAAAAATTGCCATCATTGCGATTATATGATAATAATTCTAATCCGTTATTATATCTCCATCCAATTCGATGAGATGATGTTGAATGATGATTTCCGCAATCTGAAAATCCTATTAATTTATTAACATCTAATTGATTTAATGGATTCTGCGTTTCGTATATAGCTGAGCTATCAAAAATAACTTGCCATTGCCATGAATTTTCTTTATTATCATTGCCATATAATTTATCTAGTTTACCATTTGAATAATGACTTCCTTGATCGATAATATATGTTTTAAATCCATTTTCGTCTATTTTTTTACATGACGTAAATAAAAAATATAAAGACATTATTAGGATGTAATAAATAAATGCTACAACAGTTGCTTGCCCCTTTGGCATTTTAGACTTTATAACATTTTTATCTTTTTTTATTTTTAACATATTAGTTTGAAACCATGGATATTTCCATTTCTCTTACTAATATATATTCCGTACCATCAATTTTTACTTTCTTTTGTGCACCAGTATTATTTTTATGTATTAAAACAGTATCTCCCGGAGAGACTGACATTGGTATTCTATTTCCAGTTTGAGTAAATAATCCATTACCTACAGATATAACATCTGCATATATAAATTCTCCGTCTATACCATCTACTAATATTATTCCACTTTCTGTTTTATCAGCTTTTTCTTGTTCTTTTATTAAAACTTGATCTCCAATTGGTTTCATTTTCATAACTTTTCCTTTATTTTATGTTTTCTAATATACTTCGTAATTTATCTATCATTTCCTGAACTTCATCAGGATCCATTGTTATTGCACAACAAATATTAACATTTTCTTCTATTTCATCCAGTAGTAATAATGCTTCATCCATTACACTCCTCTTTCTGTGTCATATGCTATAATGTGGTCTCTACCTGTCATATTATATCCTTTTTCAGCACATAATTCAAATACTAATGGATACATTTTTACTAATGTTTCTCTAGTATCACCAGCTGGCATTATAAATGTTTTATTTTTTGGAATATCCATTTCAACTCTAAATGTCTCAATTTCTTCTAGATTTTCATTTGTGCCATCCCATACTGGCTTGAAATGATAATCTTTATGATATGCAATTGTTTTACTAATAGCTTCCTTATTTAATCTAAGTCTATTGTGAACTTTAATCATTCGCTCATCGGCGATAGCCCCGTTAGGTGTAACAGCACCAAGTACAGGCACACTGTTACTAAATTTAGGACTAAGACTAATAAGATCCAAAGGATAGTCTGTTTCAAGAAAGTGAGAGCCTTCTGTTTCAATTGTAACCAAAATGTTTCTTTCATTTGCAAAATGTGTTATTTCATTTACTAAAGCAGGATGCATTGTAGGTGAACCACCTGTTAACATCATTTCCTTTACATGGGGATTATCATCATATATCTTAATAATATCATTAAAAGTAAATGTACCTTTTTCTGGGTGAATGCTTGTATACCAAGAATCACACCAACCGCCTTCTCCAAAATAACATCTATGGGTACAGCCTGTAGTTCTAACTGCAATAGTTGGTCTACCAAATCTAGAACCTTCTGATTGTACACATCTATATACTTCTAAAACTGGTAATACTTTATTATAATCTTCTATTCTTTTTAATCTACTTTGTATCTTTCTTTTAGAAGATCCAATTTCTCGTTGATATACTGTTTTGCCTCCATTAGGAGATTCATATATTAGGTTATTCTCCATATATAGCTGTATTTTTTTTATTTTCAAAAAATTCTACTCGAGCTATTTTTACTCTATCTGTAGTTTCTTCTTTTACAAAATCATTTAATTTATTAAATATGTATTCTGCAAACTTTTCTGCTCCAGTCGGTCCTTCCATAACTCTTAATTGAATAAGTCCATCATCTTGCATTTTTAAAAATGTTTCTAGGTATGGATCATCTTCTGCTATTATTGTAGTATGATCAAACATATAATCCATCCATTCTTTTGCAGACATTCCATCAATTTTTGTTTTAGACCTTTTCATTCCTCCGAAATCCCATACCCAATTTCTGTGATCTAATTCTCCTTCAAATGTTACTTTAAATTCAATTGCATATCCATGTAAAAATCTGCAGTGTGTTTCAATAGCTCCAAATTGACGAAATACTGTACTAAATCCGTCAAATATTTTTGTTGATTTAAATTTACTCATTATACTAATTCTTCTATTATTCCTATAATTTCACTTATTACTAATATTATTGTTGCTGTTATTAAACTAAATGGTATAAAAAAATAACCTATTATTCTAATACAACTTTTAATAAAACTTATTGTTTGATGTTTTTTTGCATTTGGTTGATTCATTAATAACTTCTTATAAATTCATAAAACTCATTTCTAGTTGCAGGATCATTTTTAAATGCGCCTGTAAGCTTACTTGTTTTCATTGATGCTCCGCCATGTTTAACTCCTCTACATGAAACACAATTATGAGTTGCATCTATCATAACAGCAACACCATTATTATCATTAATAATAGTATTAATTGAATTATGAATTGCAACTGTTAATTGTTCTTGTATTGCTCCTCTTCTACCAAAATGTTCTACTAATCTATTTAATTTTGATAATCCAATAACTTTACTGTCTTTACCTGGAATATAAGCTACATGAACTTTACCCATAATAGTTTGATGATGGTGAGAACACATTGATGTTAATGGAATACCACCTTCAAATACCATACCATCATATCCATCAGATGGAAATGCTGTAATATTAGGAGCTCCATTATATCTTCCAGCCCATAAATCATTTACATATGCTTTTGCTACTCTTCTAGGAGTATCATTTGAATTAGGATCATTTCTCCAATCGCATTTTAAAGCATCTAAAAACTCACCATACGCTTTTGCAGCTTTTTGAATCATATCATTTTTTTGATAATCATCTAATGGGCCTCCGGATGCTACACCATTTGCAAATCCTTCTTTTACTAATTCAATACTTTTTTTAGTTGTCATATTTATGTTTTAAGTCTTTTAATAAGTTTGAAATCGATTTAACTGTTTCTAAATTAACTGTTAACCACTTTTTATATTTTTTTTGCTGTAATATTAACTCACTACATTTTTCATATTCTTCTAGTTGTTCTCCAACTGAAATTAAATATGATAAAAATTCATTGATAGTTCTGTTATATTCTTTCATAACCGCATCATTTAATATATGAAGATCAATACCATCTTTTTTTGAAAGTATTTTTACACATCGAAAAAACATGCTTCTATCTACATCAGATGGATTTAAGAAATTAAAACTCATTCTTTTTATTTTATTATAATAAAATTATATTAATTATCCAAATTAATATGGACAATGATAGCAGCCATTTGTGCAACAATATCCTCGTTTCAAATGATATTGTTTTGTCATTATCATCATTCCACCTTCCCAATAGAAATCCTGTAACGAATTAATTTTTTCTTTGAGATCTAGTTCTGATATCCAGTCGTCTGCTCTCATTATTGTATCTCACACGCTCCACCAGCACAAGCTAACTCTCCTGCTAAATCTGTTTCATCTTCAGTTTCAATAATTTGAGTTAAATCTACATCTTTCAACGTTTCCATTAATTCGTTATATTTGTCTTCTGTTATATCTTCGAAAGGCGCTTGGGTATATGTTCCTCCGTCATACGGTAATACAGATAGACCATTATAATGTTTTCTATTATCCCACATCCAATCTCCTGCTGTTTCCCATTCTTCTGCTTTCAAACTAACAGTTGCTGAAACATTATGAGTATTAGATCCATTTCTATGTCCTGGAACTACCCATTCCATTGCTATTTTTTTAATTCTTTCTAACAATTGAAATGGAGACTCTGTTCGCATTATTGCTCCATCTGGTGCTTTTTGTGGTATACTAATCACAGCTGTATCATGTGGTCTAAAATATTCATCTTCAATTAATTCTGGATGATGTACACTTAAGTGCTTATACATTGACTCATTTTTTCCAACCCTAACTCTTCTGATATAATAATCATTGTGCCATGCATGAATGCCAGATGAAGTTCCTAATGCTAGAGATGTTGTTCCAGCTGGTTTAACTGTCGTACATCTAGCTGCAGGATTTATACCAATTAGTTTGGCGACTCTTACGTTTTCTCGTTTTACTAATTGAGCGGCTTTCTTCAAGTCGTAACCTAGAACGGTGCCAGAACCGATTCCCGTCATAGATACTCCTATCAGAGCATCTTTTTCTGTTGTTTCTCTCCATATGTCCCTTAAATAATGAAAGTCAGTGTAACCTGCTTGTAATGTTCCTATAAACGAAGCAGCTTTTACTCGTTTATTTAAATCATCCTGCGATTCAATATCTGAAGCATTTACTTCACATAAATTGCAGAATTGAAAAGGTCTTAATGCTATTTCACAACATGGATTAGTTCCCCAATCTTTGTCGTTGTTTAAATATATGCCAGGCTCTCCTGCTCCTGATAATTCAACTCTTTTCCATAACTCCATAAAGAACTCTTTAGTTACTTTGTGTCTCATTAACACAGCTGAGTTATTAGCTCTACCTCTTTGCGGAGCTTCTTCCCACCAATGTCCTGCTTTACATCCTATCATAGCATCATCATCTGCAGAAAACAAACTAATCAAAGCTGCTCTTCTAATACCTCCTGCTAAAACTGCGTCTGCTATATGACAAACTATGTCATGAGTTTCTAATGTTGATAATTTATCACCATCTTCTTTTGATTCTAATATACCTGTTATCTTAAGAATGCATTCTTTTAATGGTTGCGGTCCCGGTGCTTTGCCACCAGATGTAACTAGTTGGGCGCCTTTGGCTCTAATATCAGAATAATCAAATTCTATTCTTGAACTTTTACCATTTAAATATGACTTCATTAACACTTTAATTGCATCTGCCCAGCCTTCAATACTATCGCCAATTAAAAATCTTCTTTTTCTTTTTTGATATGGTTTATTTACTGGAGGTAAATTTGTTACATGGTGTCGTTGAACTGAATATCCTACTCCAGTTCCGCCTAATAATAAAAACATTGTTTCGCTAAATGCATCAATATGATCTATAGGTAGGTAAGCACAATTATAAACTCTATTAGGAGATATTTCAATTGGTTTACCACCAAATTGTAACGATCTCATCGAAGGAAGTATTTTTTTAGAATATACTAATTTATAAACATCTTCAATTTCATCTGTTAAAGCAGGATATCTTTTAATATGCATATTCTTATTACGTGTAACTAACTCTTCCCAAGTTTCTCTTCTGTTTAATTCTGGTATAAATTTTGCATACTTCATGTATACTGTTATATCTGATAAAATTTTATTTGATATGTTCATATGACTCCTACTTTTTTTATTTTAGACAAAAATAGACCCCTTATAGAGGTCTAAGATTAATTTAATATAAATATAAATGTTATCCTAAACTTCCGCCTAAATCTTTAAATTTTTGTGCTAAATTTTTCTTTACCAATGTTTCTCCTGTTTTCATTGTTTGGGTAGTCTGTCTTCCTTGAGATGTTTGTGGCTCAAAGAAATCAAACTGCCCGTTATTTGTGTTAATTTTACTTGGTAATGTAATACCATCTGGGCCAAATCTATTTTTAATAACATGGCCTCTACCAGTACCAGATAATTTATCTTCAACTTTTCTTGATAATGACATTAAGAAATCTGCAACCATTACTTTACCATATGATGATGCAATTTTATCTGCTTCAATAACATCATCTTCTAATGCAGATCTACCTGCTTGAGATGCTGTCCAAACTGGAACATTATATTCCCCGGCCATACCTCGCATTTCTTCATATAACTCTTCTAAAGCTTCATGCTTATCTTTTTTAGTATTTACTTTTAATAAATCACCATAATCTATTACAATTAAATCTGGAGTATTTCCTAGCATAATTGTTTTTTCAATATGTGCTTTTATTCCCATAACACCAGTAGACTTAGTTGGATAATATTTTATAATTAATTCTCCAGATAATGTCTCTAATTTTTCTTGTATATCATCAGTGTAATTTTTTAAATTCTGAGCAGCAATACCAGTAACTACAGAATCATAACGTTGACCTACATAATTATCATTTAACTCTAACGTATAGTGTATAACTGTTTTACCTTTTTTAACAGCATTTGCTCCTATATTAATAAGCATCCATGATTTCCCAATACCAGCTGGAGCCATAACTACTCCTAATTCGCCGGCAGCTAATCCACCATCCATTAAATCATCTATTACATCCCATCCGGTGCTAATAGTGTTTCTAGCTGATTCAGTATATCTAGCAATAACATCTTTTTTATATTCATGACCGATGTCAGTGTCAGCACCAGCTTTCATTGCTGAATCTATTTTACTTTTAATTTCATCATAACTACCCATTTTGAGCAAATTAACCGAATCCATTATTGCTCGCTTAATTTCTTGATTCTTACAAAACTTAAGTATTTCATTTTTAACAAAGTCTAAATCATCTGACTCCATAAATCGAAATACTTCTTTTAATTGTTCTAATATTGCAGTTTTAAGAACATCATTATCTATTTCTGTTACTTTAACTTTTAATACATCTTTTGAAGGTGGAGTTTTATACTCACGGAAATGTTCTAGTAATATATCTAATAACCAACTATTAGCATCAGATTCGAAATACTCTGACTGTATAATATCAGCAATTTGTTGTAAAAATGTTCTATCCACAAACATAGCTGCCAAAACTTTAATTTGAAACGACCATCCATACTCACTTAACTTATCTGTCATAAATTATTATATAAAAAATAAATAATAAATCCAATTTATTTTGTTTTTTGTGCAAATGCACTCAATGATAACCAGGTGTTATTTAACCAGTCTGGCATATTTTTCATTACAGACCACATTTTGTCTTCCATAAATAATCTTCTAAATTCAATCTTATTTAATTCTGATACTGATGATTCCATAATTTTTCTAATATTACTTTTTGTTTGTGCTGGAATATCTAATAGTTTTAGATTCATTAGTTTCCAATTATCTGAAATAATATTTTTGTTATCTATTATTTTATTATATGTTTTTGATTCTGTTACATTATTATAACATGTTTCCCATAAATCATCTAATTCATATTCTTGTTCTTTATCCAAGTTAGGAACATGTTTTAATAAAGTTTTTGGACCAATTCCCATTACTCCAGGAATATTATCTGACTTATCACCTGTAAATGCTCTATATAATACATAGTTTTTAGGATGTACCTGAAACTCATCTAATAATTTTTCTGTATCATATAATTTCTTTTTAATAGGAGACCAAATTTGAATTTTATCATTAATTAATTGATAAAAATCTCTATCAGTTGATACAATTGTCATTTTTTTACTTTTAGCTTCATACATTTCAGTAATATATGCAATTGTGTCATCTGCTTCAATTCCATCCATTGATAAAAATGTAACTGGTAATGCATCTAAATATGAAACTAATCTGCTGAATTGATGTCTCATAGCTTCTTGCTCATGTTCTATACTAGGCATATGATGATCATGTCTTCGCAATCTTGTTTTATTAACACGATTACCTTTATAATCTTTATAAATCTTTTTTCTTCGTTTAGATCCACCAACCCCATCAAATACAATGATACATCTAGAAGGCTTAAAATCTCTAACACATTTTCCAATGCTATATAAAAATCCTGTAATCCCTCCTATATGTTCTCCATCTTCGTTAGTTGAAGGAGTTGCTGAAAATGATCTAATAAAAGTATTGAGTCCATCAAAAATCATAATATGATCATCAGGACTCTGATTAATACTTTCTTTTTCTTTTTGAAGTTGCTTAAATAATTCTTGATATTTATTCATTATCCTTCTTCATTTATAACTTCTTCATCAACTACTACATCGTCAATACCACCATCTATTCCGGCTCTGTATTTAAATATATATGCTTCACAAATTCTATTATACAGTCTATCTTTCATTTCGGAATTTTGTATTACCTTTTCTATGAAATCTTTACTTTGAAATTTGATAGTTTCTAGAACTTCGCCAGTATCTGGATCAACATCATCTAATGAATACCAAGCTCCTGATTGAGAAACTAATTTGAAATTCTTCATGATATTTAACCAACCGCCATAGTTGTCAATTCCACTATCATAATATATTTCATAATCAATTTTTCTGTTAGGAGGCCCCATTCTGTTTTTTACAACATGTACATTAGTTTTATTTCCAACTACTTGATCTGTTCCGTTTACTCTGGCCTTTATCATACCAGTATTTTTTAAACGAAGTCTAACCGATGAATGAAATGGTAAAGCTTTACCACCTGCAGTTGTCCATGGATCTCCAAAAGATACGCCTAATTTAGTTCTTAACTGATTAGTGAAGATTAAACATATTCTTTCTCTAGCTATCCAATTAGTAACTTTTCTCATAGCTTTACTTAATATAATAGATTTGGATGTTGCATATCCATCTTTATCATATTCCATTGCCATTTCTATTTTAGTAGATGCTCCCATTACTGAGTCTACTACTATAGTTACTAACCTATCTTTGTCAGACTTTCTAACATTTTCAACAATTGTTTCAATAGTTTCAAATATTTCTTCAATTGTTTCTAATGGAACATATAACATAGTTTTTAAATCTACGCCAATTGCTGTTAAGAATTCTGCACTACTAGCTGATTCTGTATCAATATATACTGCTAATCCATTTTTCTTTTGCGTCTCTGCTAAGGTATGAGCTGCTAGTAATGATTTACCAGAAGCTTCAAGTCCTGTTATTTCGGTAATTCTACCAACAGGAAAACCTCCATTAGGACGATTTGAAATGGCTAAATCTAACATTGAGCATCCGGTAGATATCCATTCATTAACATTTGTAGGAGCATCATCATCACCATCTAGAAAAAATGCTGACTTGTAATTTTGTCCTTTAAATTGTTTATTAATGCTATCTGCTAGCGCTGATGCTAACGAATCTTCCAGTTCGCTCTTTTTCTTTCCCATATATAACTTTCTTAATTATTGAATAAATCGTCAAATGCTTCTGCTACGTCTGTTTTTTTAGTAACAGTATCATTCGATTTTGTTTCAGTTGCAGGAGTTGCTGCAGCTTTTGGAGTTGACGTATCAGAGTCAGCACTTTCTGGATTCATCCAATCATTTAATGCTTTTTCTAATTCTTCATATGTTGGCTCTGGAAATAGATCTGTTATTTTAGGTTGATCCATTATTGATTTTGCAATTGCTTTATCTTCAGTAGCTGCTGATGTATTAGGTTTAACTCTAATAGCTGTTTTTGGATATTGACCAGGACCTTCTGATGGAGTAAATTCAACGTCAATGTCTCTTCCATTCATTAAGTCGGTAATATCACCATAATCAGGGTCTGCTATAATAGATAATAATTCAGAATAAATTGTTTTTCCGAATCCCCAAAATTTAACACCTTCAGATTCTTTACCTCTTACTATAACAGGAACGTACGTTCTCATTTTTGGTTCAATTTTTCTACCCATTAACCAGTCATCTTTATCACCAGTTTTCTTAAGCTTTTCAGCAAATTCTACTACTGGATCAGCATTACCAAATGTTATTGGAGAGAGCATACTTCTCTTTGCAATATCATAATGGAAATACATTTCTAGGAAAGGGTTTTCTTTTCTGTGAACGTAAGGGACAATTCTTACTCTTTGTTTGCCAGGTTCTGGCTTGAAATAGTTATTTCTTCTGTCGTTAGTTGTTGTTAATTGGTTAAGTTTCGCCTTTATGGCGTTTAAGTCTAAACTCATATTGTATCCTTTAATTGTTTAATTGTTATTATTTGTTTATTTATTAATTATATTATAAGTAATTAATTCGTTAATTCAAAGTTAATTGTGTAATTGTTTATAAATTTGTATGTTTGATATCACCACGTTGAAGTGTCGGTTTATCTGCATCCATATCAATTTTTGGAAGTATGTCACTATTCCATGTTGTTTCTATATCTTTATTCCTAGTAGCATATGTTTCAGATGGAGGAGCATAATAGTAATATCCTCCTTTAGAATTATACGGACTTCGTGTAAACCTCAATTGTTTCATAGATACTAATATTTCTTTACCCAAAGATCTTTGATTTAATATCCCTAGTTTTTTTAATGATGTAAATATACTAGGTATCTTTCCGTCTCCAACATTATCTGCAGTATAATCTTCTACTGACTTTGTTATCCACGCTACATCTGTAATAGTTGTTAATGATGCTAGCGATATATTTAGTAAGGAAGGATTTGAATAATTATCCATTAACCAACTGACTAAAGACTTTCCTAAATTTTTTTCAACTTCTTTTAGTATTTTGGTATCAGTAATTCTTGCTATTTCTTCTTGCATGACATCTTCTTTGTCATTTAAAACTCCTACTGCATCTTGAATTTTATCTGCTATATCAAAACCTAATGATGGTATTGAAAGATCTTCTTGTTCCTGAAGATTTTTAGTACCAATTCTTTTCATTAACTTTTTAAAATTCATTAGTTTTATCGTTCAAGTTCAAAATCATCATCAAACGTATTTCTAGGTTTTTGATATGATTTATCATAATTACCTTTTCGAAGATCTCCCATTAATGAGTTTGGAATGTATAACTTATCGTCTGCTAAAAATTCTCCTGCCAATTTTCCATCAACATAAATTTCCAAGTCTCCGTTTTGGCCAATTTTCCATTCGCCTGTATCGCCTTCTTTTTTCTTGAAATATCCTTTAAGCCAATTTTGTTGATTTGCTGCAGCTTCAGTTATTAAATTAGATTCTTTAAGATTTTTTGTACCAAATCTTTTCATTGATTCTTTTAAATTCATTATTTTTCCATTTTTTCTAATGTGTCAATATTAAAATCTTCCAATTCTCCATGAAATGCCATTGATCCTTCCATACCCCATTCATTACCGCCATCGTCAGCTCCCATTAAGTAGATTGCTTTTTCATATCCATGATCATCTGTTTCTTCATAATCATCAAATTCTATATCAAATGGTGAACTTCCATCTATACTAACTGTTATTGTAAGATTTGTACCACTACCCATTTTTGTATTTTTCAATTCAATTCTTGGCTGATAGTTTTGATTGTCTTTATATTTTAAATCTGTTCGTACATTTCCGTCTTTGTCTTTTAAGACTTCTGTTATACCCATTTTTGCAATTTTAGACTTAATCAGTTGTATGTATTTATCATCGTCTCCAGGGCCTGCAGGAATTGTTCCAGCTAACATTCCTTGTTGTCCGTTAATTTTATACAATCCTTTAAATACAGCATTTGTTCCTATTATTAATGCAACATTATTAGATTTATCACCGATTGTAGCTACAGTTTGACCATTTTCTAATTTTTTAAGTTCAAATCCCATATCAATTAATGGTTGTAATCTATTGAAAGATTGTTCTTGAAGATTTTTTTGATGATTTCTAGTAGCGTCTGCTAATGTGGGTAATGATCCATCTGCATTTCTTTCCCATGCAAATCCTTCTTTTAGTAAATTTTTTAATTTAATCATGATAGTATTTTCTTTATTACATATATAAATATAGTTAAAAATTAATTCTTTTAAAAAATACTAAGTCTATCCTGCGATAACCATTATCATCAGTTAATAAAAAAGAATTTTCAAATGCTTCCCATGGTAAAATCATTGTTTTATCTAGTATACCATTGTTTAAATCTTTGATAACTTCATTTAAAGCATTAACCGTATATAATGTGTTAGTTTCTTTTTTTCTGTGAATTGATATTGTATTTTTTCCACGATATCCGTTATCTGCAGCATTGAATGTGCAATATAAATCATTTCTGTTTTCATAGTTTGCAAATACAAATATTCGGTTTTCTGGAATTTCGAAGTTTTGCTTGATATATTCTGTAACTATGTCTAAATTTGTTTTATGTGCAAATGTGCACAATAGTTGTGTCCTCACTCGTTATCCTAATTTTGATCTAATTGATATGGTTTATTATTAGCACTATGATTTGTTAATCTAAAACGATATTGACCTTGTGAAATTTGATATATTAGAAAATCAGAAGGACTAGATAAATATGGTTTTTGATCTTTAGCTTCTTTTAAATAATATACAACTCCTAATACTCCTTTAAAAAATGTATTTTTAACAGTATTTAATTCTTCTATAAAAATTCGTGGATTCTTAATAAATTCATTAAATTCAATTCGTTTGAACCAAATTTGTATATTTTGATTTACATTATCAATAGCATCGCCAATATTAATATTTGCTGGTTCATCTTCTCCTGATTTTAGTTCAATATTATCAGCGTCTGTATCTGATATCCAATATGCTTTTTCTTTGCCTCCGGTTTTAACAACTAATCTTGTATCTTTTACATCACTATCAAATTTTGTTTGATAAAATAATTGATTTAATTCTTTAAATCCTTCATACCAATTATGAAATAACATTAGTTTCCATTCATTAGCACTTTTAATTTTATTCATATCAGCAAGAGATTCAAATCTAGATTCTAATATGTCAATTAATTTTTTTACTAATGGTTTTGATCTATCATCTACCATTGGTATTAATTCATCTCCAGGATCGCCTATTCTTGAAAATGGAACAATGATATCATTATAAAATTTTATAATTTTTGGAGCAAAATCAAAAGCAAATGCCATTCCTTTTTTTGCTGGTCTAAATGCTTTCTTTTCTAATTCTTTAACTTCCCATTCGCCATTTGACATAACAATATCATGACGTTCAGTACCGCCTGGTGCAGAATCTTTTACTGCTAATAGTGCCATCATTTCTCCTCTTCCCATTCCGGAGGCAGCACCTCCAGGTATAACATTATAAAATTTTCGAAATGGAATATATCCTGTTTGTACAAATGATTCAATTGAATGTATTCTAAAATTTTCTGAAAATTCTCGTTTCTCTGTATCTGATAATCCAGAATATATAGTTATGATTATGTTAATTAAATCATTAGGTATTTTTATATCTAATAGTCTTGATCTTAAATCATCTTCCAATAAAAGTTGTGTATTTTCTAACTCCGGATCTTGTTCATATAATCCTTTTGCCTGACGAATTGTTTGATCAATTTCTTGTTCAGAAAGTATATCAGTTTCTTGTAAAACAGAACGAAGAACTTCATAGTCAGAATCTTTTGTTGGATATCCAGCGTCTAATTGATATGTCCATTCATTAATAATTTTATCTATCATAACTTGATGTCATTCATTTTACTATAAATATTGCCTACTTTACATTTAACAGGGAAATTATTTCTTTCTAATTGTGTTTTAATTTGTGGTAATATTTCTTTAGCTTCATGAATTGGAACATCGAAGAGTACAGAATCATATGTATATAATATTATACATGTTTTATAATTTTTAAGTAGTATTGATAATTCATTTAGTCGACTTGCTGTAAATTCTGTCTCTAATGCTTGAAGATAATAATTAAATAATTTATTTTGATTCATGTTAGACAAATTGTCTGAACTTAAAGATCTTTTTAATATTGGAGTTTGTATATACTTGTTTGATTTCCATTTTGACCATAACGAATATACAAAATTATTTACTTCATTAAAAAATGGAATTTTTAAAAATTCTTTTTCTATATGTCCATATAACAATCTAAATGTTATTTGTTTGCTTTGTTCATATTGTTCTACAGTCAATGAATCGGTTCCAAAATAAAATTTACCAAAATATGTATGTATTGATCCAGCTGGTAATTTATATCCAATTAGTTGTGCAATTAATCTTACATGATATGCATCAAAATCAAATTCCACTAATGCTCCTGCGTCAAACCTACTACAAAAAGCATCTCTTGTTCCATCTTCTTTATTCATAGCTGCATAATTAAATCCACGGAATGCATTAGACGGTCGACCTGTAGTTGTATGATAATGATAATTAGAATAAACTCGTCCATTTGTAATTAACTCTTTCATTTTAAAAGAATTATCAACTTGCATTCCGTTAGATTCAATTTCAGAAAATATTTTTGGATAATATTCATTGAATTGTTTATATGACTTACTTAATTTTGAATTAACAATCATTGGCATTGCATACTTGCGTATTTTTTGACACATTTCTGCATGTTTCATTAATGGAATAATTGTATTAACATGTTGTAAATTAGTATGTCGCCTCCAATAAAAATTATGAGCTGATGTATAATAATGATTTTCATTATATGATTCTCCATATGTATACCACCATAGAGTTTTCACATCATATACATTATTATTTCCGCCCATTTGTAGCCATAACTTTTTGTCATGTACAAATATAGATTCTAAGTTGAGAACACGGTGTAACTGTTCTGAAAATCCGGTTATTTGTTCTGTATGATGTATTGGAATAACGAATTCTAATTCATTACTAGTATATACGTATATACATGAGATTTTATTACATATCGGGTGAAGTTGATGATCTGATAGTATAGGAACTACTAAAACATATTTTTCTTTTTCAATCTCATGTAACAACGAATCTAGTTCTACTACATCGTCAATTATTATCATACATTACTATAATAATAAAATTTTTTGAATTATCCAATTGGATTAATGTCTTTGGGAACTATATATGTAGTGTCAGAAAAATATTCAGATAAATTAGTTAAATAAGTACTAATAGTAGGAATAGTTCGTGCAGCTATATTTATTTGATCTAAGTTTTTATCTGTTACAGATTTTAATGTTACGCCATTTTTTATGATTGTTTCTAAGTTACCGGTAATATACCATCGAATTGATGTAGAAATATATAAGTTTGGATCAAATTTGTTTTCATTTAATTTTTGTTGTTGATCAGTATTAATTTCAATAATATTATTTGTTACAATATTTTGTACAAAATAACGATCAACATATCCATTATTGATATTTGTTTGAGTTATTTTAATTTTAATTGGTTGCAATGATTTATATGTTGTTTCAATATCAAATTTTATTTTTTTATATGATTTATTAGCAGTTGGTGTTTGTTTATATTTAATTAATGATATAGACGAATTAACATTCCATTTTGCATTAGTATATACTTCGCCAGTTGCATATCGATGGTATAATCCTATATAATCTTCATTATCTGTAGTCATCCACTCTTGACCAGTTGTATAAAGATTATTTGTTATTTCATCTTTTGTATATCTTAATTTTTTTCTGCTCATATTTTTGGTCTCATTATACAAGTTATTTTTGTTGTCCACATTCCAGATGTATCTACATTGTGTTGAATATTTGTGATACTAAAAACTGTAGTGTTTCTGTATCTTTTTGGTATTCCTTCAAAATCTAAAACATCTCCGTATCTAAATCCGCTTACTCCATCAATAGTAAATGAAACTTCATATGGAAATTGTGGAGATCCAATTAGCACACTATCCGACATTCTTTCTTTTGGATATTTTATATATTCTTTTAACGCATTATTTAACGCAGTTTGTCTTTCTTGATCTGCAAAATTTTCTGTTAACTTTATTTGTGTTTCTCGTAATGTTTCAACTGCAGCATAATGTTTTTCTGCATAATCTTTCAACATTTTTTTAACTGCTTCAGTTGCTGCATCTGTATTGTCTTGGTACATGAATTGAAGAAATGGTGCTATTTTTGCTTCTGATACATCAGTTCCATCATTTAATACAAATGCCAAGTTTTTTGCAGATCCAGGTAATTTTGCTTTAATTGAAAACTCTCTAACTATAGTTCCATTTGGATGATTTGCAAACATTGGAACTGAAAATGGTTTGACTGCTTTTTGACTTTCTGGAGTTCCTGCAAAATTAGCATCATAAAAACATAAAGAAGATTGACTATCATCATTAGGATGGCATATTAATTTCATGTCAATAGCTCTACCAGTTGAAATTGAAATTTTATCAGAGATTCGTCGTAAAAAATGTTTAATCTGAACTCCTGATTGTATTTCTGCTTTATTATCTGTTACTTCTTCTATAGGATCAATATTAAGTAATACTAATTTTATCATATCTAATGATAATAAAATTCTAGAAGGATGTCCTAATGAATTTTCATAGAATGGTTTTAATCCTTCTGCTGCAGATGGAGATGTTAATAGTTTTGCAAAAACTACATATGCTTCATAATCATATAATTGAGTTGAAGATCCTGGTAGTAATACTGATCTAGGATCTGCAGATTTAATATGTTCATAATAATTACTTTTACAAATAATATCATCGCATGTAATTTTAGCATTCGCAATTGTTTTATTTTTTGATACTATTTTACGATTAATATAATCAATTAAATATCCTAATGATATATATCTAATAAAATCTTTGCCATCTTCATCTTCATTTTGAGCTAATCCGTCTACAAATGCCATATATACATCAGAATTTTCTTTTTCATTTGCATTTTTACCATATGCAAATCCAACTGTTTGAGCTCCTTTTTTATTATTTTCAAAATCACCTAATAATTCAGCATGTTCGTTTAATAAACCTTCATAAAATGTATTACGTTGTTTTTGTTTTTTTTCTTTTGCGTCTGCAGAACCTGATATTACTTTCTTTTTATTTTTATCTCCGCCAGTATATGAAAATCCTAAGGATCCGGTAATAAAATCTTGTTCGTTTATTAGCATACTTAAATCTGTATATACATTGCTAATACCAGTCGTATAAATTGTAGCTGATACAGATGCATCTTGCTCATAACTAAATTCAAATGATGTTATAACTCCTTCAAAATGTGTTTCATTGATTTTATTCAATGTTTCTAATTGCATATTTGGATTTTGTTTTTTTAATTGTGCCAAACTTGGAAGTATATTTTCAGTAGTTAATCGTTGCTTTGTTATTACTGCGGATTCGGGATGTACTATTCGTAATTGAATTAATCGACCTGGTCTAAAATATATTTTTTCTATCTCATCTAGATCAACGTCTGCATTTGGTATTAAAATTTGTATCTCTGCTTTATTTAATGTTCCTTGTGAATTATCTCCAATAGTCATACTACAAGCAGTTATCACCGGAGGTATTCGTTGACTGACATTATTAAACGTTTCAATATCTTTTTTAGCTTCGCCTGATACACTTAATTTTCCGTCTTTTGGTTCTATTTGAAATGACTTTAAGTCTATATCTGTAACAATTTCTCTACTTCTTTTTTTTGGATCTAAATAGCTATTTGGCAAAAATGTTGATTTTACAAATGTTTCAAATGATTTTACTCCATCATCAGATTCTAATGATGTTGTTTTAATTGGTCCAATAAAAGAGCCGTCTTTAATTATTTTACGGTCTTGTCCTTCATATGCAGCTAAGCTTACATTAGCTACTTTGTCTAACATGAAATGTAAACTTCTAGAATTTTGATCTGGATTTGATCGATTAAATCCGGATCTACCACGAGCATTTAATTCAGTTTTTAAATTTTCATCAACATTTGTATAAAATATATCACCTGTCATAATGTTATCTTGAATTATTTAATAATTCTATAGTATCTTGTATTTTTGTAGCTGCAGGTATTCGTAGTCTTGTATTTTCCGGGACATATAATGATCCTTTCCCTAGAGCATTTGCAGTTGCGATTACCCACCATAGACTAACATCATTATAAAATTTATTAGCTAACAAATCTAATCGCTCTGGCGATGTTACTTGTATGTATATATCATCATCTGACAATGGTACTACTGGTAAAATAGTCGTTTCTGCTTTTCTTTTACCTGATGCATCTTTTATTTGTTTTGTTGTTGTATATCTACTCATTTGTTTTCTTTAATTTTTTCAATATCTACATTAAATGTAGGGGCAGAATTAACACTGTCACTTAACCAATTATTATCTCCTAGTTCATCTAACGCATTACCATTATTTAATGAATACATTCTTCCTCCTTTTTCTGGTAAGTAATCTGTAATTACTGTTAATCCCATGGAGACTTGTACTTTGTTTGGTACTTGCATTCTAGTCGGATCTTGCTCGATATTAATATCCCATGTTGTTTCGTTGTCTACTAATGTATAAAATAAACTAGAAATAAATACTGGGGTTTGTTTATATAAATCTCCAATTGTTACACGCATCCATGGGCCTTTCATTGCAATACTATCTTTAGTGTATTCAGGAGCAGTATAACTAGCTAATGCATTTAATTTTCTCCAAATTGGTTTTAATTCATCTCGATCTGTTGCATATATAGTAAAATCTAGGTTCATATCACGACTATATCCGGAATAATGATAATTTGGGTCTGCTCGGCCAATCATCTGTACAGGATTCCATTGTGGATTAAATGTGTCTGTTAAACTAGTTATACTAGCTCGGAATGTCATAATATCATCAACTGAGTTTGTATCTCCAAATTTTATATTAGGACCAGTAAAAAAGAATTTAATATAATCTTGAGTTACTCCAGGATCATTAATTACTGCGCCTAATACATCTCCTACTTTTCCTAGATTTATATTTGGTTTCCATCTATATGTATCTGCAAATGTTCCTTTTTGAAAATCAATAACATTTACTTTGTCTCCTCGGAATTCCAAAGCTTTTTGCAATGGATTTTTTGTAGGAATCCATTTGCCTTTTCCATCATTTGCTGCTTGATCCCATTTTGTTGTTACAGTTGATTTTGCAGTGAAATCATTTCGTAATGCCATTGGAGATCCAAAATTTCCTTCTCCATATAACGTTTCACGATTAAATAATGTATATGCTCCTCCTGGTGCAATACTAGCTGCTGCGTACGCTGCTGCTCTAGCTCGACCTTTTCCTTCAATTGATACTGCTGCAGCTGCTCCGTCTAACCGTTTGCCTACAAAATCAGAAACACTTCCAAAACCTTTTCTTGATCTAAAGTCTTGAGTCATTCCACCTAACTCTGGTAATTTTCCTAAGTTTAAAAATGGCACTGTTGCATATACTGGAGGTAATAATCCTCCTGCAACTGCACCTAGTCCTTGTCCTAGAGTTGGAATACCTAAGTTGCTAGCAAGTCCTGCTCCAGCTGCTGCTCCAATTGATCCTAATGCTGTTGCATCAGTTGCATTTGTGTGATTTGAAACAATTCTATCTAAACTAGAAATTGTATCACTATTTAATGTTTGTCCTATTTGTTGATTTTTGTCTGCGCCAACTAAATCTATAGTATTAGATCGTCCAAAATTAGTTGGAGTTTCTATAGTAGCTTTTCTATATTCTTCTTCACTTAAATCTGATAATCTTTTACTAGTATATGTTATTAACATGATTTCCTTAAGCGTTTATATTATAAGAATTAAAAGCCATTTCTGCTGCTAATTCGTTTGGTGATACATATAAATTAACTCCTTGTAGAGCGTTTGCAACAGCTGCTCCTATTTCTTGTGCTGAAGGGCCTGATGACGATCCTTTGCCTGCTCCCGTTATATCTGCAGTTGCTTGATCTAATGCTCCGGGACTTGTTGATGCTACTATATTAAATTTGTCGTTTGGATTAAATAATATAGCATCATTTACTCGTATTATCGAATCGTTTGAATCTGTTGTTTCTGCAGCCGTTGCATCTGCTACAGGATCTGTTTCTAAAGTGCCGGTTCCTAATTTTTTTGCACTAGTGATGATGCTGTTTGTTATTAGAGCAAGGCTTTTTCCAAGTAGTGGAACTTTGCTTTGAATATCTGCTATTACAGGGCCGATTGTGGTATAAGCAGTTATTGATGGGCCGACTTCATTTTGTATTTTCTCAATAAGTTTTTTTCCAGAATTAACAAAACTTAAAATGTCTCCTTCTACAGCTGGAATTTTAATTTCTTCTCCAGTTTGTGCATCTTTTTCAGTTCTTGCTGGTGTTACAATTCTAGCTTCTTTTAATATTTTTTTTTGTTGCTTTAGAACTTCGGCTGTATTAGTACCAGCTCCTAGTTGTGCTTCAAGTTTTCCAAGTACTTCTACAAGCATTTGGTCAGTTGATCTATTATCAAAGGAGCTTAATAAATCATCTAAATCATTTATGTCTCCTTTAAATCCTTTTTTAAATTTTTCTATGCCTTCTTCTAAATCAGCTCCTTGTAATCCTAATAAACTTTCTGCTCCAAGTTTAGATACTAATTTTCGTTGTTGAACAATTTTTGATAATTGTCCTTCTTCCATTCCTAATGTTTTAGCTAACTGTTGTCGTGCAAATACATTATTTTCTATAGTAGATCCTTGAGTTTCTATGATTTTGGTTAATGCGTCTGCTTGTGCATTTGCATCTCCTTGAATTGCAGCTGTTCTGAATTGTTGTGTTAAGCTTTTGCCATTTTGATCTACTAATCGCTTTCCTGATAACAATTGGTACTCTAATTCATTATTAATAGATGACTCTACATTTAATAATTCATTTCCTGTTTTTGCTATATCAGCAAATGAAACACCTAATGTTCTAGCTTTTAAAACAGCTAATTCTAAATTTCCAGGTATCTTTCCAAATTGCAGTTGCAAGTTTGCAGATAATCCGGATATATCACCAACTATATCTCTAGCATTTATAAGTCCATTTGTTTGAGCTTCTATACCTTTAACTATTTGTAATTGTGATGTTAATACTTCTTCATTTCCTCCGGAGAATAAAGCAAATGAATTAGCTAAATCTCCAGATAAACCTAATTGTTGTTGAAATGCATCTTGTATTTTTAACAAACTATCGCCGGCTTTACCCCCAGAAGTGATTGTGTTTTGGAATCCAGGTATTAATTTATTTAAATCACTTGTATACTTTCTTACAGTTGCTCCAGATCTATTAAATCGAACTGCAATTTTATCAATTTCTTTCCCTAATACAGCAGATTCTTCTGTATTTAGTTTAAATATTTTTTGTATTCTTACATTTCTTTGTTCAAATGCAGTAAGTGATTTTGTATATGAAAGTACAGCTTTTTGATTTTTACGAAGTTGATCAATTTGAGCTTCAAACAAATTGTTTGATTTGGAAATATTATCTTGAAATTTTACAATAAGCTTATTTAACTCGTCATACCCGGGTGCTATATCGCCAACATCTAAGTCAGCAAGTTTAGTATTTAGGTTGTCGCTGCCGGGGTTAAGAGGTACTTGTGCGCTCTGTTTAGGAAGTTGTTTTAACGATTGTATGTAATTATACGGAATATTCATGCAAATATCTTTTTATATAAATATTTACATAGGAGGTTTTGCGATCTTATCTTTTGCTGTTGGCTTCTTTTTTCTTTGTTTTTCTGCAGAGTTTTTCTTTTCATGTATAGAATTCAACTTTTTTATATAAAACTTTCTTAGAAATAATGGCATATAATATATATCACTCCATGTCCATCTGCCTTCACCAGCCCATAAAATATTAAATAATTGATCATGTAAATCAACACGATGTTCTGGCTTAAAACCAAAAAAGGTCTGTTCCAGGTTGAAACCTTGAAATGAAGGTGCCTCCATCTTCACCTTCAAATTCATATTCATAATTTATTCCTGGCGCATTTTCTGAGATATATAATCTAAATTCTTTAGCATCTTTTGCTAAAAATTCATATTTTATAAAATGTTCTATATCTTCTACTTTTCTAGATTTATTAATTTGAGTAATACTTTTTGTTAATACTTCTGATACTGTACCTGTTGTTTCTTTTTTTGTATATTGAAATTTTAGTTTGAAATCTTCATTAATTTGATAATCAAATTCACCGTTTTCATCAGGCTCTAGTTTAAAATCAAACGCATTTAGTTTTGATAAATCAACTTCTCTTTTTAAATTATTATTAGTTTTTGGATCTGTTACCAGTACTGGATATATTTTTCCGTAACTAACTATTCTTGCATGTATAATTAATCCATCTTTGTCGACAGTTGCTATATCATTTATATTGATATCCGATATTATAAGTGCTTCTAACAGCTTATCTAAAACAATTCCTTCTTTTATATATGATGCATTTGTTAGTATATCTTCGTCATAAGCGGTCATATAACGCATTTCAATTTTGCCGGAACTTAATGGATTTGTTTTTGAATATACCTTTCCTCCTGAAGCTAATGTTACTACTTCAGTTGGTAAAGTACTTTTTTTTGTTTTGTCGTAATTTTGAGTTGCTAAGTTTATTAGATTTTCATTTGAATAACGATCTGTTAATTTTGTCATAACTTTCCTTTTTAAAACTTTATTATAAATATTAGTTACTTGAAAAATAGAGAGTAAATATAGTAGCAGTGCCTAATACTGCACCCCACCATGATGAAACTTGATTTTTTTCAGATCTAGATAATTGATAACCTGTTCTTTTTTCTAAACTCCATTTTTTATTAGCCTTAGGTTTTACATATGTAAATACAATTGATGGTACTGCAGTAAATGCTAATGATGAAAATTTTGGATTTCTAGTTAAACCTCTAGTATTGTAATATGTATAAAAATAAGAACTAAAAAATCCTATTGCAAATGGTATTCCTGGAGTATGATCTTGATATCCTTTTGTTCTACCCGTTACATAATCATTCATTTGTATTGTGGAAAATGGTTGTTTATTTTCTTTATATAATATTGATAGTTTGTTGTCTTTTTTATATCCAAATACAACTTCTGTTGGTATATCTTTTATAAAATTATTTTTATTATATAATATAATGTTATTATCAATAAATACTATCTTTCCAGTTAATGGCTCTTCTTCAAATCTAAAAATAGTATCTTGACAGAATATATTGCAAGTTAATAAAGTTAAAAATATAATAAATATACGATTCATATGTTACCTAGGTTTAAATGTAACAATATGATTGGAATGACTTATTTATAATAAATATTTTTAGATCGTAAAAATGGGAGCCTAAACTCCCATTATTTTTATAATTTATTTTAAAATTCTAATACAGCGTAATCATATTTCAATGTTAATTCAATTTGAACTGATTCTTCTGTCGACCAATCCATTGATCCAAAGTTTGAATCTGCAATGAATGCTCCTTTCAACAACCATTCTTCAATAATTTCTCCGGTTGGTGAAAGTGAATTAAATCTAATATCTTTTTTGTATTGAGTACTATATCCATCTCTACCTGTTAAAGATTCGTGATGTAATCTTACCCACTCCATTACCGACTGTGCTCCTGATGGTACAATTGGATCATATAATGTGATCGAAATGTCTTGCCATCTAGTTTTACCTTTTAGCTTTCGCTCAACATTAATATGATCAAGAATAACTTCACCATTAGTTAAAGAAGGTCTAGCTGCAGCTTTTATAATATAAGTAGGAATATCTCCTATATACATAATAAATCTATTGGTATATTTAGGTTCCCAATCAAATGCACTATCAAATAGTTCATTTTGATTAATTCCATCTAATTCTTGCTCTAATGCCATGTTTTATCCTATTTCTTTTATATAAATATTCATTCCTTAACTTTTATTCTGGGAATGAAGCACCAGTTGGTTGAATATTAAAGTCTAATACTATAAATTCTGCCGTTCTAGTTGGTTGTAAAAATATTTGTCCGTATAATATATTTTGATCTATTAAATCTGGTGTATTATTACTTGCATCCATTACAACTCTAAATGCATGAAGTCCTTGTTGTGATCTAACACTTTCTAAATACGGATTTGCTATAGCTAAAAATCTATTTCTAGTTGCGGTTGTATTTTGTTCAAATACTAAAAATTTAGTTGACGAAGCAATAAATTTCTTAACAGTTATCAATAGTCTTCTAACATTAACTCTATCCAATGCAGATGGTCTAGATTGAAGAGTTTTTTGTCCCCATATACAAATTCCTTGATTTGGAAAATTTGCTATTGGATTAACTCTAGATTCATATAACTCATCTCTATTTGATTGAGTCAATTTTTCATATGTATTAATTACAGACGTTAAACTTCCTCTATTTAATCCTGCAGGTGCATACCATGGTGCTGCTACTGTATCGTTAAATGATAATGCTCCAGGTACTACTACAGATGGTGGAACAAACATTGGCTTATTCTTTCCTGGATCAACTATTCTCACCCATGGGAAATATGTTGCAGTGTAATTTGAATCAATTGAATTAACTTGATTAACAACGGTTGAAATTGAATCTGTTACAGCTCCTGCATCCATTATGTAAAATGTGTCTTGTCTATCTTCTGCTAATTGTCTAGCTTCTGCTGTTACACTTGAATGTAATCTGTCTATTAATCCAGGTGTAATTAACATGTTCATATCAAAGAAATCGGTATTTGATAGTGCTGCAAATGCTTTTCTATATGCTAATGTTCCAGTTGAGGTTGAAGTGCTACAATCAAATCCTAATGTATTTGAAGATTTAATATTAGTTCCAATCATTTTAGGTAAATTAGGTTTTGATCCATCAAATCCACCTTGGAATGGTACCATAAATTTTCTAGTATTAATTGATATTTCTGTTGCTAACCTACCGGCGTCTAATGATGTTCCTATGGATCCAGAATAGGCACCAGCTATACTTGGAAAATTAGCTTCAGCTGCTTGTGATACATTTCCTAAGTAAAAATCAGTATTTGAACCTGTATTTGAACCTGAAGTTGGTAATGGTGCTAAATAATTTAAGTTATTTAAATTTGTATAATCAAATCCAAAATAATTTTTTGAACTATATGAACTTCCTATTACTTGAGATGATATATATGATACTGCACCTAGGTTTAAATTACCTGCAGATCCTGATACATCTGGAATTGGAGAATTTGTTGCTCTAAAACCAAATGGTATTAAAGATGCGTCTATCGCTTTTGCTTTAACATTTTCAGTTACTTCGATTCTTATATATTTTGATAAGTTTGGATAATCACCATTATCATATATTTTACCGTCACTATCAATAGTTCTAAATTGATCGCCAATTCTTCTAACTATATAATTAGGAGAATCTGGATCTAAATTAAGATTGGTAAATTGTTCTACTATGTCTGGTGATTTGTCTGTGTCATCAGAATCAAAAGGGGAAGTAGGTAAATGTTGATTATTTACTCTTCTTACTTCTAATGTAAATGTTCCATATCCATTTGGATCTGATACTTCTGATGAAACTTTAATATCTCTTACTCCAACTTTAACATCAAAATTTTCTACGTTACCATGAGATAATGTATGAAATTTAAATAAGTCTATAGAAGACCCACCTGTTATTTGTTGTGATGTTATATACGGAGTAGATGCTGCTTGAAAATCTTGAAGAAATTGATACTTATCTACAATTGCTAAACTCATTGATATTTCACTACTTTGATTAAATAATGAAAATGCATTTTTGTTTTCGTATTGCACATAAACTGGATAATTTACTGATTTAGGATTATTTCCAAATATCTTTGTGATATAACTATTAGATGTTGAATCTAATGATGCAGAAATAAAGTCAGTAGTTAAATATGCCGAATATCCTGGTATTGATGAATCCGTCGCAAATGCTCCAGAAACTTTTAGTTTAAAAGATCCAGAATTTAAATTTTCAAATAATGACTCTTCAAATACATTTGAATCACCTGTAGTTGATACTGGTTGTGTTGGATGTAATAAATGAGTCACTTCTGAAACAGATCCTGATTCAGCTACAATAGCTAATACGCCATTTTGTAAATTATATCCATTTTCATACAATAATCTTGTTACTGTAATGGTACCTGCATTTTTTAAATATTCTTGTACTGTAAATGGTACATATGATTCATCGGTATATCCTCCAAATATTTCTTGGAATTCAGAAAATGATCCTATCTTTGTAGGAACTTGAGCTGGACCTTTTAATGTTGATCCTACTATTGATGCTCCAATTTCACTAACTCCTCGTTGTAAAAATGATTGATCTTTTTCTATTGTAAATACACCTGGCGATACTATTCTTTCGGCCATTAGTTGTCTCCTCTAATTATGTTTATTATAAATATGATTCATTAACGGAAAAACCTATGAAATTGAAGTGAATGTTCCGTCTTCAATATTTATTTGTCCGTCTCCATACTTTTCTTTAAGTGAATCCATTAATTTGATTTCAGATTCTCTTAATTCATTTAATGAAGAAAACATTTTTTCTTTTTGTAATTTAAGTTGTTCTAATTGTTGATTAATTGCATATTCATCAGTTGTTATTAAACCTAATGCATTTGTGTTTTCAGCATATTTTTGTCTTAATTCTACTATTGAATCAATATCTACTTGCTCTAGTTTTTTTGTTGTTTCTTTTTTTGCCATAATATAACTTTATTTTTATTTGTTTGTATTTATTTGTAAACTATAATAATTTATTATAATAAATTTTTTTATGAAATCCTAATTTTTACAAAACTTGCACTTCTATATAATCCGCCCAATGCAACGCCTCCAGCAGCTGCTGCACTATCATCTGCAAAATTTAAACTTTCTGAAACTGAGGTTAATACGATACCTGTATGTGATCCTGAAAATGATCCACTAAATACTCCATTGCCAGATAAAGCTAAACTAGCTGTGTTAGCTAATGTTGCAATTGATGATGAATCATTGAATAAAGAATGAGATGCAGTTACTGCATTTAATATACCTGTTATTGCAGATCCATCTCCTGACATTGAAACAGCTGATAGTGTACTATCAAATTTTGCTGATCCAGTTACAACTAAAGATCCTGATATTGTTATATCATATGCTTCTTGTTTTGATAATGCATCAGTTATTTGTGATATATGAGCTGGAAGTATTCTACTTCCATTAGATATTCCGGTGCTTGATAATGTATTTGCCATTGTAGTTTCTTTGGTTTATTATAAATATAACCTAAACTCCAAATCTACCTTTTAAAGCATTGTAGTTGTGTAGGACTTCATTTGCTGATAATACTCGGTTGTAGATATGAATTGGTCCTATGTCCCCACTTAAAGCATATGAAAATATTCGCCAATTTCCTATATAAAGTTCATCTCCTAGATCTACACCAAACTCAGAATTAGTTTGAGATGAAGGATTAATACCATTAAGGTATAATGTTCCTGTAGTACCTGTTCTTGTGCATGTTGCTTGATACCAGGTATCTGTACTATAAGTAGTACCATAAGTTAGTTCAACACTTCCTCCTCCTCCTTGTCTAGCTTGAAATTGAATTTGATTGTTTAATCGAACTCTTAAATTTGCATAATTAGAATTACCGCCTGCATCGACCATTACCCAAACAAAACCACTCCCAGCTGGCACCTCTTCTACTCTAAACCAACTACAAACTGTAAAATCTCCGGTTCCTAATGATGTCCAGCTGGATGGAGTATTAATATAATCATCATTTCCATCAAAGTGCATAATTCCACTATTACTGTCCGAAAATGTTGGGCCATTGGTTAAGGTACTAGTACTGTTGTTTATTGTATTAGTAACAATAGTACCAGTTTTAGGATAACTTGCTCTATTAGCTGGATCCATGTTGAATACTAGCCCATTCTCAATGATATCCGTTTTAATTTCTCCTAATCTCATACTCCAAATCTACTTCTTAATGCGTTGTAATTGTGTGTTCTTTCATTATCACTTAATGCTCTTGTATACATTTGAAAACAGCCAATTTGACCATCTAAAGCTAGCGTTGAATGCGAAGAATTGTTTCCTAGATATATTGTAGTATCTGCAAAATTAAATGAAGATGGAAATATTACGCCTGATTGTCCTGCTGTCATCCCGGAGTAAGCTACGTTATTTAAATATTGAGTAGTAGCATTTTCATCACCTGAATGAAATACAATTGTATAACTAAGCCATTCATTTTGTTGACCTGAAAAGCTAATATTTCTATATTTATATCCATTATTGTCTCGATAATATGATTGTAAATTATTTGAATAAATTACTGCAGAAATTGATCTTCCTCCTGTATAGCTTTGATTAGTCGACATACCAAATATTCTTTGTTCTACATTAGATGCTCCTTCATTTCTAAACCATATAGATAATGTTAAATCTGTAGTTAAAGTGCCTAAACTATTAATAGCAGTATTATTTGAAAAAATTAATTCATCATCAGCTCCATCAAAATCAAAACTTAAAGGTAATGTAGATTGAAAAGATGATCCATTTGTTAAAGTTCCAGATGAATTATTTAAAGTATCTTTGACAGAAGTCCCAGTTTTAGAATAGCTTGCTCTATTAGCAGCGTCCATATTAAACACTAGTCCATCTTCAACAATATCCGTAATAATTTCGCCGGCTCTTCCACTCATGAAAATCTCCCAATCATTGCATTATAATTATGAGTTAATTCTGTTGCTGATAATGCTCTGTCGTAAACATGTATACTGGCCATGTTTCCGTTCATGTAATATCCAGATTCATAACCACGTCCAACGTCAGTACCTCCTACTGTTGTGCTACTAGTTCCAGTTATAGCACCTGTTTCCGTTGAGTGACCACCTTTATATACATTGTCTAAATATACTTTGGTACCAACTATGCTGTCTTTGGTTATAACTACATTATGCCATGTATTCAAAGAAAAACTAATAGGAGTAATTGATTTCTGTCCATTTAAAGTTAATGTGTATAACAACTGAGCTAAATTTTCTTTGATTAATATTCTTGATCTAAAAGGTAGTTGAGTAGCAATTTCGTTGGACAACCCGTGCCAAACTGATGCAGGAGATCCTAATAATCTAAACCAATATGACAATGTGATGTCTGTTTGTCCATAAGCAGCAAAATGAGATTCAAATCTAATTATATCATCTACTCCATCTAATCCAAATTGAAAATTGTCTGGCGATACACTGTTATATGCTACATCATTAATAAATGATCCGGTAATGTCTGTGTCTACAGTATTATAAACTTTGACTCCTGATCTAGGATATGTTACACGATTTGAAGCGTCTATATTATGAGTTAAACCGGTTTCTATAATTCTAGTAATTATTTCACCTCTACGAATTGCCATGGTGAACCCTTATGTAATTTTCAAATAACTTCCTACTGCATTTACCTCATAATTTATAGTAGCTTCAGAAGATCCTGTTATTTGTAATTGTATTTTATCTCCTGATTCTAAAACTAAATTATCTGACAATATATCAATTGACGAATTTTTTGGTAGTGATATAAATTTTGCTAAACTATGTGTCGTTGAAGTACTAAAATCTATAAATCTTGCAGTTATATTTGTATCATAATAAGTACCTGCAACCGGTTCTGATGTATTTGCAATTTGAATATTTTTTAATATATATGTTTCGCCAGAACCTGCAGTTAAAAAATCTCCAGATGCAGAATAATTCATGTTGATGGTTGTTGATTGTGATATATTTAAACCTGCGTTATGATATGTTGTTGCCATAATTCATTTCTTTATATATAAATATTAATCAGATAAATAACCGCTGTTATAATAATAATTGTAATTTTGTAGGCTTTCTTCAGCGGTTAAGTTGTGATCATATGCTATTACAGCTCTTAAATCACACTGTATTTCATAACTGCCATATTTGGAAAATCGCCATGTAGCAGTAGACGTAGAAGAATTTTGTATATTTTTAAATTCTACATAATGCCAATTACCAGTACGCAAATGATCATAGATATTAGATTTTTGATCAGTGTCCATATGAAAAGTAGGAGATCCAAATCCGTTATTATAAAATTTATTTCCGGATCTATAAGCTCCCAAAAAATTACCAAAAAACAAGCCTTGTACATCAACTGTTTTCATAACCAATGCAACGGTTCCAGTACCATTAGTAAATGAATATCCAGATGACGGTTCAAATCCATCAGTTATAGAATCAAAAGCTAAATAATTTACACCACCGTCGTCTGTTAACTGCGGTGCTCCCAATATTGTTGCATGTATTCCAGCTCCGCTTAAATCAGTCCATGTTTCAGGATATGTGTCTGTAACAGAATCAATATTATAATTTATTCGAAGACCTTCTTGGATTATACCTGATCCAGCTAGTTTCATTAACCCGGCTGTCCTAAGAGTTGCATGTTTATGTTGTGAGATTATGCCAGAAGCAAATGATCTTAAACGATCTTTACCAATATATCCATTATTTAATCCGTATTTTTTCATATTATGCCATGAACCATGTAAATGATTCGTCTTGAATATTATTACCTTGTTTTTCTATTTTGCCGTCTGAAAACACTTCAAATCTAGGAATACCTGATTTATTTGTTACTGCAAACAATGATCCAGACAATGAATCGTCTATTGCAAACAATGATCCTTCAGATCCTACTACTTCAAATACTGTTGAACCGGAGCTTTCTACATGTAATCCACCATATGATTCTAGTTTTCCAAATGATGCGGTTGATGCTGCAGATCCAGATATATTACCTTCAATTAATTCTACATTACCAGAAGATGAAATTTCAAATAATGGTAATCCGGATATGTCATTAACTGACATTAAGATACCATCTAATCCATCATCAACTGAAAACAATGATCCGGATCTTGATCTTACTTTGAATATATCATCTCCAGATCCAGTAACATCTAAATTACCATCAATACGAGCTGTACCAGTATGAGGAAAAGGTGCTCCTGCTGGACTAGTAGATGCAAATGATGCTGTTCCTATTAATGTTGATCCTTCTGCTAAAATAACATTACCTGATGATGATACTGTTAATATAGGAATACCTGATATATCATTAACGGACATCAATACTCCATCTAATCCGTCTGCAACTTCAAATAGTTGTCCAACAGATCCACGAACGTCAAATATTCCAGATCCACTTACTGATCCTGATCCTTCTATAGATAGTGTGTTTGATGAGGTTGAATTTGAAGCTGTGTTAATTAGCGTCATTGATCCGGTGACTTCTAAAACATTTGTGGTTGCAAATATAGATCCAGTTGCTTCAAATATTCCAGAGCCTCCTCCACTACTATTAAGTGCATGTGATGCAGTTAACGCATATGAAGCAGATAATATATTAGATGCAGTTATAGGGCCGTTTACTATAACAGAATCACCAGCAGCAACATCTCCTATAGTTAAAGTATTTCCATTTGCAGATATGATTCCGCCGCCCATTAATTTTAATGATGTTTCTGCAGATGGTAATCCTATTTCAACATCGCCAACTGTATCTCTATTTCCTAGAATAACATCACCATCACTACCAGATACGGGAGTTAAATATAAATCACCAGTTGATCCGGAGATGAATATTTTACCCATTAATTCGCCATCTTGATTGAAGAATTCTAGTGGTTTATTATTTAATATATCAAAATTCATTTATTATAAATATTATAGTTTAATTTTATTAAATTTAATTGTTTTGGTATTTGTTAAATTATTTGCTTGTCTTACTACTGAATTTGGACCTGTATTTTCTGTATATGGTAAATTATTAACGTTTGAATAATTTTCTCCTCTTCCTGGTTGTTCTAGCATTTTTACCATATCCCAATTATTATGTATTACTACAATATTATTTTTATTAGTAGTTACCAATTTAAATTTTAAATCTTTGAAAAACATTACTAGTCCAGGATTAGCAGATTGATATACGCTGCTGACTCTAAAAGCAACTCTATAATGACCTGCAGGTAGACTAAATATTTCTTGCATGTTTATGCTGCTATCCATTTTATATATAGGTTCATTATATATCATTTCTTGGGTAGTTAAATTTTCAACAAAAATACAAGGCATACTATTACCGAAATTATTATAAAGGGTACTATTGCTATAAGTTTCGCCAAAATTATATACTTGAGATGCCATCATTTTATATATCATACTAATATCTAAACGAACATCTGCGTCTTCTAGAACTGTAAATTCTGCTTTAAACGGAAGGCTTAGGTAACTGGCTCCGGTTGAATATGTCATACTAAACTCATAATTTGGACATACATGTAATTCATACATTTTATCATCAGCGTGTGTGTTAGTTGGAACAATATGTGTTATACCATAATAATGCATTTTAGCAGCAATCATGTCTCTGCCTGGGAAAAGTGATTGTTTATTTTTTCGATATAAAATTGGAACGTCATCTTTATCAAAATAACTTCCATTATTATTTGTTGGGAATTCGGTATAATCATTGTGTCTTAAATGAGATGGATTAGTTTTAGGATTAGTTGCATATGGATTCCACCATGTAAAATATTGAATTAAATTATAATCTCTAGTATTATTATTAGTTTTATAAATTTTATCATTATATCCAGGATTTCTACTACTATCCCACCATCCTCCGACGCTTGCTTGATGATTATCTACAGTTACAAGATCTCCTATATGTATTAAATGATCATCATTAGTTCCCCATCTAGGTGATACTCTTCTTGGTACAATACCATTGTATCTGTCACCTTTAGCCCAATTATTTTGATAGTAAACATGTCCTCTTGCAGAATATTGTCCATATTCCCATCCTCCATATATATTAGTATTATAAGAAGGTTGATGAGGAGATTTGCAAAAACTTATAACTTCATTTGGTCTATTTACGCTTAAACTTCCTAATATTCCATTAGATGCAGCAGAATACTCGGTATGATAATTAAAGCATTTTTTGGCTCTAAACTGATCCCATCTACCATGACTTACTTCAGGATATATCCAACTTGTATACATATTTCTATATAAACCATGGGGTAGATACCAACCATCTGCATTTACATTACCTTGGAATGGCATTATACCAGCATCTTCAATAGAATACATTCCATAGTATTGGCCACTGTAATTGTGAGGAACTGCATTAATTCCTGTTATATTACGTATTGTTCTTCGAACATAATTGTTATAGAAAAATCCTAGATTAAATATCATTTGACGAGGTGCTTTAAGTGTAACCTTACCTCTATTGTATTTGTAAGCTATTGTGCCAGCATCTATAAACATTTGTGTTACCGGTCTATCTAATGTTACTATGTTACCTTGAATGTTTGTAATAGTGTAAATAGGCCATTTTCCATTAAGTATTTGAGCTTCAGGTGTTGTGCCTGCTTGCCATCCAGTTATGTTATTAGTGTTATAATATGATATAGTATTATATCCTTCATCATAAAATACTCCGCTAGAATTCATTTGCTTAGACCAGAAATAAATCATATCGCCGGTTTTCCAGTTTTTAGTGCTAGCTAACTCTATTTGACACATTGATGCTGTAGGCGAGCCGAACTGATCTGCAAATCCTCCTGCTATTGATGATGCATCCAATGTATTTGAATCTGCACACGATCCTGAAAAATTATATAAGCCAAAATGTGAATGCATTGCAAATGCTGTACTATTTGTTCCTCCTCTACTATGATATCTTACATATCGTTTATTTACTGAGCCAGAAGGAAATGTATAAAATCTTATTCCACCTCTATAATTTGAATATCGCAAATCATTTTCTTTTGCACGAACTATTTCCCAGGCAGGAGACGCAACTCCTACATCATCACATACTTGAAATTCAACATTGTTCATTTGATTGTTAGTAACATGTTCAGAACCATAATTATCTTTAGCAAATATCATTCCTACGGTATCAAATGTTACTTGGGTGCCTAAATCATATATAACATAAAAATTATCATTTGCTTGATATCTATTAAATCGACTGGTACCTATATTATTTTTAGGTATTAATGCATTATAATTTGAACCATAAATATGATTGTAATATCCCCCAGCATTAATGTTAGTAGAAGTATTACCTGCAGCGGTTGTTCCTTGATTACATGCTCCGAACATATATGGAAGGATGTCAGTATTGCCTTTGGTCCTCATATATTCCCATAATAAATTTTTATGGCCTTTAGCATCTGTTACTAAAGTACCTATAAAATTAACTTCTTTACTAGGGTCATGGTCATATAACAATCTAGATTCATAAATTTTATCACGTTTACTAAAAGAATTGGTAGTATCTAATATTAATTGTTGATATCTTTCTTTAATATTTACTGAATGTATTGATCCATATCTATTTAGCTGTAATCCGATTGGGCCTCTACCTTGATATGAATAATGTCCTTGAAGTAATAGTTCATTTCCTCTACCATCTCCTACATATGCTAATGCAGTATTATCATCAATAGTAACTCGCAATGTACCACTTCCTCCAAATTTATCTGGAAATTGAAGACGTTTATCTTCTATAGATTGAGTTACTTTATAATAACTAGAAGTAAAATCATTCATCCATCCATCTATACTCCAATTTCCGCTAGCGGGATCATCTTCTATAGTTTTACCATAACCTCTAGTAGAATATCTATAAGGAGTTCCTGGATTACTATGCTTATATTGAAGCTGATCTGATCTAGAAGATAAAAGGGTTCCTGTTTTTCTAATCTTGCCGGTGTTGTTTAGTACCCCATAATATCGATTATGAATTGAATATCCTGAGCCATATGGATAAGGCCTATTATAACCAGGTCGACCTTGATATCCATAACCATCCCATGTTGCCATTGGAGGACCTTCATAAACGGTATTTCCCCATGTAACACCAAATGAGTTTTCATTCCATTCGCCAATACTAGATGTTGGATCCATAAATCCATTTCTAAGTAAACTTCCTGAAATTGTTATTTCACCAAATTCAAAATTGTCTGTATTTTTGAGTAAATAATTAGCACTTCCATACCACGTTGTATAATTATTGTTTACATAATATCTATATCGATAATTATATGAATCATTATTCAAATTATCATAGTTTAGATTCATTGAATGTTGCCAGTAGTAGGACAATGTTGGATCAATTTGTAATGCTTGATAACCATTATTAGAGCCAGAATTTTTTAACATAGGAACGCCTATATTACCATATCTTTCAAGCATTGCTCTTGAACCTTGATACGATCCTGTTATTAATAGTTTGTTTTTATGAATACGTTCAAAATGAGTTTCATCTTCGGTACTGGTATTAATAACGCCATCTGCGTTAACATCTATAGGCCATATAGAAGATCCGGAAAATGATTCGAGTCTCATATAAAACATATCATCTAACGAAGGATTATCAGACCTAGAAAAATCTCTAAATAAAGATTGTGATAAATATGTGGTATTATGTAATACAGTATATACAGATCCGCTTATTTCTAATTGATCTCCAGATACAAATTTTTTATGATTACTATCGACAAGCACAACTCTCTTATCTCCTGTAAATATTGGAGCTCCACCCGAAGGAAAAGTATCTACAAATTCTTGCTTATTATATAGCCCCATGTCATGGTGAATTTCTCCTTCTTTTCCGAAAAATTTTCTTATTGTTGCAGTATTTGATGAAGTTGCTGCAATCACTGTTATTTCATCTGTGTGTACAGGATTATCAAATTCCATGCCGCTAGGTTTTTCAAAACTAGCAAATGCTGTAACTACAGAATCTTTATGAGCTGGTGGTAAGGTAGTGCCGTTCATGTACGTTGCATTTCTACCCCCGGATGATTTATGGTACATCTCTTCATATGATCCAGAATACCATGTAGTAGGATCGTTTTGATCTACATAATCTAAAGAATGTTCTCTAGCTGCTGGAAATGTAAGTTTAAATGATGCTGTTGATTGGACACTTATTATATCACCAGGAGCAAATGTATTTGATAAATTGTCTATTGATAATGTTGAACTTCCTGCAGATACGTTTTCTGTTAGTTTAGAAGATGAATAATTAGCTGCTCCTGAAATTATAAGAGATGTACTGTTTCTTCGAAGATATATTCCAGCTTCATCATTATTCCAATATGCTGTTCTGCTAGAAGAAATTTCTATAGTAGCTTCGTCAGTTATATATAATGTAGATTTTAATCCATGATCTTCAAAATCAATAGTTGGAGCTTGACTTGTACTTGTTCCATTGGAATCTCCTTGCATATCATGTAATACAATATGAGCATTATCTTTTACATGAAAATGAGTGAACCGCCCCATTTCAATTCGACCAACATTCCATTCTTGACTTCCAGTTAATTCCCAATATTGTATTTGACCTTGTTTATACATATGATTGGTATAACCATAACCACCAACTAATTCACTTCCTGCTATATTTCCATTTTCAAGCCAAGTGTATGGTTGTTTGGAAAAAATAGGATGTGTTATTCTAGAACTTGTAGTCCATGTTGAAAATGTTGGATCTATTCGTAAACCTTGGCCTTGTCTACGCCCGGGTTTTGATCCAGGTTTATTAGGATCATAATCTTCAGTTGGATGAATTAAAAATTTGTCATATGAGTACGTTCCATCATGTTTCCATCTAATTCTTCCTAAATTTCCAGGACCAACTCCTTGCCAGCTATAATATGATGGCAAAGTACCTTCAAGGAAAGCTGAGGCTCCGTGTGATGAAGTTGTATATTGAGAATAACTCCATCCACCATTTTGATCGTTTTGATTATTTATGTTTGTATATGAAGCTGTTTTAGCAGTAACTTCATTTCCAAATCTAGTTGAAAATCTAAAACTAGAAGTTCCTTCTGTTGCATATACTCCAGGCTCTCCATTACCCATAACAGTTAAAGGAAAATCTATTTTTGAAAGTGAGTCATTTATTCCTGCGGCACTAGCTGTAAATAATCCTAAATGATATTTGCCGGCTAATGCTGTTGAATAATTTGCTGTATATAAATTTGTATCTGAAACACTAGGACTATAACTATCACTACTAGTATACATTGCAATAGTAAAAAAGTCGTTACTATTTAAATAAGTTCTATTATTGTAATATGGTTGTCTTCCATTATGCGGCCCCCAAATTTGCCATTTTCCTCCATTATCAATATGTAGCGCTGAACCTGTAAATAAATCTACTATTCTATCTGTAAGTACTTCTGATCCTGGATTTGCAGCTGCATGTGCAGCTTTTGTTGTTCCAAATGCACGATTTTTAGTTGCATAAGTTTCAGTGTCTGTTTCAGATATAGTAACATCATCAATAGTTAATGACGTAGATGTCAAATTTTCTACTCTGAATACATAACATTTAAATCTATAGTACATTGGGCCATATGCTGGAGTGTCTGTTCTTGGCGAACCGTAGTTGTAGTTCCATATATTGTCATAATATAAATTCATAGATTTATAACTACCTTTATATTGGTAGCCGGTTTGAGCGTAATAATCGCCATAATGAGTATATATCGATGAATTATTTGAATTAAATGTTCCAGGCGATCCATATGTATATGAACTTCCTTGTGTCCAATTATATCCAGCTCCTGCAACCGAAGCTGTAGGATCAAATGATCCAGACCAATTTCTTGTAAAAAAATCTCTACTATATTCTTGTTCCCAAAAACTTCTAGTATAAAATCCTTCACCTTGTCCATTTCCAAATGCAATAGCTGTGTGAAATTGGTTTCTATCATATACCGCATTATTACCATATCCTCGATTTTTATTTATATAATAATAACCTGTTTCATAAGTTGCATTTGTAGTATAAGTATAAAAACGTGCTATATCATCAGGACCAGGAACTACTCCTCCTATCCAATTATTAGGATCTAACGGATTCCATGTAGAATCGACTGGATTTAATTTTGCAATTATTGTTGCCATATTATGCTAACCATCCTTTAAAAATTTCTACTTGTTCTTTTACCCATTGCAATGTGGATTTATATTCTTCTGGAACATTCTCGTTCTCCCATTGTGATTCATACAAATTTATATTAGATTGCATTTCATCAACTAATATTTGCATATTTTCTTTGGTATATGTTTGCTCGGGCATTGTAATAGTTTTTGCATCATGATCTATTACAAAATCTGTATTTTTAAAAAATACTATAAATGTCATATTATATGATGTTAAAATTCTATCTAATAATTCTTGTTCGTTCATAGCCTATCTCCTTAATGATTTATATGTGACTTCAGATCCACTTGGTATTGTTACAAAATATTTTATTGTGCTAGTAGACATTGGTGCAAAATCTATATCATAACGTAACCTTAATCCATTTATAAATATTTCCAAGTACTCAAATGCGGATGAAGATACAAACGTTAATGAATTAGGTAATGGTACTGTAGTTCCAGAAGCAGTTATTTCTGAAATTGTAAAATATTCTACTTTAGGATTAATTAATGGTACTGTTTCTGCAGGTAATATAACGGATGATGCAGATGCAAAATTAACTACTGATCCAGAAGCTACTAATGAACCTGTTATTTGAACATCTTTTGAAGAAGTAATAGTAGTTCCTAAATCTTTCCATTCGCCTCCTCCACCGCCGGCTGCACTAGCTATGGTTATTTGGTTTGCACTATTTCTAGTTAATGTAATATTTGAGCCTTCTGTTAAGTTTACAGTAGAGTCTGTTCCAGAAGCTGCGTCTAATTTTAAAGGTACAGATGTGCCACTTTTAGCTTCTGCTTGTAGGGTGTATGTATCTCCACCACCAGCTCCGCCTCCAGTGCCATAAGAACCAGTATGATAAATTCTTCCGGTTGCTGGATCTTGCACCAATGTTTTATATGTGCTTTGTCCTGCATTTTCTGATGCTGATATAAATAATAATCCTGAAGAGCTTATTGGTCCTATTGGAACTTCGACTAAACCTGACCCTGAAACTTTTAATAATGTGTCTCCTGATATGTCTGAAACATTAAATACATCGTGTATTAAATCATCAGTAACTGAAAATAATTGGCCTTGAGAACCTTGTATTTCAAATATTGTTGAACCAGAACCTTGCAAAGTCATTGATGCGGTAGATACCCCACCTGCATTAGAACTCGATATTAATAATGATCCTGATATAACTCCATCGCCTGCAAATGGAAATCCAGATCCTCCGCCAACAGAAAAATCAGATGCTCCTATTGTAATTGTTGATAATGCTGTTCCTGGAGATCCACCTGGATTAGCAACTACTGTAGTTCCTCCTCCTCCTGCAGCTAATGAAGCAGATGTAAACAATCCTCCACCAATAGAAGCAGTTGCCATTGATATAATGCCACTTGAACTAATAGCTCCGGATGCGGTAATTTCGCCTGTAACAGAAATACCGGTATTTGTTGTGGATAATTTTGTTAAATTGTTAAATCTTAAATCTACAGAAGATGCAGCATTTAAGGTTAACATCGTTTTGGTACCAGTTGCATTTTGAAATGTTTGTGTACCACCTCTATAAAATAATGCTCCTGTACCTACTTCATCTATATAACTATTACTACCGTCATGATAAATTTCTAAATCACCAGAATCTCCTAGTTTTAATTTTGTATTATCTGCTAAATTTAATGATCCAGTTAAATTTGTAGATCCAGTAATATTAGCAAATCCAGCCATTGGATTTAATGAACCAGAATCAACTGTTAATTGTCCGGAACCTCCCATTCCACCATGTTGAGTGCAATAATAATATAATGGGGCTGTTGTTGATGTGGTAACTGATATTTGAGTATATGCATTTGCATTTCCTGGTGATCCTACACCATATGTTACTCCTACTTCATATGGAGCTGTACCTGATCCATCTGTACCTGTTGAAAGTCTAAATGGATGTGTACTGTTGCTAGCAGCTGATTGATCAAATTTATAAGCATCACCAGCATTCATTACTATTGAATCAGTTAATACATTATCTAAATAATATTTATTACCACTTCCTGGATTTGAAACAGTTACTGCTATTGAATGAGTTGTTCCTGTGCCTGGTGCACCAGTACCAGTTGTTTTACTTATAGATAAATCTCCAACTAAATCTAATGAAGCAGATACATTTAAAGTGTTTCCAGAATTAGATCCTGTTATACTTGATAGATTACGTATTCTACTAACATTGTATAATTCATTGTTGTTTAATGATATAGGTACTCTAAATAATGCTTGACCTGTAGTTAATTCAAATTCTGGCGATCCGCCACCATTAACTTGTAATTGAAGATATCCAGCTGCTTGAGAATATAATCCAGTTCCAGATGCATGATGAAATGAATATCCAGGTAAAGTTGCTGAACTTCCAGAGTTTGCTGTGAATTTACTAGCTGATACTACTCCTTTTACATCTAATATTATATCTGATGATCCTGTTACTTGTAAAGTATTAGTTCCTACAATATGTTTTAAAGCAACTAGATCTGCAGATGTATTAGCACTCCAGCCTAATTTAGCCCCATTATATAAAAATACATCTTTAAATCTTCTATTAAATACTCCTAAATCAATAGTATTAGTTGCATTTGGTTTAAATTGAGACGAATTTAATTGAATTGTAGTTGTTCCATCTACTGCAAAAGTTCCGTCACTACCAATTTTAAAAGCATCTCCAGTAAAGCCTTTTCTTAAATTTAAATAAGCTATATTAGATCTACTTCCTATTTCTAATACTGGATCACCTTGTGTAAATGAAAAATCTAATCTTCCTTGTTGGTCATTATCTGGTTCGTTAATAGAAAATGCAGAACCTGAAGGAAGACTAATATCAACCGAGCCGGAGATGCCTAATGATCCCGTTACTTGAGAATTGCCTTTCGAGAGAAAGCCGTGTTTTATTATGAATTCGTTTGCCATCTAGTTCTTTTTTTCCCTATCCAAAAAGTACTTTAATATAAATATGATTATAAACTAAATCTACCTTTTAATGCGTTGTAGTTTTGGATAAGTTCTTGAGTTGATAATGCTCTATTAAATAATTGTATTGGTCCTATATCACCTTGAAAATGTGAATTATTTTGGGACATATATCTAAAAGATCCTACATTCATTAAAACCGCACTTACTATACCACCTCCACCAGATTCAGTTTGAGTTTTTTTTAAAACATTATTTATATAAATTTTTCTTGTTTGGTCAGTAGTACCAGTCCAAGTATAAGTAATATTTTGCCAAACATTTTCTGTTACAGGAGTATCTGCTGCTGTATCCCACTTTGGACCCCATAAACCACCGCCACCAGAATAATAATAGCCAGCATAACCATTTTTAACAAAAAATCCAAAAAAATGAAAGTTTGACCAATGGCTATATCCTCCAAAAATTGCTTGGGTTGATGAACTTCCAGGGTTTGATGGTTTAATCCAAGCTGAAAAAGTATATGGGTTGTTACTTCCTAATAGAGCATTTCCAGTTATATTCGTTGTTATACGATCATCAGTTCCATCAAAATCAAAACTATTTCTATTTCCAAAACTGCCAGAGGTATCATTAAAAATAGATCCCGTTACACTTCCTACTAATGAATTTACTGAATATGAAGGAGGACCAGACCATGTTCTTAAATTCATAGCGTCCATATAAAATACTAATCCATCTTTTACTATATTTGTTCCGTGTGCTAATCCCATTATTCGAATCTTCCTTTTAAAGCATTGTAGTTGCGTAAAACTTCGTTTGCTGATAAGGCGCGATCATATATTCTAACAGCACCTATATCTCCATTATAATTGTAACCGCTTAATTGGGCTCCTATTTGAAGATTTATATCTGTAGAAAATATCCCAGATGAATATGAATCTGAGTTATCTAATACTCCATTTAAATATATTTTTCTTGTAGAATTATCAGAAGTACCTACAAAATGTACCCACTCATTTAATATTACGTTAGTAGTAGAGTTTAAAGATGCAGGCCCATAACTACTGTTACCACTTAAATAAAGATCATATTTATTACCTGACACAGTATGAAATCCAAACATATAAGGTAAAGGAGTATTTACTATTCTTCGTGCTATTATTCTTTCATAATTATTATTAAAAGTTCTAGTATAACACCAGGCTTCTAATGTTATTTGGTTTGTTATTCCTGGTCTATTTAGTCCAGAATTAGTACTTCCATTAACTGTTATATAATCATCTATTCCATCAAAAAGAAATATTCCACCCTTATCTGTACTAAAGAATGTACTACTGTTATTATTACTAAATGTCCCTGTGTTATTAGTATTTATATCATAATCTATAGTATCAGTAACAGTAGTACCAGTTTTAGGATAACTTGCTCTATTTGCCGCATCCATATTGAATACTAGCCCATCCGCTATAATACCTGTTGTTATGCTACCTATTTTCATAACCCAAATCTTCCTTTTAAAGCATTGTAGTTGTGTAGGATTTCTGTTGCTGATAAGGCACGGTTGTAAATTTGAAAATTTCCTATTTTACCATTTAATTTTCCGGCTGAATTTATCGAATCTCCGCCTATCAAAAAATTTGTAGAATTATTATCGGTGGTACTTGCTACATTAGTTGTTGTGCTTCCTTGAGTTACTGTTGTGGGATTTCCATTTACAAATATTTCTTGTGTAGAATTTCCATATCTACATGTAAATAAAAACCAGTTATTTGCAGTTATTCCCTCATTAGCCATGGTTATACCAACTGCCGGAAATGCTTGATTATTACCCATTGAATAAAAAAATAATTTTCCGGCCATACCACCGCTACCAGTTTCACTACCTAGACCATCATATGGAGAACTAGATTGTCTACTTCCAAAAAATCTATAATTACTAGTTAAATTACTTATTTGAACCCATAATGAAATAGTAAATTCAGAAACATTTCGTATAAAAGAAAGAACACCAAACTGTATATGTCCATCGCTACCATCAAAATCGAAAGCCAACGGTGGTCCAGCTTCCCAAGTACCATCTGTTATTATAGAACCAAATATAGAAGTATCTACAGTATTAAATGTTGTTGTAGTATCGGTATTAGGCATAGTACTTGCCCTATTTGCAGCATCCATATTGAATACTAGCCCATCCGATATGATTGGAGTTGATATAGAACCTCTTCTTATACCCATTATCTAAACCTCGCTTTCATTGCATTGTAATTTTGTTTAACTTCTTGAGTCGAAAGAGCACGATTATATAATTTTACATTAGCTATTTGACCTGGAAAATTGTTACTTGAATATGGAGAATCGCCTATTATTGTAGTACAATTAGATGCTCCCGCAGTATCAGCTCTAAAATTAGCTACTTGTTCTGTATCTTTATACATAAAGGTTCCATTATTAAGTCCAGATTGACAAGTTACTGATATATGAGTCCAAGTATTAATTTTTACAGTTTGATCACTAGTAATATTTCCATCTGTATAAGATGTGAAGAATCTAATTGATCTCTCACCGGAAGTTGTTGAGTCGAGTAAATAAAGATAATAATTAGTTAGAGATGATTGATTTTGAACTGATCTTCTTCTAGTAAAAATCATAGGATATTGAGATTCTCCGCCAGTATCACTAGTATATCGTATCCATGCATCTATAGTTAAATCTTCACCATTAGCAATATTAGTTGATACGGCATTCCCAAAATTCAATTGATCGTCTATTCCATCGAATTGAAATGCTCCTAAGTTTATAGAATTAAAACTAGCTCCAGCGGATAAAGTTCCTTCTGCCGGACCTTTTAAATCAGTAGCAGTAGTGCCACTCCCAGGATATGATCTTTGATTTGCAGCATCTACTTGAAATATTAATCCATCTTCTACTATATTTGGAGAGTAACTTGTTCCCATTATATTGCTCGTGTTATAACTTTAATATTGTATTGAGATGTATCTGCATAACAAGCTAATTGTGCTTGACTTTGAGAAAAGTGTACTACTAAATTTAAATTGGATGTGTCTCCAATATGAGTTGTAGTTGTTTCTGAGAACACAACAGATCCACCAGGAGTCCATACAGATGAGACTGTTCCACCCCGTGCATTAGACCCAGAATGTGCTATATAATCAAAGAAGGCTCCTCCATAAGAACTTGTATCCAATCCATACAATGATTGTGTTACATCTGCGGTAGTGGAGCTTATAACAGCTGTAGTATATAAAGATTGTGGATTCTTTCCTATGTAAACTTCTCCTGAAGCTGATGCTTCTAGTACTGGAAGACCTGTTCTATCGTTTGCTGTAAATATAGTTCCATCTAAATCATCGTCTACTGAAAATAATGTACCTTCTGATCCTATTACTTCGAATACTGTTGAACCTGATTTTTCTATTGTGAAAGATGATCCGGATAGTGTTGATGAACCTGTTGCTTCAATTTCAAAGTTAGGACTAGTACCAGTCATGTAAATACCAAAGGTATTTGCTTTAGTAGGTCCAACAGTTCCTTCAGAAGCATTTAAAACAATATTTTTTGCTCCAGTTCCTCTTGCATAGTAGCCTATATTTAAACCCTTTGATGTTGTACTACCAGCACCCATTCCTATACTTGTACTTTTAACACCGTAAGCTTTAGATGTAGACCCAATAGCAGTACTACTTGCAACATTTGCTATAGCTCCTCTACCTATTGCGGTTTGATTAGTTGTACTACCTACTCCTGCTGATTCTCCTATTATGGTATTGTAATAATCTCCATCACTAGTTATATTATTACCTATAACAGTATTAGATTGGTTATTTGCAAAATTTGTTGCATTTCCAACGTATCTACCTAAATGATAAAAATATCCATTACTATCTATTTTAAGAGATGAAGTGGTAGGAGCAATACCAGAATTAGCTCCTGCTACTAATAATGATCCTGTTATTTGTGTATTACCCGTAATTTGAGCACTACCGGTCATCTTAGTAGTACCTATTAATGTTTGAATATCTACTCCAGCTTCATCTCCAAATATATTTGAACCTGAGGTTTCAATTGTAGATGATGTTATAAATGATGCGGTAAATGTTGTGGTAGTTAAATTAGGTACTGTTAATCTGTCAGTAGTTGCATCATATGTAAATCCAGTTTCAGAAGTTAATTCTCCATTGGTAGTTGTGAATACTACTCTACCTGCTGTTGATCCTGCAGATGCTGCTGGTAAATTTGTTAATTGAGATCCATCACCTACAAAATAGTCTGCTGATGCCGTGCTTGGGAATATTATGTCACCTGTTGCTAGTGAAGCTGATATTGTTATTAAAGATCCAGATCCTATTTTTAATTGTTTTTCTAGAACTACATTTTCTGCTCCTACTCCCTCTCCAATTAAAATATTATGTGTACTTGCATCTCCTAAATCATATCCCGCTTGGTATCCGATGATAAGATTACGACCTGTAGTATTTCCTACATAACTATAAACTGCTTCATGTCCTATAAAAATATCATCTTTTGCATAACTTGTTCCATAGGCTGCTTTAGCACCAATTGAAATAGAATTGTTAAGTCTATAACTTGTGTATTGAGCTTGATATCCTAATGCAACATTATATTGGTTTAGAGATCCACCATTACCTGATCGCATAGCTGATGTACCTAGAGATACATTGTAATTATTGGTACCATTTGTTTGACTACCATATCCTAATGCAACAGATTGGGCAGCTGTACAGGATAAAGTTCCATTTGCTCCCATGGCAACACTAAAACTAGTAGTTCCTTGTCCTACTCCAGATCCCACAAATGTGCTATACATTGCTGCAGAACTTTTACCAGCATTATATCCTATAAATGTATTAGATCCATAATTTGCATCATAAGTTCCATCTTCACCTGCACCTATACCTATAAGAGTATTTCCACTTTCTTGATTTAATGCTGTACTTTTTCCAGCTCTATGACCTATTATTAAATTGCTACCTCCTGTAGTTAAACTAGTTGCTGCATTATTACCAAATATAATATTATTTGTTCCAGAGTCTAATACTTCTCCAGAACCAGAACCTATAATTATATTGTCATTACCATTATAATCTAATTGTAATGCTCCTGATACTATTAATGATCCTGTTATTTGAGCATCTCCAGTAAATGGGAATGCACTTCCTCCTCCGCCTCCACCGCCGGTGCCATATGAACCTGTTCTATAAAATTGACCCGTAGATGGATCTACTACAACTGTTTTAAATGATGTGGATGAGTTTTCAGATAAATTTCCGAATATATTGCCGCTAGAACTTATATTTGATGCAGTGACATCAGTTGATACGTTTAAAGAATGTAGATTGGCCGCACTTCCAGATACAACGACCTTTTTCCAATTTGGCATATATGTCCTTTAATTTATTGTGGTTAGATACATACACTATGCCGTGTATATGCCTACTTCCTTTCGGCCTACAACAATTTAATATAAATATTATAATAATTTATTTTCTAAGATCAAATACAAACTATGATTGATTTAACATGATTTGTAACTTAACAACTGTTTCATATACAGTTTGAACATCTTCACCTTTAAAAGTACCAGATTTAATTAACCCCATTAACCATACTATTTCTGTGTTAGTTAATTGAGATATAGGTTGTGTTGGTTCTGGCACTTTGGCTTTTTTAATTTTAATTTTTTCTTGATTTTTTACATCAATATTTTTTGCTGTAAATCCCATAAATTTTTGTAACTGTTTTAACATTTATTATACGTATATCCAAACGCCGCCTTCTTCCATGGAAGCATTTGTATCAATATACATGTTACCAGCTTTTTTGTATCTAGTTTCATTTGCTACTTGATTAGAGGTTGGTACATTTTCTGTTCCATTAATTGTCATTGGCATAAATGCTGCTGGATTTAATGCATTTTGTGATGCATCAAACGATGAAGTAACTCCCCATCTTTGTAAAGCACTATCATATCCAAATCCTTCTGTGTCTAATGGACCTGTTTGCTGTACTGCAAATCCACCATCTCCAGTTGTGGTAGAACCCGACGCCATTCTTATAAATCTGTCTTTAACGTCTAAGTCTTCTGTGTTTTGAAACGATGCTGTTCCTTGAACTGTTAAGTTATGAGAAACAATTAAATCACCGGTTAAAGATAATTTTCCGCCTACATTTAATCCGCCATCATCATCATACTGTAAATTTGCGGAATCTTCTAATTGATTAGTTGAATTAACAAATACAATTCTGTCAGCTGCTAAACTAGATATCTTAACTTCTGATGCAGTTACTTGAGTTGCATAAACATGTCCTGCTCCTGATGATCCTACTGTTAATGTGGTATCATCCCAAGTTATTGCACTTGATTCAATTTGTCCTACACTTCCGGCAGTTAATAATTTATTATCAGTTAAATAAGATCCAGTAATACCTGTTGTTACTTTTGCATTACCTGTTACAGATAATGTATTATCGTTATCGTAAGAGGCGGCACCTATACTCAACTTGCCTCCAAAATAGCTATTGGCTGTCCTAAGCATGACATCAGTACTGCCTCCGCCGTTCAAGAATATTCTATTATCAGTATCATTACCATGAAGTACTATTTCCTCAGAGCCTACAGCATTTCTAAATCTTAATTTTTGTGTTGTTCCGCCGCCAGCATCTTGTATTTCAATTACATTAGTAGCATATGGATCAATTGTTACTTTTGCCTCTGACCCACTAAAAATACCACTTCCTTGAAAGAAACTAGATCCAGTAACATTTAAAGATCCTGTAACTTCTGTCTTGTCAGACATATCATTACCAAGCTTGGTAGTTCCTGTTGTTTGTAAATCTTCTTGTAATGTATCTCCGGTAACTGTTAATGTACCATCAACATTTAATGATCCTGTTATATTTGTAGATCCTGTTATATTATGAATTGCTTGTTCTCCATTAGCAGTACCAACATATAATCTACCAGCTACTGCTAATTTATAAGGATTAGTATTGTCTGGTGCATTTGGATCATTACTTTGAATAAATGCATTTGCAGCTTGATTTGTTCCAATTACCATTGCAGTATTAAACATAGCTCCTTGAGCATCTGCAGATAATTGTATATTTTTAGTGTTTTGATTATAAAGTGCAAGAAATCCTGTTCTTCCTGCGTTGGCGGAGTAAAGATCAATTACTGTTTCGTTACTATAATTGGCATCAGATAAAACTTTATATTGAAATCCGCCATATCTATGTTTTGGAGTAACTATTATTCTACCATCTCTAGCATCAGATGTTGGTCCTAAATCAAATGTAAACCCTCCAACATTGGATCCGCCTCCTGTATTTGTATCTAATACAAGTGCTCCAGAAATAAATAATGATCCAGTGCTTTCTGTTCTACCGCTAGGATTAGTTCCTAGAAAACTATTACCAGAAACATTTAAATCTCCTGCAGTTATTATTCCAGCTGATGATGTTATTTGTGCTAAATCGGCATTACTGCCTGATACGATGACTTTTTTCCATGATGCCATTTATTCTCCTTTAAAAGTATTTTTTTATTTTATTATAAATATATTGTTAAAATATTTTCATTATTCTAATCCTAACCAAAAATTACTCCCGGAATACATGATTCCAGCTTCAGCAGCTTCTGGTGTTAAAGATTGTTCTTTTACTACTAATACACTTTGAGATGTAACTGTTAATGATCTTGTGTTATCTACTTCACGTATTAGTAAAATATCATTATTTGTGTCTTCTTGTTTAAATTGTAATGATCCTGTTATCCAAGAGTCAGTTACAAAAATTTCTTCAATTGATGTGGTACCATCATTTCGTTTAAAAAATAATTTTCCGTCATATACATTAACAGACAATTCACCATCTTCTAGGTCGACTGGTCTAGTACCTGCTATTAGAGATCTTCGCAATTGTATAATATTACTCAAAATGCTCCTCCATCAATTACATGACTAAATCTTAGTCCACCTCTAGAGTCTTGATATGCAAATTCACTGTATGTTGCTTGACTCATTGATGTATATGTTCCACTTCCAGTAAAAAATAAAGATCCAGTAAAAATATGAGTATCATCAAATGTATCTCCAAACATGGTAGATCCAGACGAAAATGACTGAGTCATATATAATACAGATGATGATATAATATAAGACTCTGCAGTTAAGCTTCCAGAAACTTTTAAATCTCCATCACTATTTAAAGTTACTAATTGTGTTGATCCACTATTAACAGTGAAAATATTAGTTGTTCCAATATTTACAGCTGTAGAAACAGATCCTGTTTGTATTTTAAATAACTCTAAGCCTACTATACCAGATGCTGGTATGCCAGACAGATCAGCTCCAGAACCAGAAAATGATCCAGATAAGCCTCCAGTTACACCTAATGAACCAGTTATTTGAATATTATTTTGAGTAGTATATGCAGATCCGGTTTGTTTCCAAATATTTCCATCTCTTTCATTAGCTAATGATCCGCTTAATGTTTCACCAGTATATTGTAAAACACTAACTTTATATGGAGTGTTTTTACCTCCTGGATCTGCTATATGAAGTATACCTGTTTTATAATCAAATATCCAATTAATTGAATCTGTTTTAAATATTTGAGTTCCATCATTTTCAAATAATTTTATCTCATAGTTTGCACCATATTTATCACTTAAAAAATTTCTTTGATATAATTCTGGATTAGATGAGAATGAAGGTATAGAATCACTACCCGGAGTAAATCCTGATCCAGATATAAAATAAAATGCATTATTTGGATATGTACCATCTGCAGTTAATATGAATTGAGTATGTTGTTTTGCATGGCCAGATGCAATTGCACTAGCGGTGTCAGAAGTTATTGGAGAAGTATATACTTCCGTATCATTTATATCTAAAGTACTTACTGTATTTTCTTGAAAGAATGCTCTACTAGGATCTGTAAATTCTTTATTAATTAGAATCTTAAACGACTTATCTTCTTTATTTATTGCCATGTCTCTTTGTTATCCTATGAATATGTTATACTAAAATTATTTAAATAATCACTTGCACTTGTTCCTTTATAACGTATCCAAACTATAACATATCCAGATGCAGCTGCACCAGTATTTATTCCTGATGGCAATGCCCATGTAACTGTGTAACTAGTACTATTATTTGTTGTAATAGTATTTCTAATTCCTTTTATTATACCAGAATTATCTCCTACTGATCTACCGAGATCATATACAGCATTAGTTGTTTGTGCTCCGGTAACATCAGCTGATAATATCAATGAAACCTGTAATACTGCGTCTGATGGATTTGCTCCTTGATAATCCCATGGAGAAATAGGAGTAGATGAGGCAAATGCATTTGTATTTCTTGATATAGTAAATGTTCCATTTTGTCTATTATCTGATGATGGATCTGATCTTCTAAAATATATTGCATAATCTGTGTCGACATTTGTTCCATCAACAAATCCAGAATAGGCAGTCGATCCAAATTTGCCAGCAATTAACTTACCATTTTGTGATTCTAGATTTCCATCTGATAATGTAGTTTGGCTATTCCATACGCCACCTTGTAGATTATTTAAACGATGTGATTCATGTAAAAATGCTTCTGCGTGAGAGTTTCCAGAATTTGTAGATCCAGCATTATCTGCAGACGTATAAGAATTAACAAACATTTGTGTTAATGTATATGTAGCAGATGCATCTGACTTACCTGGTTTTTCTACTGTAACTGTACCTGTTGGTGATGATTGAGCGGTGTTAATATTTTGTTTTAATGATCGCTGTACATCTAATTCTAATATGTCGTTATATTGTGGCTGATCTGATGTTTGACTACCAGTTGCTAAATTTGCTGAAAAGTTTGTGGAATTAAAATGTACATTACCTGTTTCATATATCGGATAAAATAAATCACTTCCTGTTATAGCTAAATCAAATGTAGCTCCTGCTAAATATGTTATACCACTTAAATAATTAAATGATGTTGAACTTGTTACTGGTGACTGTGCAGTTACTGATATATTTGGATAATTGGTTCCAGATCCTAAATACCATAACTGATAAACATTTGTTTCTCCAGCTCCATCTGCTAATATTTTGTATTTATATGACCCTGTGCTTGTTAGTGTGTGTTCAATTCTAGCATTTGCCTTTGCCCAAAATGTGTTATATACATCTAAATCTGAAATACGTATATTTCCAGTAATTCCTTCTCCGTCAGGATCAAATGCCCTTTTACTAAATACTTCCGGTGTAGATCCAGATATAATACTAGATGACACTCCGCCTTCCAATGTATTTGCTGACAATGACGATGATTTTCCTGCTCTAAATGTTTCTGTTTGATCTGGACTTCTTAAATCTACTGAGGTAGCACTTGTTAATGTTGATACATTAGAATATGCAGTAGTACCTACATACCAATCAGCTGAAGGTAAACCTCCTGCTAATCTACCAGTAAATGTACTAGGACTATTTTTTGTTAATGATTGACCTGTTAATGTTTTTGCTTTTGCAGGTGCTAAATCTAGAAATGCTTCACTAATTTCATCTATTGCATTTCCTATAGTAGTAGCAGGAGTAAAAGTATCAAAAAATCCGTCTGTGTATGTTGTATCAGATGGTGTACCAATAACTCCTTGGCCGTCTGCAGATACTTCTGGACTAATTGCAATATGACTTCCAGTAAAAATTGCAGACGTTGCTGCATCATTTGTTACAGTAGCATTTAATTCGTATTGTTGTCTTCTTGTTGAATCATACCAAACTATACCATCTAATCGATCTCCATATGTACCTGTTGTAATAGAAGGTAATCCAGATCCTGTAAAAAATTTTGTTACTGGTTCGTAGTCATTTAATCCTCCGATAAATTGTATTTCGATTGGTTGTGAAACTGTTCCAAACTCAGAAGAATGTACATTTAAAGATCCAGTTGCTAATAAGACTTCGCCTCTAAAAACGGGATTTACATTTTTTAAATTTTCTAAACTACCTCTTTTATGCTGAATTACCTGTGCCATTAAATGTTTTCTTTTATATAAATATCAAATACTTTTGAATTAAATACTTTAAGGAATAATTGTTTTTGATACGCTGGACGTTGGGAAAAATCCAACATCTATTATTCCTTCTACACTACTAGTTATATTTGTTCCTATCTGATTAATTCCTCCATCTATTTGTATAGCTGCTTTATTATCTAACGGAGAATCATCAGATCCAGATATAGATAAAGATCCAGATAATTTTAAATGTTTAGCAAATTGTTTGCCTTTTAGTCTTCTAGCCATTATTCACTCCATCTTCCATTAACAATAATTATATCATCAGATTCTAAATTATATCCTAATTCTGTAGTATCAAATGTTATTTGTTGTGTTGTTGTTGCATTTGGAGTCCAATCATATACAGCTGTATCTATATATTGTCCATTGATATAAATATCAAATTCTTTTGTAGTAGCTCTGCCGCCTATAATAGTATTATAATTTGGTGTTCCGGTGACTGATATAGTATTATTATTAATTATAACTCCTTGTTTTTCTATTAATTGCGTTAAATAATTCATTAGTGCTGGCGTTATTTCGGTACCTGCGCCTCCGCCGCCTCCGCCAGATGATTGATTTGAAACTATAACTTTATTTCCAGAAATAATTCTTTGTTTAGCGTCAATTAGTTTTTGTGGAACTTTTGTAGTACTAAATATATCAGTTGTAACATCGATAACTAACGCCCATTGTATTTTTTTAATTGAATATCTTTTTTGTACTGTCGACATTCTAAATTCTTGTTCTGATAATAATGTTCCATTAACTGTTAGTGGAATTGTTGCTCTAACTAATCTATCGTCTCCAACTGTGTTTACAGTTTCAAATGAAATATCTCTTATAAATGTTCTATACTTATTGAATTCATTTCCCCAAGCAAATGTTCCATATGGCATTATTTGTTCAATTACTTCATTCATTTGTGTAGTAAAATCAGTCCATATCAACATTTCATATTCTACATCTACATATTCTGGAATATTAACGGTATATAATTCCTTTGAATCAATTGTATTATTTTTTGGTATTGGAACTAATTCGTCAATATACCTATTTCTTTTGTTATATTTTTGCTTATATACAATTTGATTTCCCGGTATTGGATTATTAACATCTAATTTTTTTAATGTATCCCGTTCTGATAATGAGTTTCTTTTTAATACAATTATTGGAGATTGAAGCATTCCTTTTTCATCACGCAAATATCCTAATCTTCGTACGTTATCCCATTTTTCGCCATTTGCAAATACTATTGGTATTTTAACTAATTCGTTATTATGTTGAACTTGTGGTTGGATTTCATTATCTAAAAACCATTTTATTGCATAATCTATATCATATACAGTACGCTTAGGTGTTCGAACAACGTCGTCATCTCGTCGTACTTGTTCTGCTCTATTTAATATTAAATCTGGTCTTGTTGAAACAGTACTTTTTAATTCTGGTTTATTTGTTTTTCGATCAATATTTTGTCTTCGATTTCTAGGCATTAAAATCCTTTATACGATTGATTATCATCTGTTGTACCTATTCTCATTTTTCTAATATTTAATGGAGCTTGTCTTGTTACATGACTATCACATAAAACAGATACACTATAACCAAAATTATTACCATTAGGCCAAGTGTCTGGATTTTTTCCAGAAAAATATTGATTTGCATCTACGTTATCCAATTCATAAAATTCATTATCCCATTTAATAATATCTCCAACTTCTGGATAAAATGATGCTTTCTCTAAAATATCTCTTGATATTCCAAATTGAGCTGTTCGTGTATATGTATGACCATAATCATCCATATTTGATGTTTTGTTTTCTTTTGTAATCAATGCAGGAATTAATATAGAATTAAAATATGTTTTTGATGTAGACTCGCCATATATATTTGAATTAGATTGTTCTATAACTAGCTTAAAAAACTCAATTTCTGTATCAATTATTGAATTTAATAATTCTGAGTTAATTGCGGCTAGAAATCTAGCATCTCGTTTTGTTCCAAATAACGCCATTTTATCCTACGTAAATTTTAGTTGGTATTTTTGACAGTACTTCATTCATTGCATCATTTTCTGCTTGTTGTCTTGTCATCATACTCTCTTTTGTTAATTTATCTAAAAATTCTCTTAGTTGCGTAATTAATGATTCTTTTTCTGATTGTCCTTGTGTCACTAAATCAGATCCATTTAATGTTACTTCTGAGTTTGGTATTGGTACTGATGAATATTTTCCTCTAACATATCCCAACATTTCTTTAACTAACGCAGATCCATATCTGAAAATCCATGCTCTTCCCATATCATTAATTTGTGAATATTTTTGATATGTATATGGTATATTAGATGCATCACTTACAACTCCATTTGTTGCTGCAGTATTACCAAATAATATTGCTTCGTCAGCTTTTTTATCTTCAAATATAAATTCAAACCAAACGTTTTTATAAAATGGATTTGCAGCTGTTCCTGTTGTTCCAGGCACTGGATATAATCTTATATCATCTCCATGTATATCAAATGAAAAATGTGATTTTCGTATTCTATCATTAAATTCAATTGTTTGTATTCTAAGTAAGTCTTGATGTAAAGGCATCAACATAAAATTAACAGAAGGAGAAAATCCTCCAAAATCAAACGCATCCATTAAATTTTGAGATCCTAATCCTGTTCCTACAAATGGGTCAAAGTATCTTATAATTGCTGGTGGAACATTATGTAATACTTTTTTTACTTCAATTGAACTTGTATTTGTTAAAGTTATTCCTAATGTTTCTTCTACAGCTTTTTTTATACTATATGTTTGTTGACCAGGTTGTACATCAATTGATGCAGAAAACCATTTTAAATTACCTCCTGAATCTGCTTCAGTGCCATATGTTTTTGATAGTTTTGTTACATATGATAATGATCCTCCAACCAACGTATCAGAAAATCCATCTGCAGATAAAAAATCAGATCCGGTTTGTATTCCTAAGGTACTTAATAAGTTGTTTGTAATATTAACCTGATTAACTTGATTTGAATATTCAATAACAGCTGATTCAAATGCATTATAAAAATTTATATCTAATAATTCTACATCCATAATTGGATATCCAACATTTTGAGCTGCATGTTTAGCAAAGCTATCAGCTTGTTGTTGAAATAATGTATCATTATCAAAAAATCCAAATGGGGTATCTCCTGCAACAAATGATGATGAGCCAGGCCATATTGGTTTATTTTCACTGTAATCTGCCATTTATATCCTTATTCTAATTTTAATAAAGTAGTTGGCAGTAGTTGCATTTGCTCTAATGATTCAATTTTACCAACTGATAATCTTCTAATTGCTTCAAATGTTTTTGTTGGTGGATATGGGGACATTACCTTCATTGTAATAAGTTCTGATCCTTTACCCAAGTCTTGTTCTATATGAACCATTAGAACTAATCTAATAGCTCGTATTCTGTCTAATGTGTCGACTAAATTACCTTTATAACGTATTCTAGCTTGTATTGAATATTTTACCCTTGGAGCTGCCATTGTACTTCTTTTTATAATAAATATCAAAACAGTAAGAAAGGGGTGACGAATCACCCCTCTCAATTTTTAGATTATTTAATAATTAATTAAATATTAAATAGTGTCTAATCCAGCAACATATACTTTACCGTAGAATTCTGGTCTTACCATTTTCTTAGCATATCTTGTCATTACACCTTTTCTTGGGGTGAAATTAACAGGATCGTATACTAGTGGAGTCATAATTAAAGGTACGTATGGAGCATATACTGCACCAGTTTCAAGGAATTGTGCTCCTCTATAACCCATAAGGATTACGTTCTCTTTCATATATGGATTCTTATATACTGTGTATCTATTATTGATTGCACCAATTTTTTGAACACCAGCAGCAAATTCCATTTTGTTACCATCTGTGTCAGCAGCAAATCCAGGAATAGATTCTAGGATAGTTGCAACAGCAGGTGAAGTAACTAAGAAATTAGCACCACCTCTAAGTGTTTTTTGATGAATTTTGTTAGATACTTTTTGAAGTTTAGTTCCTAAAGTTTGGAACCACTCTCCTTGTGTATTATAATATCCGCCTGCAGAAACATCTCTTCCTTCAAAAGCTGTACCAGCTGCGTTCAAGAATTGATTAGATTGAGCTGACCAATATTCAGTTGTTAATGCACCATTGATTAACATATCTAGAATTTCAAGATCAATTTCCATTGATACATATTCACTTAACATTGAAGTTAATTCAGCTTCAGCGTCAATTGAATGATATGCATTTAAATCTTGTGCAAATTCAGGAGTCCAAACAGCTTTTAACTTTCTAGTCTTAGCTACGATTGGATCTGATTGCATTTCTAAGTTAACTTCAGGAATGTCAATATCAGTACCATTATTGATACCAGTACCAGCACCAGAACCTTTAAAAGGATTTGAATCTTCAAAGTCGCCTCTAGAGATGTCAGTTGGTTGCTCACTAAATTTAACAATGTATTCAACACCAGTCATTGATGCAGCTGATCCAGATACTAAAAACTCAACATGAGTTTTTGCAGCATTTAATTTTGTAAATGCAGAATGTTGCACAATTGTACCAGATCCAGTTTCGATAATAAATGATCTAACTGCAGTTGAATCTGAACCTGATAACGATGTTAACGGTACAGTTACTACGTTATATTCAGATAATTTATTGCCAGTAAATGATGAATCGTAATTTACAGATGCAGATGATGCTGCTGAAACAACAGCTGAAGCAGTAACTGCTACATCATTGAGTGAGTAACCAAATCTACCAGCACCATAAAGACCACCAGTTGGATCTCCTGCAGTAGTTGTTACACCAAACATGGAATCGTCAGCATTTGGTGATCCAAAAGGATCGCCAGCTACATTTAAATTATCACCATCAAATCCAGCTTTTTCAGTTCCATATTTGAAATCTAAATAAAATACTAGTCCAGATGGTAAATTCATTGGTTGTACAGAAACAAATTCTTTTGCTGCAAATTCAGCAAAGATTCTTCTTACCAATGGTAAAGCTACACCAGCCCATTCTTCTGATCCTTCAGTAGTACCAGTTGATGATGCTTCTTTTACAAGTTGTCTAGCTTGATTTTCAAGAAGCTGAGCCATACCTGCTTTTTCTGTTTCGGTTTTTAAACCTTCTAGAAGACCTGTCTTTTCCCATTTTGTTACAGTTTTTAACGCTGCATTTCTTTGGGAAGGATTATTGTCTTCTAGTAAAGATGAAATTTTCATTTTTTTCTTTCTTATTTTTTTTTAATTAACTTAGTAATCCTGCTAACTTCTTCCATCTGTTAGCTAATTCATTACCTTCGTTGATTATTGTTTTAGTTGCAGGAGCAGTAGAGTTAATTGCTTTAGAGGCAGTGCCTTCTTTAACTACTTTTCTCTTTTTTACAGGAACTGTAAAATTTTCTGCTAATGTACTAAATACGAGTTTAACTTCTCTTGTATTACCAGCTCTATCGAAATTTTCGATAACAGTCATTTTTTGACTTTCTGATAATTCAAAATTCCTAAATAATTTGTTAGTATATAAAAGTTTTGCATTTAAAAGATTAACTTCGTTGATTGTGCCTCTTAAAGATTCAATAGTATCATATGCTTCAGTTAATTCTTCAGTCATTTCTTCTACTTTTTCTTTAGATTCATCTTCTTCTTTTTCTTCTTCTACTTTTTCTTTAGAGTCTTTTTCTTCTTCGTCTTCAGACAAAATACCTTCAATGATTTCATCAATATTGAATTCTTCATTGGTTTCTTTTTTGTCGTCGACCATTTTATCCTCTTCAGTTAAATCTGTAGAATCATTTGATTCAAAGATATCTTCTTCAGTTAGTTCTTCTTCATTTAAATCTTCTTCTAACTCTCTTATGATTGCTTCTAGTTCTAGATCTTCTTCAACGCTGTCTGTGTCTACTGGTGCATCATCCATCATACCTTCCATTTCCATGTCATCTGCAACTACTGGTTCTTCAGCAGGCATATCCATATCAATTTCGGCATCCATTTCTGGTGCAGGGGCAGCATCCATCTCTCCACCTTCTACTTCAGGCTCATACATAACGTCATGTTCTTCAACTGGTGTATCGGCTACTGGCGCTGGTACTTCGTCTTCCATTTCGTCTTCATATAAATCTTCAGAAAGTTTTGTTGATAGCATTGCTTCAATTCTAGGGGCAAAAGCCTCTTCAAGAGCTATTTTAGCGTTTGCTAATGCAGTTTCCTTTACGGCTTTTGCGTCAGCGATCGCTTCTTTTAGTAAGTCCGATTTTCCGTCCATTACTTGTCTCCTTAAATTTTGTTTTTGGAAATAAGATTATTTGTAAATCTTAATAGAATAAATTAATAATAATTGACACTATATAGAGATAGTGTATTTACTATAAATATAGACGAAATAAAAAAAATGAAAATATATTATAAAGATTTTAAATCTTGTATATATTGATTAAAAATTGCAGAATTTTTAATTTTTCTTTTGGTAACACTAGGCTTTTCAAATTCTCGTTTTTCTTTTAATGTATCTAATGTATTAGATATTTTAAGTTGTTTTTTCCAAGATCGTAAAGCAAAGTTTATATCTTTATTAATTACTTTCGTTGAAAAAGAATTTCCTGGTACTATTGATTTATGGTATTTGTGTTGTTTGTTCATCTGATGGATTGTTTGTAACTTTTTGTATTGGTTTTAATGTAAATTTAAATTTTTCTACTTCTGGTAGTTGACTTACAAATCCTTGTATTCTCTGAGATTCTTTTGCAGGATCTTCTCCTAATCTAACATAAAAGAATCCTTTACCAGCTGCATCGTCAAATTTTGTTTTTATAACATGCATTCCTTTTTTATTTAAAAATGCTTGAATATCGGCTTTCACATTACCTGCTGTAGCTGGATCAATTAGTTTATAAAGAAATCCACCCTTGTAATCTGATATTTTATTTATTAAATCAGCTTCATTAGTTTGTGATTTCATTCCAAAATATTGACGATATGTATTATCAATGTTTGACATTTACTTCCTTTATATTATAATAATTTTTTTTATAAATTCAAAATTATTTTATATCAAAATATTTACTTAATCCTTGACCAATATCTTCATATGATGCAGATAGTCTTTCTTGTAGTCTAGATATTTCTTGAGCAGTCTTTTCAAATACTTTATATGATTCGTTAAGTCCTTTCATGTGTCTATTAACAGTAATACCATCAAACCAATCGCCTTCAGACAATGTTACTTGTTGAGCCATTTCTACCATATAGTGTATCTTTTGACATAATTCTTTAAGATCACCTTTACCATATACTGATTCGCCTAATTGAGAGTAATTTCTTACTGCTTCTACAAATTCACGTTTTTTCTCTTTTGGTATTTCAACTTGCTCTCTATCTAATGCTTCTAATAAATCTTTTATTCTCATGGTAAAATCCTACATTTTCCACTATCACATAAAATTGATGTAATAATATCATTTACTTTTTTATAATTTTGTTTTGTATTTTTATTAATTGATTCATTCATTGGTTTTAAAAATGCGCCATGGGTAGACGGATTTGAAACAAAGTCAAAACAAATTAATTCAAAATCTTCTTGAACTTCAACTGCAGACTCTTTATATAATTCTTTTACTGATCCTAATCCTCTACTAGATATTCCTAATGTAATACCAGCATCAAATAGCGACTTTAATATTTTACCAGCTGGGGTTTCTAATATTTGTACAGCTCCCATTAAATCGTTATTCTGCCACCACATTTTTAAAACATTGTGAGATACATTGTTTAAATTAACAACTGATGATTCTGGATGATCTAATTCGCCTAACGCTCTGTTTTGACTAATATATTCTTGTTGATATTTTTTAGCTTCTCTATCTAATATATTTTTAGGATAAACACGTCCATTTTGATTTTTAGCTCCAGCTCTTTGTAAAACGCCTTGTACTACTAACCCACCTGGAACTCCAAATTTATTAGCCATTTGTTCATTAATTGGCCCTATTGGTTTAAATGGAATATATTCTACTAATAAATTTTTATTCATATTATTCTCCTAAGCTTCTTACACGTTCAGATATTTTTAATAATCTTTCTGAAATTTTATTTAATGCTGTATGAGTAGATTTTCCATATGACGATCCAGCTATACCAGATTCGGTCTTTAATTTAGATGTATATTTAACTATTTGTTCTATCTCTTGTAATTTTTTTGCAACTTCTTTAATGGTACCATTTACTGTTTGTGATGGTGTAGACTTTGGATTACCAGTTGCAAATTTAGAATATGATTCAATCATAGCTTCATATTTTGTATCCATAGCTTTTTGTACAGATTCATATTTCATATTCTTTTTCTTTTTTGCTTGAGCTTTTGTTGAAAATGCATTTGGGGTTTGATATCCAGCAATTGCACCAGTTACATTTTGTTCGCCAAGTTCATCTTCTGTTAATTCAATATCTACATTAGGATTCTTTTTTTGCATGTCTGCTGCAGCATCTGGATCATTTGTTTTTATGACTTCATTTGCTTGTTTGGCTGCTTGCTTCATAGACTCTTCAGTATCATTGTCATTATCTAAATCTAAAAAATCTGGCTTAGAGTTTTCTTTCTTCATTGCTTTTTTAATAGCTTTGTCTTTAACTCCCATATATTCATCATTTGGAGATTCTTCTTTTCCATCACCGTCCCAATCTTTTTCTTGAAGACGTGTAAATTTAGATTCTATTTCGTGTAAAAATGACTTCATTTGTTTACCTGTTTTAGTTCTTTAATTAAATCAAAATATCTTAATATTGACAAAATATGAGACTCTTTAACTACTTTTATTGTTTTAACATTACATAACATATCAGAAAGTTTATCAACTTTTATTTTTGTAACTGGGTCTTGAATTTTTAATACTTGTTCTTTTAGTTGTAATTTAATATTTGGTAATATACCTTCTAAATATAATTTTAAAGATTCAGTGTCATTAACGTGAGTTATATATTGATTTAAAACTTGTTTCTGATTTTCGTTTAAAGATGAATATTTTGAATTAAATTTATCAACTAATAATTTATATGCTAACATTCTAACTTCTTTATCGTGTTTTTTATATGTTTCTAATACAACATCTTTTTTAGTTGACGTATTACTATCATTTAATATATGTTCAACGATAACAGTTTTACATTCCAATAAATCCTTAGGATTATCAGAATTAGAATATTCAAATATTTTATATATAGATGCTAATTCTTTATAATTATTTATACGTATTTTAGAAACTTTTTGAAAATCAAAATTTTCTGATATTTCTTTCACTAAATTATAACGTTGTCTACGTAATGAACTTTTATTTAATTTAGTATGAGCTTCTTTACAACTTCTAATAAATTCTAATGATTGAGCTTCAGTTTTAAATGATTCTTTTATTAAAGAATTATATAATTGTAGCTCTTTTGATAATACTGTATTTTTACCAAAATACTTTTTAATAATTTCAACTGTAATTGTTTTATCTGACGTCAATGTTTCCGATGTAAGTTTCCTTACTAACATCTCAAAAAGAATAGCAGTATTTTTATATTTTGAATGTTTAAGAGTTTTCATGTTAGTTCATGGTTCTTTCATATAAATATGATGTTAATTATAAAATATTATTTTCATCTAAAATTGATCCAGAATCTTTATTTTTTTTATTTTTTTCAAATAGTATTTTAGATCTACTTTTATTAATTTTTTTTAAAATATCAGCATTTTCTGTAGCTACAGGTTTCATGCCAGTTTTAGTAGTTGTTTTAAATCTAGGATCTGGTTGGAATGTTGTATTCATTGCCTGTTTAACTGTTTTTCCTCCGGTAGGATCCCAACCCATATGATTTTTATGCTGTCCGTATTTTATTCCTTCAGGTGGACGGCCGCCTTGATCTTTATCTTCAACATCATCGGTGCTCATATGCATGGAGGCTAAATCGTGTGGAGTACCATATGAAACTCCAGTTAATGTTGGATCATTTCCTTCTTGCTCTACTTGATTTTGTCTAAATCTTAGTTTAAGATCTTCTACAACATTATTTCTTTCTTCTAACCATTCGTCTTCAGACATATTAAATATGTATTCATAAATGTATTTGTCTGATACTAGTTTTGAATCTTTCATTGCAACTGCTAAAGTAATTTTTTCATTCATTAGTGCAACTTTTTGTTGATCATATATAATTGAAGGTGGAGTTAATGATAATTCAAAACCAATTAAATCTTCTCCTTCAAACCCCTGTGCATACAAATGAACTATTGCAATTTTTGATAATTCAGAACAAATAATTTTTTGAATTCGTTCGATTGTTCTAGCAAATCTAATATCCATAGAAGCTAATGTACTTTTTCCTTCAACCCCTTCAGAATATCCTAAAAATGGTTTAGGAATTTTTAAAGCTGCCATCATTTTATTTTTTACATATTCAATATCATCAATACCAGTAAATTCCATACCTGGTAATGTATCAATTTGTGTTTGACTATTTCCACCTCTTACTGGTAAATAATAATCTTCTAACATATTATTTAAATTAAACTTTAAATTATAATTTCCGGTATTTTTATCAACATATGGAACCTTTTTCATTTTATTAACAATTTGTTCCATAAATGTATCAACTTCATTTGGTGGAATATTGCCAATATCAACTTTAAAGATTCTTTTTTCTGGAGCTCTCATAATTCTATGAATTAACATTGCGTCTTCTAACATTGTTAGTTTTTGAAATTCTTGTCTAGCTCCTTCTAACATCGATCTACCATATGGCAAAAAATTTGAATCTGATAACATTCTAAAATGTGCTATTTCAAATACATCATATTGTACATTTTCACTAATGTCGTGTCTGAATTTAATATTATATTCTCCAGATTCAGAATCAAATTCTTCAAGTCTTTCAATTTCATATGATGATAATGGTCTAGCATTAATTATTCCTAATTCATCTGAAATATCTAATTTTAAAAAGAAGTCTCCATACTTACAAATATTCCTAACCCATGGCCACATATTAAATTCAATATTTAAAACATCATAAAATAGATTATATAATATTTTTTGTATATGTGTCTTATTTGTTTTAATAGATAGGATATCTCCAAACTGATCTTCTAATGTAGACTCATCTGAATATATATCTAATGCAGAAGAAATAATAGGATCTTTATCCATCATTTCATAATCTGTATATAATTGTTTTCTATTTTGTTGAGAATAATAATTTGAATCATATCCTCCAAATGCAGATCCATATGATCCATATCCATGTCGATTTGATCCATGTAATCTAGAATATCGATCAGTAATTTTTGTTGCAGCTAAATTACCAGTTGATTGTAATCTATTTGTATCAACTACTCGTAGTTTATCTTTTCCAAATTTTCTAACTACTACATTGGTACTAAATAGGTTTTGTAAACGTTTTCTTAACGACGCCATATTTTTATCTTTAATTTATTATAAATATAACTAACTACAGAAGCCAGGTTAAATTTTCATTGTCTCGACCGTTATTCCAATCCCAGTCTTCACTTTGTGATTTATTTTTATTAGTATAAACTATATTATCTGATTTTTGAAATTGTGATAATGCTCTTTTATTTAATTCAATTCCATGTTGTCTTAATTTTAAACTAGTATCTCGTAACCATAACGCAATAGCATACGCCATTACTAAATCGTCATTATATCCAACTTGTGCTTGTGCTTTACCATTTAACCACACAAATACAAATAATTCTTGAATTAATCTTTTTGAACGTATTATAGGAGAGCCTTCTCTCATATACATTTCTAATGCAGATATCATTAATGGTCTGGTTCTTGAAGTAGTTGAAACACCTGGTACCATTTTTGTTTTATCTTTTTGATCATATCCTTTTAATAGTTGAACCTCTAAATCTACATATCCATCATCTTTATATGTATAAAATAAATTTTGGTATCCTCTATCTAATGCTGGTTGTATTGCAGCCCATCCTATATTTGCATTTTCAATTGCTAACAACGCATTATTCCATTCAGTTGCAATAGTTACTAACATATTTCCAAAATCTTTTGGAGGTAATTTACCTTTATATTCTGCAACTTGATTTATTGTTTCTACGTCGATAACATGAAATGTCGACCAATCTGCGCCATCACCTCTAGCAACATCAGCTACAATAATATAATTTTTTTCATAATTTGGATATTCCCATATCCAATATCCGTTATCAAATCCTCTTTTTTCTACAGGCTCTTCGCATTTAGATTCATATTTTTGTAATATTAATCCATCTACAACGGTATGACCGGAAGATATAAAATCACAATCACATTCCTGTGCTGCTCCTCTTTCTCCTAATAATTGTGTTTGTTCGTCTCTCCACGATTGATTTCGTTCTGGATGTAATTTCCAATCTAGTTTAATTGTTTCAAAGCCATTTACTCCAGTTTCAGCATCAGCCCATGTTTGATGAAACCAATTACCAATTCCATTAGGAGTAGATAATACAATAGCTCCACCTCCAGTAGATAATGTTGCTTGAGATGCTACCCAAATTTCTTCAATGTTTCTAATAAATGCAGCTTCGTCGACTATTAATAATGATAATGCTTCAGAACGTGCACCTGTAGAAGAACTTGATATTGCTTTAATTTCTGATCCATTTGCAAATTTTAATGATAATTTATTATTAGTAACTATATTTGTTTTTAACCAACTAGGTAAGTTTTCGTTCATTATTTGAACTTTACTTACTAAATTTTTTGCAACGTCCTGAGTTGTTGCAATTACTAATACATTAAAATCTTCATTGAATAACATTGACCACAATGCATACCCTGCAGATAATGTTGATATACCTAATTGTCTAGATTTTAGAATTACATTATATCGATTTTTTTGTAATGTAGTTAATGATTCTTCTTGAAATGGAAATAAATTAAATTTTATTTTACCTTTAATTGGATGTTGAATATAGCAATATTGACGCATAAAATAAACAGGATCTTGAGCACATTTTTTATATTGCTCCTGTATTATTTTTTTTATGTTTTGCTTGTTACTCACTTATTGTACTACTTCGACAACCATCTTTCCTGTTGCAACTGCTGTTAGAATTCCTGATGCAAACCATATAACTTTATTATCATACCATTTTGGTTTCAAATATTTTTCACGTTGTATATATAATTCAATATTATCATTTAATAAATTATTTTTTTTACTTATATACATTAATTCAACTGAATCTAATTTTAATACTGTTTCTAATTCAGATATCAATATTTCTTGTTGTGAAATAATTTCATTGTTAATTGAATCTAAATAATATAATGAATCCAATGTTTCTGAAATTTCTATAATTTCATTTTCTGTAAAACAAGTATCTGGCATTTGGCTAAAATTAATTAATGGCCATAATAATATTATAATAAAAATATGTTTCATTTCCTAATTTTCTTTTTAATATTTGCTTTTGCACTTTTAACTGATTTTTTTGGAGCTGTCTTTTTAGGCGCTGCCTTTTTTGCTTTAGTAGAAGCTAGTTGTTTTTTTGTCGTTGATACTTTTTTCTTTGCAACTACTTTTTGTTTTTTTACTTCTTCGATACTGCCATCTAATTTATTAATATTAGTGTTATTATTATCAATTTTTTTCTTAGCTTCAGCTGCTTTTTTATTGTTAGATTTTTTTCCAAATATAAAAATCAGTCCAAATATTCCAACAACTATACCTGCTATAAGTTTCCATGTTTTTTTAATCATTATTTTCCTTTTTTGTTTCTAAATTTTTTAAAAATTTTACTTTAAAATTATCAAATTGTGTTTGTATTGTTTTTTCAAATTCGTCTGGAGTCATTTTTGCTGACCAATGTTCTACCATTCCGTCTGCATTCATAACTGTACTAGAAGCTTGTGTGTATACTTCTTTAAGCATATCAACATCTTGTTCTGCTCGCTTTAACCAAGCTTCTGCATTTTCACGAATTTTCTTTTGCTCATATTCTTCATATTTGCCTTGTTTCTTTAATTCATGTTCCATATCAACAACACAATCAAGACACATTCCATGTATTACCCGCATCTTTTCATCAACTGGTCCTTTTTTTATTTTGCAACAATCTTTTTTACAATTTGGATATGAATTTAAATATGTTCGAACTTCTTCTGCAATTGAATTTTTTGGTTTTTTAACTCGAAATCCATCTTGTTGTTCAATTTGATAAATAGTATTGCCTATTTTTTCTTCCCATATCTCACCAATCTCTCTACGTTTATTTTTTTCTGCTTTTTGTTTTGCGTCAGTAAATCCATGAGTTTTTCTTGTTTGAAATGCGTGAGTTCCATCCAGCATTTTTTGGATAGCTTTTATATTTTGTAACTTATTTGCCATAAAAATTTATTGTAAATTTAATTTATCCTAAATCATTAGGATCTTGTTTTTGTAATGATCTGTCAATTAATTTTTTCATAAAAGCTAAAAATTGTATTTGTTGTTTTGGATCTTTTTCTTTTAATAATAATTGTATAGATTTCATCATCGTTTGTACTTGTAATAATGTGCTTGGTTTTAATTTTAATGCTTCAATAAATTTTTCAATTCTTACATCTCCAGATGCTTCTGCTTCTGGCTCTTCTACTGGAGCTTCTGCTTCTGGCTCTTCTACTGGAGCTTCTGGCTCTGGTGCTACTTCAGGCTCTGGTGCAGGGGCATCTGCAGGTTCTGCTGGGGCAGATGGAGCAGGAGTTGGTTCTGGAGTATCAGCTACTGGCTCTTCTGGTGTTGTTTCTGGCTCTTCTGTATCTTGTTCTGTTTTAAGAGTATTTAATGCTTGTTCAGATAAAAATTTAGTTACTTTTATTTTTACAATTTCTTTAACTAGTTTTTCTTTTTGTTCTTTAGTTAGTTTTTCTATTTGTGTCATATATCCGCCATCTTTTTTTGATAATGTATCAATTAATTCTTTTGCATCTTCTTCTTGATTCTTTACCAATGTTTTTAATGCATTAGATGGCATTTTAGGATCGCCATCCTCTAATTCTTTAGTAACATATATTCTGTCAGAATCTTTTATTTTTGGTACCATATTCTCAACATCATCAATAACTTCTTTATCGTCTTTTCTAGGAACTTCAGGCATTGGCTCTCCAGATGCATTTGGTACCATTCCTTTGACTTCTTTGTCAATAGTGTAATCTTTTAAATCTTTTCTTGATTTATACTTATCATTTTTTGGTTGTTTATATTTAGCCATGTTAACGTCCTGTTATATTATTTTATATAAATATTATCTAGAATACTTTAATGTTCCTAATATTTGATTTATCGGGGCAAAAGCTCCAGTTAGTTTATATGTATTACCGCCATAGGTGAATACAATTCCTTCTACTGGAACTATTTTTTCGAATCCGCCTAGTCTTTTAATTCGTTCTAATTGTTTTCTTAATAGATCCATTTTTGCAATATCATTTGTGGATCTAAGAGTACGTATTATTCCAGCAATTTCTGATCTTATTGATTGTACAGCTTTATTTGGATTTGCTGCTAAAAAATTAGATGCATTTTTCATTATTTCTGCTCCTAGTTTTAAAAATATAGATTCAAATGGTTGCAGATTATCTTTTTGATATTGTTTGAAATCTTTTTTATCGAATATAGAGACCCATTCTAAGAATTCTGGATTATCAATCATTTTTTTAATTTTCACAATTGAATTTGATTTATCATTAAATGACCATCTATTAGTTAATTGTTCTATTAAATCATCAGATATATCATAATTCATTTCGTTTGCTTTTTCTTTTATAACATCTTTCCACCAGGCCTTATGATAATCTGATAAATAACTAGTGTCTTGTAATTGATATTTGTCACGTAATTGATTTAATTCTGTAAATAATGCATCTTCATAATCTTGAAAATTTTCAACTCTTCCTACTTTAATTTTTTGTGGTGGTATTAAGTTAAATGTTTTTTGCATATGAGCATTTGCATCTTGTATAGCTCGTTGTATTACTGCTCCTCCAGTCATATCAGTTTGAACAACATTTCCATTTTCATCATACTCAACTAAGTTATGAAATTGAAGAACTGCTATTTCATATGCTATAACATTTTTTGTTTCTGGATAAATAATTTCCATATTAGCAAATACTTTTCCGTTTTGAAAAATACTTTCTAATTTGCCTTTTCCTACTTTTGAAAATGCAGCTTCTAAATCATTACCAGCTTCTCCAAATGCATCTGATATAGGACCTCTTCCAGCAAACTTTGCTTGTAATCCTTCAACTGATAATGGATTAACACGTTCTGTTTTATTTCTAGCAAATTTAACTGCTCCGTCTTTATATGTAACAAATATATTTTGACCGTCTGTTTTTTCAGTAACAGCTGATTCTATATCTAATCTACCTTGTAACCCACGCTGAATCATTTCTTTGAAATCTGCAAATGTTAATGATTGTGATCTATTTTTATCAAATGGATGTGACATATGTCCAGCTAATCCACCTTCATTTAAATATTTTGTTCCAAATACAGTTTTTGGATATTTATCAAAATCATATGTAAATCCACGATCATTTTTCTTATCAAGAAATTTTCTAAGTTTTTTAATTTTCTTTTGATGTGCTACAGCTCCTTTAGGAGTCATATATCCAACGCCCATTTGTTCTGCTATTTCATTTGCATCATTTTGAAATTTTTGTAAAAACCATTCTTTCATATTTAATGATTCTTTTAATACTGTTAACATGGTATCATCTGCCAAGCCCGTATTCCCTATAGGTGTTAAAAACTTAATTTTTAACTTTCCTTTTTTGCTTGTTTCGAGATCTGTACCGTTAAGTATTCTTCCTCCAGCACTCCAAGGATCTATATAATCTACCTTAAACTTTTTACCATTGTCTAATAATATTACATCGCCATCTTCAATATCTTTAATACTTTTTTGAATTTCAGATCCCATTACATCACCATATGTTGGAGCTCCGCCAAGCATTTGCCATAAGTTTTTTATTATAGATTCATCATATCCAGGATAACTTGCTTTAAATTTACTATATTCGTCTGCATTTAAAGCTGCTCTTACGGCTGAAGCTGATATTGCATTACCATCATCATATTTTAAAGGATCTGCAGAAACTGTTAATTCAACTGCATCGATGCCAGCTGGTATTTTTCTTCCTTTTCTATCACCAGTTAATTTATATTTATCTACATTTGGCAGAAATGTCTTTACTCGAACATAATCTTCATCTTTTTCTGATGCAGCTAATGCAAATTGACCTTGTGCGTCTTCTGGTAATGAAAATAGATATTCATATGCGGCCATAATAGGCGAATTAAAATCTGTAGATTGTATTTCGATGTTATTATTTCTGTTTAACAAATTAAACATTTTAATACTTGTATCTCTTGTTATACCTTCTCGCTCTTTTGGACCTATTAACATGATAACTTTGTTGACACTAGAATTTTGAGCGTATCTTTGAGCAAGAGCCATATGTGCTCCTGTTATTGGCTTGAAGCCACCGGGAAATAATACTGTTACATTATTCATTTTATATAAATATTACTTAGTTATTAATACACTGTTTTAAATTATGTGGTATCAATTACTCCACCATTTTTATTTCCTTCAACTCCAGTAGCACCTACATTTCTATGTACTGTTACTTGTGTTTGACTAGATACTATATTTGTACCAATTACTTTTATAAAGGCAGCTGCATTTGTTAAATCTATATTGCTACTACCTACACGCGTTAAATCAACAACATGTCGTATCAATTGACGTCTTGTAAAGAATCCGCCGCCTCCAGGATCTTCTGGATTTGTAAATGACCAGTTACCAACTTCAGTAGCGTCTGGTGCAGGAGATGAATCTGGTAAAAATCTTTCAAATTCAATACCTAAGGTACCAGATAAAGTACTTGAGTAGTTGTTATTTTGTGATGACATTGCCATTACTACTAGTTTTTGTTCGCCAGCTAAAAATATAACAAATGGCTCATCAGATGTATTTTGTATTGGAAGATTACGTGCAATGTTCTTACCATCTGAAAATCCAGTAAAAGTACTTAATAAAGTACCTGTTGAATTTTCTACTACAAGACTTGTTGCAGTAACTGCGCCTGGATGTGAAACTTTAAACCCGCTAGAACTTATAAATAATGTTTGAGTCGAATCATTAATTTCAACTCCGGTGGTTGTAAGAGAATTTGTTCCTATAGAAAATCCTCCAATTTCGCCTCCGTCAAATAATACATTAGATCCTGTTATTTGTCCTGAATCTTTTAATATTAATGAATCTGGGACTTCTGGAAAAGTTTGTGTTGATGATGAAACAGCTGTTAATACCGATCCAAGATTGGTGACTAAAGTATGTGGTTGATTTGTAAATCCAGTTTCTATAAAATTTGATGCTCCTATAGAAATACTTCCTGCATTAATAGAGCTTTGTGGTGTAAAAGTATTTCTACTTTGGTTTGAAATATTATAATAAGCAGTTCCATTGTTAGATTTTATACCTACAAAATTACCAGATTGTCTATATGCTTCCCAAAATGCAGCTCCGCCTGCTGCATTAGTAGTAAATGAATCAACTGTTACTGTTGATGTTTCTAGTTCTCCATCCAATTGTAATGAAGCAGATACTACTGTATTAAGTATTGATGAAGACGCTGGCGTAAATCCTCCGCTTATTTTATCTGCTGTTATAGAAAATCCTCCAACTGTTCCTTCTTCTGCAGATATTTTTCTAACTATTACATCTCCATCTGGTTTAACATGAAATTTAGATGATGATATTTCTATGTTTCCATTTGCTCCAGAAACAAATTGATTATCAGTCGATCCTAAAAAGAATTTAGGAGTTTGTATATCTACTTTAGATCCTGATACTAATAATTGACCTGTTGTTTGAGAATATGCAAAATGTCCAGCTGATGCAGAACCTATAAAAAAGTTTCCGGATGAATCTAAAAATGTAATGAAATCATTAATAGTTGCATTAGTTCCATCACCGGCGGCAATATTGCCATGAAATCCTAATACATTGGATGTCATTAATAATCCAGCATTTAATCCGCCGGTAGTATCAACTTCAGATATTGATCCTGTTAAGAAATCAAAATTAGGACCAGTTGCGCCTGTTGCTCCTGCTGTTCCGGTAGTACCTTGTTTAGATTTTGCTAATGACATTGTTTTAGTTAACGATGTACTTGCAGATGTTGCTGTTATAGCTATTGATCCAGTATCTCCAGTTAACCCTGTTACAGTAACTGTATTATTAACAATATTTGATGATACTCCAACTCCATTAACTCTTCCATATGAATAATTTGCAGTTCGATTTGTAACTCCTTCGAATATTTCCATATCGGTATCACCACCTACAAATGAAGAAATTGTACCTGCGGCATTAGCTGTAAACGTGTGAGATTCATTTGTTAGAAATGCAGTAACTGCGTCTGTACCATCTGTACCTGGAGTACCGTCTGATCCAGTTGCTCCACCTTGCACTTTAAATAATGATGTTGTATCTATTAATGAATCTCCATTAACTGTAATAGATACTGGAAAATTATCTTTATCAGTTTCCAATCCTCCTGCAGATAATGCTCCTGCAAATGTTATACTTCCAGATACAATTCCACTATATAATCCGGCTGAATTTACTGTTATACTACCAGTATCAAAATTAAATCCAGTTACATTGGTAGATTGAGCTGTTGTTATAGTAACATTACTAGCAGATATACTTGCAGTTAAGTTTTGTTGTGATATACTAAATATAATATTTGATGGGGTAGCTGTGTTGTCTGATGCACTATCAAATGCCATTACTTGTGAATCAGACGTTAATATCAATGATTTTGCTGTATTTGATGCTGTAGCTTCATTTATTGCATCTTGTACATTTTCACCTGATTCTAGTCTTAACTGTCCTCTAACGGTTAATGCTGATCCATCCCATGTTAATTTATCACCTAATGAAAAATTAGATCCAGAATCAACATAAAATCCAGTATTAGAATTTGCATGACTACCTACTCCAATAAATAATTTATTGTTTTGCATATGTATTCCGCCAATAGACCCTGTATTTGCTATAATACCGCCTTGTAAGAACACATTATCAGTTGCTAAGCCATAACCTGGTGTTGAATTCCCGAATACATAAGACGAATTTGCAAGCCCCGATAAGTCACCCATTCTAGCTTTTAGTGAAACGTCATATAACCCACTACCCGTTCTTTCTACTATGTCAATAAATGGAGTTGCTTGATCATTGGGATTTGCATTCATTTTAATATAACCAGTTCCAATTTTACCAGTACTTACTATAACTTGTCCTTCTTCATATGATTGAGACGTAGATGCTAAATCTCCAACAAAACTTCCTTCTGAGCCACTTCCGTATCCTCGTTGAACATATATTCTACCAAATACTTCATCTTCATTTGAATTATCTCCATCCAATGAAGCTGATTCTACAAAAAGATATTCCGTTTGGAATCCAGTATTATCAACTTTTTTAGCTAATAATATTTCACCAGTTATAAATCCGCTAGCATTTTTGACTGACATTGTAGTGGATGTTGCTGGTACTTGAGATCCTGTAATAGTAGTTGAGTTTGCAATCCATACTTGACCTCCGATTGCATTAACAGATTCTTTTTCAAATGTTGTTGTTCTTAATGTTCCTCGTATTCTTACATTTTCAAATTCAGCAGTTCCATTTCCTTCTGAAGATATTTTCCATCCTTTTAAGCCACTAGCAAAGTCTCGTGTCTGTAGGATACCTTCTGGCTTCATTATAAGATTTCCGCCTTCTATAGAACTTGTAGTAATACCCCATCCTCCAATAGATGCAGATACAAATTTTGCAAATCCATCTGATTTTATAGATGAAGATGCATTTGTTTCATTCGAAGGATTTCCTCCTATTAAAGCAGGAGTAAATATTTGATCAACCGATAAATCACCTCTAACAGTTAATGTGCTTCCAGCAAATTGTATAAAGTTACTAGCTGCTTTTGATCCAAATAAAAATCCAGAAGATGCAGTTATTTGTCCTTCAGATTTTAATCGAAGTGCATTTCCTGGAGATTTAATCTCTGCAGGAGAAATTTCAAATCCTGCAATTGATGCTGATCTAAATATTGCTAAACCTTGATCTGATATTGATGATGATGCATTCGCAGGTGTTGCTGGATTTCCGTTAATTAGTGCTGGAGTTAAAATACTATTTGCAGATAATGATCCTAAAATAGTTACATTATTTGTTATGACTCCACCTTCCATTAAAAAATTAGATGCTGTTATATCTCCAGATGGTCTTATATGATATCCTGAAGATGAAATTTCTAATTGTCCATTCGATCCACTAATAAATTGTGTTGCAGGATTACCTAAAAAGAATTTTTCTGTTTGTATTTCTAATCCACTTGGATCTGTTCTAAATTTAAAAAAGTTATTTGAATCAGCAACCATTTCCAAACCAACACCTTGATATGATGTTGCAAATTGATTTGGTAATGCAGAACCAGAAAATAATAAAAATCCTCCACGTCCAGTCATTGCTTGGTTAAACCCATCATAACCTAATGATCTAATATATCCAGTATTTTGTAATCCTACTATTTCAACTCCAGAATTTAATGTATCAGCAACAGTTAATGAACCTGTTAACATTGAAAATCCGCCGTCTATATATCTATTTCCTCCTTGAAATACTTGATTTGTTACTATTGTTTCATGATCACTTTTAACTCCAGCAGCGTTATAATATTCAATTTTAAATTTTATTTCATTATCAGATTTATGTTTTACAGGGATGTCAGTTCTGAATCTTGTGTAATTTTCTGTAAATCCTTTTTCTGCAGATGTTGATGTTCTAATATCTGAAAATTGCCATTCTCCTGATTCAATTAATATTAATAATGATCCATTTCCTGTTTTGTCTGCAGTAAAATTAAATTGTAAATTATCTAATCGTTGATTATTATTTGGAGTTTCATATTCTCCTATTTTTTTACCTAATAATATAGGATAATAATCATTTTGCAAATTAGTATTATCATAATCAAATGCAGATCCTGATAAATATATACAAATTTTTGGATTTTCTAGATTACTTAAAGAATTTTTTATCCCAATTGCATCAAATATTATTTTATATTCTGAATCTTTAACGAATACTCCAGGTAATGAACTTGTTGTTTGTAATACGATTGCATTTTGATCTCCGGAATATAAAACAGACGGCGTAACAATTAATGCATTATTTAATGAACTAGTTGAAAATGTTAATGTTGGTTTTGTAACTGTATTTTTTCCATTGTATTGATTAACTTCCCAATATGAATCAATTATACTTTGTGATGTAAAATAACCAATACTCACATCTGGAAAAATAGATCCAGTTGCATCAACAAATATTTCTGTAGGTTCTAATGATATATCATTAATTAATTCATATGTGCCAATAGTACCTGCACTATTTATATACAATTTAATTCTTGATACGTCGCCAGTCCCTGGATTTAAGTTTTTTATTTGTGTTAATGCAAATGATTCTGAATGTTGAGTTGGTATATATGTAGGTACTGCTTCATATGATAAAGAAAATGGTGATGCATCAAATTTAATAAATTCGTGTTGTGTTAAACTTTGACTATAAGTAAATACATATCGATCATCTAATTCAATAAAATCTTTATTTAATATTTTTTTAATTTTTGATGTATACGGTTTAGCAGAGCTAGTAGTTAATAACGGTATTGGTAATGCATTGACTGGATTAGTAACTGTTAATGTTCCTCCAGAAAATTTTGGATCAAATTCTCCTCCGGTTATTTTTGCTAATACACTATTGTTCCGTGTTTCAAATTCTAGTAATCCCGTTGTATATGTTGGAAACTGTTCGTTATTTTCATATATTCTATCTAATCGAACTCCTATTTGTTCTGAAACTTCTACTATTGGAAGTTTTGTATCTTCAAATATTATTTCTGAAGTATTAGTTGCTTTATTGTTAACTGATACATTTTTTGTCCATTTGACATTTAATTTATTTCTCCAAACGGGTGGAATTTGTTCTCCTGTATATAATTGATTTAAAACTGCAGCAATAGTTACAGTACAATTACCAGCTGGAGTTGTATCATAAATATAAACAGCTAATACTCTAGAAGTATCACTTTCAATATAATCAATAATTTCATGATAAATTGGATTTCTATTAGAATCAAGTATTTCAATTGCTAATTCAGTACCAATTTCAAATATATTAGTATTTCCTTTTAATTTAATTAAATTTTTACCAATAGTAAATTCCAATGGAAATTCGGTAATATTAAATATATTACTAGATAATGATGATTGATCGGTGATATATGTAGATAGTTGATCTAGATTACGAACTATAGTTGTTACTTTTTTCATACATGATATTCTTTTTTATAAATATTATGTATGTTGAATCTGGCTGAAATTATTTATCTTATTTACTTCAATTAAGTTATCTACCATATCTCTCATTGATTCTACGTGGGATATAATAATTGAAAAGTCAAATTTTGTTCTAAAATATTCAAATAAATTTGTTACCGCAGAAATATGTTCTCTATCTAAACTACCCCATCCTTCATCTATTGCAATAAAATTTGGTCTAGGTAATGCAGATACATTAATTAAAGCTACACGTATTGCTAATGAACTCATAAATCGTTCCATACCAGAAGTTAGCTCTAACGGCCAAAAATTATCCTCATCATAAATAATATATCCATTAATATTCTTACCATCTGTATTTAATACCATATTAAAGTCTACAACTTGATCTAGTACATTATTTATTTCTGTTTCTATTTTAGGCAATGCTTTTTTGATTAATTCATATGGCACCCCATCTCTTTTTACAGACTGTAAATAATATTCATATGCTTTATATTCAGTTTCCAATTGTTTATATGTTTCTAATTGTTCTAACGCAGTTTTCTTTTTGGTTTTTGCAACTTCTATTTCTCCATGATTTGATTTAACTTTATCAGTAATACTTTTTAAAGTATTTACAATGTCAATTATTAAATTCTTTTTTGTTTTAATTTTTTCATCGATTGATTTATTATGAATAATAGCAGTTTTATTCTTTTTAAATAATTCTTGTCGCTCATTAGTTGTTTCTAATTCAGATTCTTTTGTTTGTAAATCACTTTCAAGTACTTGCAATTGTAATTCAAATTTTTCTAATTTATTAGATAAGTCTATTTGTTCTTGATATTTTAAAATTGTATCTTGAATTATATCACGATTTGTTTGTAATTCAGATTGTTTTGTAAATGCATTATCTGCTAATTTTTTATTTTTTGGTAATTCTATTTTTGCTTCTTCTGCTTCTTTAACAAAAATATTGGAAATACAATATTTACATGTGTGATCATATTCATGAGTCTTTAAATGATCTATTTTTTGTTGTTGTAATTTGATTAATTGTTCCAATTGAGTAAGTTCTTTTGTTACAATTTTTATATCTTTATTTAATATATCTTTTTGATTTTTTTGTAGATTTAACTCATTTGTAGATATTATATCAAATTTTGGCATCTTTGTTATTATATCTTCTAGTTTGTTTATAGATATTTCTATATTTTCTATATTAGAAATTAATTGATTTTCTGTTGCTTCTAATTCAGATATATCTGGGCCATCATATGACATCGGTTGTTTTGATTCAATTAATTCAACAATATCATTCTGTACATTATTTCTTGAATTTTGTAAATCATTATCATTTTTTTCTAATTCAATTATAGTATCTTGATTTTCAATAATAATGTCATCAGATTCTTTTATAATATAACCAAAATCTATTTTTTTATATTCTTTTAATTTGCCAGATGTTTCTTTGATTTCTTCTGAAGCTAAATGATATAATTGTTCAAAAACAGTAGTGTCTAAAAATTGAGATAATAAATCTTTTCTTTCTCTTTGTGATTTTTCTATAAAATTATTATTGTCTGCTTGTAATGAAAATGCAGTTAAAATAAAATCATCATATGTTCCTAAATATCTTCGTATACTTTTATTTGTATCACTTCGTTCTTCTCCATTTAAGTTTTCATCTTCATTATAAAAATTAACATTAACTTTAACATGTCCATGTTTTAATGTTATGCCTTCTCTTTCAATTGTATATAATTTATTATTTAACTTAAATTTAAAAATACCTTTAAATACAGACTTTTTATTATTTAAAACTTCTTTAGATTTACTTGTTTTACTACATTTATCAAATATTGTATATATTATAGCATCTAATAAAGATGATTTACCAGATGCATTTGATGCAAATAGTCCTATAACATCAGATAATTTAGAAAAATCTACTTTATTTTTTTCTCCATATGAAAACATATTATCAAATTCAAAAGATACTGGATACCATGTTACGTTTCTAACCGATTCTAGTACTGGTAGTTTAGAATTTATTGTTCTATTAATATGTCTAATTGCATCTAATTCTTTTTTATTAGCATCAGGATAATTTTCATTTATAAAATTTGTTATTAAATTATTTTGATGTTCTACATCACGAACATTACCTATTGCAATCGATCCGTCTTTATTACTTTCGATATGATTTGCAGTACGTTGTATTGATATATCTTGAACTTTATATTTTTTACGTATAGTTGCTATTAATTTTTTAATATCAGACGCATCTGTATCAGTAAATTTAATTCTGACTCTAGGCTTTGCAGGTATTCTATGTGGTGATTTTTTAATTTGTGCATTTTCTACTTCAAAAGTAACATATCCATAGTCATTTGTTATTTCTATAAATTCTGATGTTTTGTCTGGAAGATCCCATATTAAGATTCCATGATCTAGAGCCTCTCCATGATTTTGTTGAATTAATGATCCTGGATATCCGATTGTTTTTTCTTTATTTAGAAATTGAGCAGGTTTGTGTATATCTCCTAATAATGTTAAGTCATGTCCTTCAAATAAATCAGTTGTTACATGATCATTTGATATTTGGAATCCAATGTCAGTTTTTGCATTATGTACTGCTCCATGATGTAATGCAATTTTGTAATGTGCATTAAAATCTTTACCTTTTATGTAATCCTTTGGAGCAACGTCTACTGCCATATGATTAAAAACTACATTTCCAAATTTAAATAATCCATTATCTTTAATAAAATGTATATTCTTATTATTAATAACATCCAATATTGGTGATATCGCATCTAGACGATATAAATTATTTAAATTCATATCATGATTTCCTAATATTACAATTGTAGGTATATGAAATCCATTAAAAAATTTTGTTAACATGGTAATTAACTCCGGAGACATATCTAGTTTAGAATGTACAATATCTCCAGTTAATACGCAAATGCTTTGATTAGTTGCATGTTGGGCAATGTGTAAAAATAAATTGTCAAATACTTCTTGATATTCTTTGTGTCGTTTTAATGTGCGTATGTGAATATCTGATATATGAAATATTTTATCAATACTTGTTATGTTTGTGTTTAATTCTTTTATTTCCATAATGAATCTATTTTTAATTCCATCATTCTTTCAAATGAGAATTTATAGGTATCTTCTAATTTTTTTGTTATTTTTTTATATCCTAATTCGTTAGGATCATCTTCTTTTAATTCCACGAAATAAACATTTAATCCTTCAGCCATGAATTTTTTTGATATTTCTAATGCATTAGTTATTGCATCTGAATCTAGACATATGTAAATGTCTGTTACATGTTCTTCTATAATTTTTTTCTGTAATACTGGTTGTATAATTTTACCAAATAACGGAATTGCATTTCTTTTTATAGTAATAGCATCAAATGCTCCTTCACATAAAACAATAGGCTCATTCCAGTTAATTAACATTTCAAATCCAATTATATCTTTTGATGTTTGTGGATTTTTATGTTTATATGAATCACTTTGATAAAATGCTCGAGATACAAAATAATTTAATTGGCCATTAGAATCATAACTAGGAATAATAATTTTTCCGGAATATTGGCCAGATTCAGCATATCCAATTCTGTATCTAATTATATCAAATATATTAATTCCTCTAGTTTTTAAATAATATATAGCATTTTTATAATCAGGAGATTTTTTTTCTATCCATAGTGGTTGATATTCTTCTGGAAGTTGTAATTTATATTCTTTAGTTTCTGATTTAGTATTACGATATCTTGTTACTTCTATGATATTATTTAATTTTTCAAATTTAGATTTAGGTAAATTTAATTGTTTAAATAATGAATGTATAGAACGTCCTTTTTTATCAGATATCCAACAATGCCATGGATTTTGGCCTTCCGAATTTGTATTTATATCAATTTCTAATTTAGGTTTATAATGCGATGTAAACGGCGAAAAGAATGCAATATTATCACCTGATGTTTGTTTTCCTTTACCTAATACAGACTCTAATAATTGAAGTAGTTTTAAGTTCTTCATATAATATATTATAAGAAAATTTACTGAAAGATCAAAAGTATTGGTTATTATATATAATATTGGTTAGACACAATTAATCGGTCTAACGAATCATCATTTAATAATATACATTATATTAAACGATTTCATCTTTTTATTACTTACATAAAGAAAATAATGATTATTTTTCAAAGATCCAATCATTAAACAAAAAATTTAACTACATTCGGCTTTTCGTCAACTTTACAACACTCATTTAACCATTCTAGCGGCATATCTTTTTTTGCAACATGTTTAATTCCAATTTTTGTTGCATACAATTCATATGTTGTTTTAGATCCTTTTGATATTTTTTGATTTGGGTTTTGAAATATTATTCTTAAATCAATATCAGGATTTGAAGCTAAAATATTTTTCATTTTTTGCCTATCGGTGCTTGTCCATCGTCCCTTAGTTTCAATATACATTGTATTACCATCTTTTTTTGTAAAAATAAAGTCTGGAGTATATTTTGAATTTTTTTGTGGAACAATATATTTCAATGTTTCAGTTTCGTAATTTACAGGATATTCTGCTTCTTTAATTTGATCAGCAACTTTTAATTCCAAACCAGATCTATATCCGTATTTGTATGCTGCTTGGCGTTGTTTATTATTTGTTGAATGCCAATGATTTTTCATAACTTCTTTCTACCAATCGACCATTACTAAATTACCATTCCATTTCATAATATTATCTGGCTTGAAATCTAATGATAAATGTAAATCGCCTATATTTGTTTTTCTAACATGTTGCTGTAACGCTCGCATAAAATTAATTAATTCCATGGAATAACTTCTTGTTTCTTCTGTGTCTAAATAATCAAATACAGAAGCTTCTGGTCCAGCTTGTCTTAAAAAATTTTTATAACCTTTATAAAATTTATTTATTTCTATTTCTTCTTTTGATGATAATGGATTTGCTTTATTCATAATATACATACTACGCTTTGGATCTGAATAATGTACAGGAATAAATGAGTTAAATTCACTAGATCTACCAACAATAACATCAGCTACTGCTTTTTCATCTGGTTCAGTGGTTATTTTAAATAATAAATCTTCTCCATTTATTGCATACACTTTGCCATTATCACCTTGTGCTACAAATGAAAATTCTTTATTTTTAATTTTATTTAATAATTTTTCAGCATCAGATTCAGAAATTTCTTTTAATATATTTTTTAACTTAATCAATATGATAATCCTCCTATTGTTTTAGAATTATTTATATTAAAATTTTGATTTGTACTTTCTAAACTTGATCCAGAATTAATAGGTCTAATGTCTAAATCCATTCTAACTAAAACATTCATATCAACATCATCACGTTTTCTTATTGGTTGTCCTAATTTTCCAATTGCTAATAACGTACCAGCTGAATTATATAATCCTACCGATGTAATATATGGAGCAAAATCACTACCTGTTAAATAGTTTAAATATTGTATATTCGAATCATTATGTGCACTATGATTATTTGTAACATTGAAATCACCTGCATCTATACGACATAATGTTGACATTTCATATGATGTAATTGTACTTTGATAACTAGCAGTATATTTTGTAGTTATTAAGTCATTGTATCGATAATCAGGAGTTGATATAACAATAAATCCTTTTTCTGAAAATACATTACCAACTATATTTGTTTGTAATAATCCTCCACCTTCATTACGGTCCGTTAACGTGCTTATCTCAGAGTTTGTTAAAGCTTTGTTATAAATCCTAACTTCATCTAAATATCCTTGTAGATTATAACTATTTGTGTTATAACCCCCAATACTTAAATGATAATTGTTATTAATAAATGTTGGAGAATTTACATATGTATTTAAATTGTCTTGAAGAAAATTAAAACTACCGGATGAATGTTTAGTTCCATTAATATACATTTCAATACTACTACCAGTCTTTTGACATAATACATGAGTCCAAGATGACGATACATCTGCAGAAGATGTTATTAACGCAATTAAATTAGAATTATTACCACGTATACTAAATTTAATTTCATTACTTCCACTTAATTCGATATTAAAAGGACACGGACTTCTAGTTATTTGATCTGCTTTTGTTAATATCAATTGATCATTATTTGTACTATTTGTTCCTGATATAAAAAATGATATTGCATAATTATGTTGTTTATCATATATTCCTTCTAAACTAGATGATATATAACCATTTCCGGAAAATAATGCTGATAATCCTATAGACTTTTGATTTCCAGTATTAGTAGTTACCCCATCAACATATAAAATATTTTGAGATTCATATGTAATATTCGAAGAATCAAAATACTTATTAAATCCTTCATAAAAATTTAATGTATTTGGAAAAGATCCGGTGTTAACATTTACATCATATATTTTTCCAGAACGATTTGATTTTAAATTTAATGATGAACTATTATATGTAAATGAATTTTCTTTAATTTTTTGTCCCATCTTCTTTTGAGGAATACTAAAAATAGATGATGTTTGATGTAAAAATATTTCTGTATCAAATGATTCATTATAAAATAATTGTTGTAATGATTTATAAATAATTGATTTATATGTACCGTTTAAATTCTGTTCACCCCAATTTAAATGATTTTCTGGTATACTAGTACAATAATAAGCATTTAAAGGAGTATATAACAAAGTACTTCCAGAATACATATAAAACGTTTTGTTTAATTGCATTGGAGTAAATTTTAAATCAGTAGGATTAACTTTTTTAAACGCTTTTACTGATTCACCAGTATATTCTGTGATATCTGACATATAGACTCTGTTATTTTATAATAAATATAACAGGCAAAAAATACATGTAATTAATAATCTAATTTAACACGAATATTTAATTCTGATTTTTTGTCTTTTTTAATTGGCTTACTTAATTTTGCAACTGCTAATAATTCTTGTTGATCATTATATAAACCAACTGTAGTTATATATGATACTGGATCTGTCCAATATCCTTGATTTGCAATTTCAAATTGAGTTCCAGTTACATATGATGGATTATTTGAATAATTATAATCTGCATTATTTAATCTAACAAAATACATAGTGCTACTAACAGTTTCTTTATTTCTAGCTAAAAACGATCCTGACCCCGCAGAAGCAGATCCAGAAACAGAATGAAATAAGCCATAATGATTACTTCCAGCTGCATTAGAACCGGTGTTAGTTTTAAATCCTAACTCATTATCTAATTTTCTCCCATCTAATATAATAACGCTATGTTGTGGATAAACTTTACCATAATATTCAGGAGCAGTTGAATTAAAGATTCCATTTGAAATACTTCCAGAAACAATGTCATATGAATCCGCAATCTCCGGTGTAGATGTTGTTTCTGTTGATGAATTATCAATTAGTTTTATATGAGAAGGTCCTATTACAACACTTCCTGTTGCATCTGTATCTCTAGATGTAATACCACTTAATGGTAATTCCCAATTACCTGGATCTAGTCTTTCTTTTGATCTTGCTCGTTGCAAATTTATTACATATATTGAATCCGTAGTATAAACACCAGATCCAGTTTTAAATGTAAATGCATTTACTGTTTCATCTAATAATAATTGTTTATATTGTGAATATATTGCTTTACTAGGAGCATCTCCTAATTGTCCACCGCCATTATTTAATGATCCGCTACCTCGCTGATCACCATATGCTAATGCAAATTGAATTGCAGACCCAGTTGCTGCCGGATCTTTTTGATATACATTAACATAATATGCTTTTTGAGAAACAGATAAATTTGATGCAGTAAAAAATGTTGATAATAATGGCTGATCATCACTCCATAATGCGTCTGTTATTGTTTCTTGTGATGAATCAATAATATCTCTAGTTGTATCCAATTGTTGAAATGATAATGATTGGCCTTGATTTGGTAGTTGTTTTAGTAAATTTATCATAGTTGTTCTCATTTTTAAAAGGTCGTATTTGTTGAAGCAGTAAACGTACGTTTTTCTTGTGTTATATTAACAGTAACTTCGCCTCCAGTTTCATTTGCAAAAAATGTAATCGTAGTAGATCTAGTTTGAGTTGTAGAAGGATTTGGATTCAATGTTAAATTAAATCCGCCTAAACCAACGATTGCTACAGAAGTTGCATCGCCAGTTATTCCAGGAGCTACATTACTTAATGCTTGTCCTGTTGCTGCAGTTAATGTTCCTATTGAACTATTAGATAAAACCGCTGTATATCCTAATGTTGAATTTGCATTTGAAAAGTTTAATGTTGATACATTAAATGTAAGTGTTGATCCATTTCCTGATTGCGAACCCATTGTCGCTGGAGCTACTGAAACTTTTGGTAAATATTGTGCATTATTTCCAGGTAATGTTAATAATCTATATTTTAAAGCTTTTGTTTGATCTGGAATTGCTTCTGTTACTGGCATATTTTCAATAACATCTCCATAAAATGCTGTACCTCTTGTATCATTTGGATTCCATAATGTATAATCTATTTCATCATCACCTAACGCAAATTGTGTAATATTAAAAGCGGTTCCTCCTTGTGCTAATAATTCACGACCTTTATTTGTTAATATTGCGTCGACTGTTATTGATGTATTATCTAAATATCCCATATTAATGTCCTTTTGTTTTTAATAAATATTGTTCAATCAAAATTTTGATTAATTTCCTCTAGTAGATTTATAATTACTTTTATTATTTGTAGTTCGTTGTATAACCGGTGGATTATTTTCTGGTATTGATGTATTTCCTTTAGCAGCTAATGTATTAGTAGTTGTTTGAGCTGTTGTTGTAGGATCATTTTCTGATACAATAATTTCTGGTTCTTCTTTAATTGTTATTTCGGTATCACGTTTTGTACTAAATACTCCTAATCGATTAGGATCACTGCTAACTAATTCTGTTGGACTAACTCTTACTCTTGTAACAACCGGTTCTCCAACTGGAAAATTATTAGTCGGAATATTAATACCAGGGCCAGTCAATTTACATCCTTCAAATCTATGTCTTCTTTGACCTACTGTTGCAACTGAAATTCCTGAAGAAGCGTTAATATTTACACTTAATGATGATATACTTCCGGTATACATATCTATAGGACGCATTTCTCCTTGTATTTTATTAGATATACCAGATAATAAGATATCTTTATTATTTAATACTACATTAATATTATCATATGAAAAAGGTATTTCTGGAGATATATTTAAAGAAGACGTATAACTATTATTTTTTAATTGAACTGGTTTACTATATACCGCTTCTTTACTTCGTTCTAGCAAATTAGGTTGTACTAGTAATCCTTTAATTTTATCAATTCTTGCTGGTAATAATTGATCAATTTGTTTAAAAAATGATAAATCAAACAATGTAAACATATTAATAAATGCATTTAAATTATTTTTATTATTATATTTTTTCCAATACGATCTAGAAAATTGTATTAGTTCCGGATATGATTTTTTTTGTTGATCTTCTGGATCTCCTATATATTGATCTAATTTAACACTTCCTAATTGTGCTATTATATCTTCATCTATAATTGTTTGAGGAGAATAAAATACTCCTAATTTATTTGAATCTAATGGAGCTTTATCATATTGTGATAATGAAGCTCTTGTAGCAACACTTAAATTTCCAGTAAGTTCATTTGATTCAATACGAATTTTATTATCATCATAAGTCCCAGCTCCTATTGAAATTCCATCATAGTAATAAGTTTCTTCTAATGAATCATATGGAGTATTTGAACTCCATCCTATAAATGATGCAGATATATTAGATATATTTGGTTCTACTCCTAATAAACTTCCTGTTTGTGAATGATTTATATTTTCATTTAATGGTAATCTAAATGTTAATTCATCATATGCATTAATATTTCCATCATATGAACCTGGTGCTTTTGTATGATTAGAAAACGGATCATTTTGTAAACTAGATGACCATAATCTTAATTCTTGTAATTGTCCTTTTAATCTTGTTGCTCCTCCTAATGTTAAAGTACCGGTATTAGGAAATGATGCAGTAACAGACGAAGAAACAGCTGCTACAATTTTTCCATATTTTGATTTTTGAACTATTAATTCTAATGTTCCAGATGAGCCACTTCTTAATAAGGTATTTAAAAATTCTCCATTATAACATTCAATTTCATTAGTAGCAGTTCCATTAATACTCAACGTTCCTAATGTTCCACGTACAAAATTTATAGTTACATTATTAGAACCTATAGAGTATAGATTCATTGAACTAGGTACAGTTGGATTATTTAATACGTTATCTATTTTAAATCTTAATTCAACAGAATTAATTGGTTGATCATAATCAACACGAACTGTACCAGCATTATTATTTATTAAATCTAATGCATAATCAAAATTTAATTTTTCATAAACTGGTTTTCGTTCGATTCTTGGACCGCCATATTCTTTAATAGTAATTAATGATTGAGGTACTCCATAACAAGATAATAACGCTTGAATACTTCTTTTTGTTCCTTTTGATTTTAGTAATCCAGGAATATTATTAACAATTCTCCTCCATACGTTAAATGTCATTTCACGACCTGGTAATGATTCATCGCCAACTGTATTAGATCCAGTTAACGGAGTTCCAGTTTCATTAGTGCCTAAAACATATTCCCATAAATTCTGATATTGATTTCCATTTGTTAATGTCCATCCAAATTGTTTAGCAACAGAATATAATAATTCATTAGGCATTCCTTTTTTAGGATGTTCGTCCCGATTATTAATTTTTGTCATAGAATTTATATAAGAGTATAAAATATCATAATGATGCCCTAACATATTAACAAAAATAGATAATTGTTCATTATTTTCATCTAATAAAATAAATTCTGGTATAGATTTTGTTAACTTATTATTATTACGTAAATCATATAAAGATGCTGACTCATATGTTCCTGAATACCACGATTCAAAAATACTACTAGTGACAGACTGCAATTGATATGGAATAGAATTATTTATTTTAGGTACTGGATTTATATAACTACCAGTTATAAAACTAACATTTGGATTTATACTTGGTATATTATTACTAAATAATGCCGACGATGATTGATAATACAGAAAATTTTCAAATTCATCAAATGTTCCAATTAAATTATTATATAATGATTTATAATCATTTGCATTCGTTGTCGACGTTCCACCTGATAAACTTGCTGCAGATGAAGACTGAGCTGTATAATATTCTAGTAATTCTAATTTATATTTAAAGTTTGATAATCGCTCTGTAGCAGAACTATAAAATATAAAATTATTAAAATCACTATAATCAATATTTAAATTAATTCCACTTAAGCTTCCAGAAAAATATGAATCAATAATTTGTTGAGATGTTTGTAATGATGATCCTAATAATTGATTCCAATTTTTTAAACTAGTTTCTGAGGATTGTAATGACTCATCATATGCATCCCAGTTTATATGATTTAATACATTGTATTGGATTTCTACTTCTTGTTCAGATAAAGATACATTATCAATGTATGGTAATTGTTTTTCACAAACAACCCAACATTTAAAATTTTCTTTAAATATATCCGTGTCGACTGGCTTATATGTTTTAACAAATAAATATTTTCCTATAACTACACTATTAACAAAATGTATTGTTTGATTTTTTCCAAAATTTAGTAAATAATTTTTACTTGTTTGTGTATTAAATACTGTTTGATTAACATTATCAATCCAATCAGTTATCTGTAATAAATGTTGACTATTTGTTTCATCTAATAATCTTAATCTAATTTCTGTTTTATCAGCTGATATTTTATCAATTACAAATGACGGAGTGTCATAACTTCCAATTTTATTCTCAAAGAAATTAACAGCAAATCTATAATTACCAGAAGTTAACTGTAAATCAGAAAATTGTTGATATACATCTAATGTATGTGAGTTATTTAAAAATATTGGATTATTATTTTCATCAAATTTTTGGCCAGTAAAACCAGATAAATTTACACCATTATATTTTCCAGTAATCCATTCATCTCCTGAATATATGTGAAATTCTGTATCATGATATGCAGTATCAAATATATATTGTTGTGTGTTTCGTAAAAATATATTACGATCTGCATCACGATATCTATAACCTTCTAAAGCATTTAAGCTTTCATTTATTTGTTTGATATTTGAATATTGATTTATCATAATATTTAAATTAGTTTTGCGGTCCTGTTGGCATATTACTTAATGTTAAATCAGGAGGAGTTCCTAAATGTACTGAATCATTAATTATATATACTGCATCATTATCTTGTCGTTGCCATCCTATAAAATATACATCAACAGAAAATGTTGTTGTAGTAGCTATACGTACTTCAAATTCTGTATGAGTATTTGGTGTTATACCATTTGGAAATAAATCATTGAAGTTTACAACCCACCCCGGAAATGTTGTTGAATTCGATCGTATTGGTAAAATAGGAGCATTTGGAACTTCTACCGAGTTGTATAATAAATTTGTTAAATTATTTACAGGTTGATTATTTGTCATAGACCAAAGTTGTAATGTTGCTGCCTCTCCAACTATATCTATTGTGGTTTTATACCAATATAAACGCTTTCCTTGACTATCTTGCATTGTTTCTCCAAGTAATCCTTCATATTTTGTAGTCCAATTATCACCCGAAACTATAGAAAAGCCACTACCCATGTATTCGGGAATTTGTGTAGAATTAGTATTATTATTTTTTCGTAACAATGTTAGTGCATCATTGTATGCAACATATTGAACTCCAGTTGAATTAAATAAATCTACAGATGCATACATTGTTAATTGATTTTTTACTTGTATTCCTAATTTTGTTGGTTTGTCTAATAAAAATGCATTGAACCCAACATAGAAAAGTTGTAATAAATCTTGTACTAAACCAAAATCTCGTTGACCTACTGTGTCAGCTCCCTGATAATTGTTATAATCTACAATTATTGCATATGGGCCATTTGGATTAGTTGTATATATACCATAATTAGCAAAAGCAGATGTATCGGTATTTCCAAAGGCACCAACTTTAATTCCTAGATAACTATTTTCTGTTTCACTAGCAACAAATTCAGTTCTTCTCTTTTGACCGTCAGCTAAATCACTAAATACTACTTTTCCAATTTTTGGTCCATTGATATTTACTGGCACATTGCTTGGCAAATTAGGTATTGATACTGCAGTAATAAAAGTTATTTTAGAATAAATATCTCCTTCTATAAATGCATCTTCTGGAAGATATGGATCTCCTGTTATATATCCATCAGACACCGAAGGTGCTACCGTATTATATGTTACTTCATTATAATTACTATAATTATTTTCTCCAAAATCTAATCCAGAAATATTTCCAGCTAAATTTTCAAAAGGTGGCAAATTATTTTTATACGCCCATGTTGAACTTGCTTTTATATTAAAAAGTCGTTTTTTACCATTTTGTACATAATAAAGTTTATCATCATATGTTTTAATTAGTTTATTTGCATTTGGATCATTTGAAACTGCTAAATCAAGATCAATATCTAATAAACTTTCATCAAATTCAATATCATCTATTGTGGTAGATATTTGAGCTGGAAATTTAAAATATCTAAATTGAGTGTCAATTGCAGATACAATTGATCTATTTGTAAAATTATTACTTATATTTTCTATTAATAATAATTCATTATTTTCATTTTCACGGAGTGAAATATTACCTTTAGTATCTCTAGAATTAACATATGAAATATTAGATTTATATAAAGAGCCACTAACACGATATTTTTCATATTCAACTAACTCTCCGGATGTTGGAACATATGGTTGAGGTTGAATAGCAGTTGAGGTAGCACCAGTCATACCAGTATTAGATCGTCCTACTAATGCAGTACCAACAACCGTAGTCTGATTTCCAGAGGTTATTGGAATTAATTGTACACTTCCACGATTATGTGTTGCTCCAGTCATATAATCACCATTTGACATTGTATGATATGGACCCACATAATCAGCTCCTGTTGTACTAAGTGTAAATTGTCCTAAAACAGCTGTTAGTGTAGTAGTCGGTGGTGCAGCATAATTTCCTCCCTGGGAAACTTTTGGATATTCTTTTAATTTTTGTATCAACATGTTATCTTACTACTTTAAAAAATAAGTCATCTTCAATAAATTCCTCATAAAATCCAGAAACAACTTTAAATGCTAATCTATAATATCTTTCTGGCATTAATCCAGTCATATCAATATTGATAAAATTACTAGTTGAATCACAACTTATTTTTGTATATTGAGAATCATATGGAACTATAATTTCATCTGTTGCTGCGTCTATTATAGAATATAATGTATCAGCCGGCAAGTATTTTACTGTCTGTTGTGGAAATAAATTAGTTGGAGATTTTTGTGGATATTTATCACGAGCATAAATTCTAATTTTATTAACGCTAGTGTCTTTATATTCTTTTTGTAAGCTAGTATATATTTTATATGAATCAATATCAAATTCTGTTAAAGTACCATTATTAAAAGTTGATTTGTCAAATAACATTAATATTCTAGGAACATATATAGTATGAGTTTCTCTACTAAAAAATCTTATATATCCGGTTTGATTAACATCACTTTCATCAGCGTCAGAAAACTTTAAAAGGAATCCATTATTTGGAACTGTAACTCCTCCACTACCACTTATCCATGTTTTAACTGCGCCTGTTACGTCCATATTAATATCAGTTGGTCTTGTGCTAAACGATTCTGAAATACCTGTACCGATTCCTGGTTGGGTATAAAATGATTGGGAATAAAAACTAGAACTATAAAATCCATCTGATACTTGATAGAGCCAACTACCACCTTTACCAGATCCGGATGCATATAAATCAGTTCCAGGTATATTATAATTTTGAGACCCAGATGTCCAACCACTTCCAGATTTTGGAGTATTCCAACAAACACCATCAGTAATAGCTGGGTTACTATTTTGAAATCCTGTTCCATTATTCCATGAGTCAGTAACTATGTTTGCGTCTATTGTATATTGAGCTGGTAAATTTTTTGCATTAGTAGTATATAATTGTAACATAAATTTACAAGTATCTAAATCAACAGAATATTTTGATAATGCAGATTTAATATCATTCATATCAAATTGAATAACAAATCTTGAATTTAAATATGACTCTCCTGCAGTGGATAATCTTTTGCCAACTTCTAATATTTCATCAATTCCTGTATTATACGAAGGTAATGCTTCATATAAAGTTGCGTCTGCAGATGGATAAATAATTTTAAACATATTTTACCTTAAAAATTTACTACTTTTCCTTTAATATCACGATTTAAATATTTTATTTCAAAGATTGATGGATCTAATGGAGGATATATTACTCCTTGTTTTGTTGCTGATACTAAATCATAAACATTTCCAGCATATCCTTGTGAGGAATCAAACACATTTTTAAAAGTTATTCCTACTACATTTTGTACTCCAGTTACATTTCCTAATGTGTTCATAACTTCGGTTTTAACTATAGGTTGATTAATCTGCCATTTATCAATATCAAAATACTGTTTCATTGCATCGATACAATTTAATAGAACTTCATTTGAATTATAATTAGTACGTATAATAATTTCAAAATCTAAAGATATATTAACAATTAAAGCATCTTGAATATTTACAGCATCGGTTAATATTCTATAATAAGATAAATAATTCTGCAAATTATGTTTTACAGCATTATTCAATACTGTTAATTGTTTTGACTCATTAAATCCTAAAACATGTAAATTTAATGCTAATGGATTTGGTACTCTAGATGAAATAAAACTAGATTGTGATAATTGATCATCTGGTACAACATATGCTTTTGAAACACTACCAAATTTTGAAGGCATTGCATAGCATCTAATTAGATAATCATCTTTTGTTACTAATCTATTTTGAGTTGCAAAATTAGACATAGCATTATTTTTAATATCTTGTACTGTTTCAGAACTCTTCGCTCCAGAAGCTGGATTTGGATTATTTACTGCTAAGCTACTTTTTGCAAATCTAATCATTCCAGCTGCAGCAGTTGTATTTGGATCATCATGAAAATCTACAAATTCAATGTCTGTTATAAGATTTGCTTCAATATTATCACTAACTCCTTTACCAGTCGTATATGTAACAGTTAAAGTAGTATTTGAAGGAGCTTGTCCATATGTTCTTGTATATAAAAAATTTGAAGGATCTATATCAATATCAACGTTATGACTCATTCCTTGTAGTCCATTTCCTACATTTTTAGGATTTGGAACAATTTCTTCATCATTATTATCACTTATACCAGCTCCAAATTGTATTTCAATTGTATTGTCACTACGTAATCTTGTAATAAATCTTTTAGATGTTTTTCGTAATTTTAACAAATATGGAGAAGAGTCTCTATATTGAGCAAAGTCTGGATCATTTTCTAATAAATTTGGAACTTCATTAAAAACAGTGTCTTGTGCTAAGTATGGAACTTCTGTCCAAACATCACCATCACTTTCAGTTATACTAATAATATCAATAACATCTGTGTCAGTTAATACAATTTTATCATATTGTTTTGGACTTGTAAAACTAAATGTTGCAGTTTTTACAGCTCCAGATACTGCAGGTACTTGTTTTTTTAATAAATAATATGTAGGTTCATTAGTAGATGCATCACTTTCATATACTGTAACATCGGTTGTGCTTATAGAAGATGAAAATGCAAAATCAACATCTGTTAATGTCCTGAATTCAACAGATCCATTATTTTGTTTAGCACGTAATCCAGATTTAATTGATAATGCAAATGTATAGTCTGGTCTATTACTTACCCCAGTACCTATAGCTGGTACTAATTGAAATACATCTAACGTAACATATGCCGGTATAACATTTTTTGCATTATATCCTAAAGCTTTAGCTAAATCATATATATTTTTTTGCTCCGACGCTTGTTCTAATAATGATTCTTTTAAATTATTATCTGCGTAATAACTTAATACATCACCTACATATGATGCCATTTCCATAAATAGCATACCAGGAGATGATTCATTAAAATCTGTATAATCATTTGGAAAGTATTGTTTAGTAAAATCAATTAAGTTTTTTCTAAATTGTCCAAAATCTTTTCCTAAATATGATATATCTTTTGTTACTTCCATATATTCCTTATTCAATTCTTACAATTCCATTCTGATCTGCAAAAATAATAATTGTTTGTTCAGATCCAATACCAGTAACAATAAATCCAACTGATATTTTTATTTCATGACCCAAATTTGGATCTTCTTCTAATGTAACTATATCTAAATTAGATATTTGAATATATGGTAACCAAAGTGCAACTGCAGATGTAATTGTTTCTTCAATAAACGTTTTTAATTCACTTGTTATTGGTTCAAATAAAACATTTAGTAAATCTGTACCAAAATTTGGTTGTTCGAAACGTTCCCCTTTTCTTGTTAATAATAAACTTTTTATATTTGTTAATGCTTGATCATCTGTTGTAAAACTTTTTGTAAAAATACCTTTGCCATTAAATGGAAATTTAACTCCAATTGCGACATCTGGATTTTTAGTTATATCATTAGCTGTTACAACTTGATATGCCATTCATTACCTTTTCTTTTTATTATCAATTGCTTTCATCAATGCAGAATAATCTCGTGTCATTGCTTTTTGTATTGTAGGATCTACTTTTAACGACTTACCGGATTCTGGATCTGTCATTACCGCTGTTTGATGAATATTTCTTTGCATTCCAAATCCTTGAGCATCAGCTGATGTCATTACTATATCTTCTGTCATTAAATCTTTATAATCACTAGCACTCTTATGATCTGTTAATTTTGTTGTCTCATTTAATATATCTGCAAATTTTGTTTCTTTAAAATTAACTTTATTCTTAGATGTTTTAACAGGCATATGTTTTGTGTTTGTAACTTGTTTTTCTTCTGAAATCGTAGATATTGTAGATTTTAATCCTTCTTGCAATATTTCTGTTAATTCTTGTTTTATAACAGAACGTATTTCTTCTTGTATAACTTTTCTTAAAGTTTTGATAAATTTTGATTGTTCCATTCGTTCTTCTTTTTTAATAAATATTACTATTAATAATTTACGGGCGTATTCCAGCCAGTATTTGTTTTAGGACCGTATATATGATTAGATACAGTATCAACATAATAATCACCAATTTTTCCTAAATCATCACTAGGTGGGGTTTCTCCACTAAATGATTGAGCTGGAGCTTCTTGCAATGACGTTAATAAACTTTGTTGTGAATCAACTAAATTATTAACTATACTTAAATATTGTTTCATGTCGTCAGATGAAACATTATCCGAAGTATAAAATTCAGTACCAATTGTATAATCATCATTTCTACTTCCAGTAGATCCCCAACCTACTCCATTAGTATTATTATATCCTTTACCAGACCAAAACCATGTTCCTTGTCCATCATTATATGGAGATTTAGGCGAAGGCGGTATGCCAATTGGAGAACCTAATTCCCCAGATCCAGAAATCAATATCCATTTACCACCTGGATACCCTGGAATTGAATCTGAATAATCTAAATCATTTAATGCAGATTGTAATCCAGCTGTACCAGCTATACCAATATCTGCAGAATTTTGATTACAAGCTTGTCCTATTATATTTGCAACAGGAACTAAACTAGAAATTAATTCATTTAAATTTGCATTTATTTTTGGTCCTATTCCTTTAGTTAATTTTTTAACAGCTTCTCCTGCATTTGCTATAGTTAAATTTTGTGTTAATATTAATTCTGGAATAATTACCATTGGGGCTGTTAATGGATTTAATAATTGAGCTGCTTTAATTGTATTAGCAATTCCTACAATAGTTTGTAACCCAGTTGTTATCTTATCAATGATTGGTATAATTTTTTGTAATTTTGTTATTAAATTATTTACTTGTTCAATTCTTTTTCTTAATGCTTCTATCCTAGGATCATCACATTTTATATCATCAGGTAATGATATAGCTTCTTGAATTGCTATAGTTACATTAAATGTAATATTATCTAATAATTTAATAATTTGATCATCAATTATATTTACTAATTGATCTGGTATTATTGGTATTTTATTTAATGGTGGAGTTAACATGTTATTTATCCAAATAATGATTACTACTATTAATATTTCCTAGTTTTTCTCGTAACTGTAATAATTTATTGTATTCTATTGGAGTTGATACAATTCCAGCTGGTGCATAAACTACACCTGCAGATATAATATTAATTAATTCAGCTAAGATATTTTTTAATTCGTCACCTTTTACTAAAGGATGTTTTGCAGATTCAGATCCAATTCGTAAATCCGGTGTATTTAATGTTATTCTATTAGGAGTATCTAATATAATTGAATCTGATTTTGCACGTAATATAATACGATGAGCGTCCCCAATTAATTGAGAATTATTAAAATCAGTTAATGACCTAGATTTTGTTAATCCAGTCGATAACGATAAAGTATTAATTTTTTGTGTTGATGTTAAGTATATAGATGATTGATCAGAATCAAATGATTCTACTATAAATTGTTTATTAGCTTTATCTTTACGTCCATTTGAAATAATAATAATAGGATCTCCATTTGTATCTCCGGACCAAGAAGGAGCTATTGTATAATTATTCTTAGTAACTGTACTACTTAATCTAATACTATTACTAAATCTGCCTTCAAATAAAATATCTCCTTCATATGGTTGTAATGGTGATATTCTTTTTTCTTCAAACGTTTTTCCTAAAGCTTGATCATATACTGACTCTTCATTTTCTTGATCGCCCCTTATACGAGATATACCTGGTAGTGCATTATTATTTATAGCTGATTGTATAGTATAAGCTGGTAAATAGTACCATTGAATTTTTCTTTTACTACCGGTAGACTCTTGTTGTAATGCACTAAATATAATAACATGCTCTCCAATTAATGGAATTTGTTTTATATTAGGATTTGCCGGCCGGGCTGATAAAATTCTAGAATCCAACTCTCCATATGTTTGAACATCAATTTTAAATAGATTATCAACATGTTCTTCTGAATACTTATAAGTATCTTCATATGTATTAACTACTTCGGCAAATTTAAATGTAACTGTATTATTTAATGACATTATTATTCTCCAAAGTAGATTTTACATTTGATATTTTTTCTTTAATTTCTTTAGCTTCTTGATCGATTTCATCAATTTCATTAGATAACTCTTCTTCGAAATCTTTACTAGCCATCTCCAACAATTGTTGTTTTTCATCATCACTTAATAAAGATGATTCTCCAGATATAGTTTGGGTGGTTGAAATATAACGTTGTGTAATAGCAGTTAATTTTACTAGGTGATCATCATTTTTTACTGCGACGTCTAGGTATTCTTTAATTAATGGTACTATAATAGTGGCATCAGATGCGTTTCTTATGAGAGGCTGTAATTGTGCTATAAGTTGATTTATTTGTCTATCTTTCTTTTTTGAATTGTGATAAACATCAGACATTAAGTCAGCAAAGCTTGTTCCTTTAAATAATTCTTCTTTAATATCCATAATAAGACCTTTTAATAATAAATATCAAAAGGGTAAATTCACAAATTCGGTTTGTTCATATTCAAGAAACTTTTCAGAATATATTTGTTTTAAAACCTTAATAACTCTAGTTATATTATTCGTTTGTAGCCCCGTACGCTCACGTATAAAGACATATAAAGCTTTTTTGTTATACTGCTCTATATTTTCTCTATTCTCAAATATATGAAGAATTGAGTCAGCAACATGTATGTCAGATTGATTTGAAAAAATAAAATTAATATTGTCATAACAATATTGTATATATGAATCCATGAATATTTTTAATGTTTCCTTCATTTCGTCATTATGCATTTCAGTTTGCACGTTACGTTGTTCGTCAACATTAATTGGCTCTGTCATTTTTTTCAATTTTGCATAACCTTTTTGATTTTCTGCAATTAAATAATTAAATGACGTTCTAGTATAATATGAATATGCTTTACCGTGCTCTGGATTAAATTTATCTAGCCTCATTGTTAAATAAGTAACCAAATCAGTTTGTAAATCTTTAAAAGATGAATCGATATAATCACATTTCATTTTATTAATTAAATTTTCTGCCAATTTCATATAAGCAGGAAATATAAATCTTCTATAAATTCGTTCTTTTAATACTTGATTATCTGTACATCTATTATATGCGGATATTGAATATTCAGTTATTTTTGTCCAATATCTATTACTTGCTTTCTTTTTCCTTGGCATTAAATTCTTCCTGTAAATTTGTTACTACTTGTTTTAATTGACTAAATACAGTACCTGTTTCGTCATCTGCTTCGAATGCTCCTCTACTGTCTATATTATTTAATGCGGTATATGAATTTTCAATTTGATTATACATATATTGAGACATTTCTTCTAATTCTTCGATATATTCTTCTTGATCTGCAACTTTATCGGCTAATGACAATGCTCTCCATACAAAATATATAAGAGATCCTGACATTAATATAATTGTTATTATTTCCATGATTTAGTCGTTAAATGTTTTAAATATATCTGTTATTGATTTATCAATTTCTGGATTTTGTTCTGCTAAATTTTTAATAGCTGTTTTTTTAGTAGCTTTTGTTTTAGCACTAACTGGGTTAGGAGAATTATTTTTATACGATCTCCATCTTTCATATTCTATTTGAGATGCCATATGATCTGCATGATGTAATAGCAAAGGCAAATTAGTTTTTAATTTAGCTTGTGCTGATCTTGCAATAAAATATGGTTTATTAGCATCATCATATATACCATCATGTATTCTAATAGCTTGATATTCATTCCAAGACATTTGAACTTGATATTTTTGAAGTAAATATATTGAAAGATCTGGTACCATTGTGAAAGGTATATTTTCATTATGCTTATACATTCTTCCCATATTCTTTCTATGCCAGTCAGACGTTTCTACTTGATATACTTCTCTTCCTTTACCAGGAAATCCACATTTGCCTAAATCATGATGCATTGCTGCAAACATCATCTCATTATATTCGTAGCCAGACATATCAGATCCCATACTTTCCCAAGAATTATACAATTTTTCTGTACAATCCATAACTCTCAGTACATGATCAATATATCCTCCAGCGAATGCATTATGATAATGAGCAACTGAAGAAGCTGGCATCATTATGATCCTGTCTTCATACTCATCATATAATTTATTTAATTTTTCTGCCCTATCTGGAAATAAAGTATTAACTCTATTTCTATATTCATCCCAGTTGGATTTAATTTTTTCTGCTTCTAACATAACTTTTTATTTATTATAATAAATTATTTGGAATATTCCAATATACCTTCTGCCATTTTAAATGTGCAAGAAGAGCATACAACTGATAATGATGTAGAAGCAACTTCTACTATATTAGTACAATTTTTACATCTACATTGTAATTTTTTAGTTATTGTACTTTTTTTAATTAATTTTCTCATGATATAACTTTTGTTTTTCCTGGACGAGGAGTTTCCTTATCCTTGTAATGTAATCCTTCATTACCATTCTGACCTATAATATCCATTCTTTTTTCTGCATCGTCTTCGTCCCATATTTTAACATTTTCGAAATCAACAGCATCAGATGGATGTGGAGGCCTAAAAGCATCCGGATTACTATTTTTTATAACTTGTTCTCCATATATATTTTCTTTTGTATCTGGAGTTAAAATATCAAAAGCTTTATTAGCTGCAATTAATAATACTACTGCTAATGGGTCAAATACAAATATAAAAATTAATATAAACCAATTTACTACTTGATTCATAGGCTTATCTAATAATTCAGAAACATATTTTAAAGGTCCAATTTCATTAGCTACTTCTGAATTAGATTGGAGATCTAAAACTTGTAAATCTAACTTAGTCACTGAGTCGGTAAGCTTTTCAATCTTCGAAGATACTTTATTTCTTTGTGTTTTAAAGTCATTTAATTGACTTTGTAATACTTTTCTTGTTCTACTTGAAGTTGATGTAATAATTTGACCAGTTTCTTTATCTCTCCACTGAACCTTATTATTAGATAAACCTTTTGTTAATTCTGTAATAGAACCAGCTAATTGTGTTTTTTCAGAGGTATATCCATTTAATTGTTCATTATATCTAAATTTTTTCATTTCTATAACAGATATTTGTTTATCCATTATAAATAATTCATTTGCAGTTGTTTGGTATGAAGCTGTTAAAAATCCATATATACCTATAGATGTTATTAACATTAATATAATAACAGCAGACGTTAAATACAATTTAAATAAAAAATTTATTTTTTTCCAATATCGATGTAAATATGTTGCAGCAATTAATTTTGAAGCTTCTAATGTTCCAGCCATAATAGCTACTGCAACTGCTTGTGCAGAAAATAATTTACTAATCCCGTATACACTATAATAAGCGGCACTTGATGCTAATGCTAATGCCGCTATTAATACTAAATACGGAAACGAGTGTTTCATGATTTTCTTAAATATCCTGCAGCTGCTTCCATTTTCTGTAAAGCAGATGACAAATTATGTAATGCTGATTGAGGGTCTATTGTTTTATTTTCAACTCCACGACCAATTGTTCTAATAATATCAGCAGTATCTACTACTAAATCTAATACTTGCTCTTTATATACAAATTTTGACATTATAACCTTTCTTTTTATATTGTTTATACTTCTTTTATATAAATATTAATTTACGTGAATTTACGCAAAAAATTTTGTTGTTTTTGAATTTCTTGTTCTAATTCCGGATTTTGATTTGACTTTTGGCTTCCTTTATTTGTTGATATGTTTTTTCCATTGCTAATCCCAATGTTATTCGTTGAGATAGATCCAGATCTTGTATCTGATATTGTATTGCTACCATTTCCAAAAATTTGTTCCCTTGTTCTATTATCAACTCGTTTCTTAGTTGTTGCATTTCTGGCGTTTCTAATAGCTTTTTTATCTTTTGAGGTTTCATAATCGATGGATCCGGCGTAATAACTTGAGTATTCTTTGATTTGAATACCACAAGGATACGTATACTTGCTCGTTTTAACCATGTAAGTAATTTTATCATTTGCTTCTAGTATTTTTTTAACAATCCCCCAACCAGATTCACCTAAAAATTCCCATTTAACAGTGTCACCAATTTTAAATTGTTGTTTTTTAAATATGTCTTGTACGTACTTTGGTAATTTCTTTTTTTTCATTCTTCAAATATTTCTACAGCTGTAATTTCAACTAAAAACCATAAATATCCATCTTTACGTAAAACGGTATCATGTTCGATAATATTTTTCCAAAATTCTATATTTTCATTTGGATCTTCTTTAACTAATCTTCGTACGTTAAATCTTTTATGCTGAAATTCTATTGTTGGTAGAAAACATAATGAGTTGGTAGGTCTCATATAACTTATTTTTTATTGTAACTTATTTAATTGTTAATCGCTTTGGTGCTCTATCTTTAGCATATGGAATAGTAATGGTTAATAATCCTTTATCCATTGTAGCATTTGCTTTTGTTAAATCTAATTCTTTAGATATTTTCCAAGCAAAGTCAAAAGCCCGTTTAGCAATTCCTTTGTGAATAAATTCACGCTTTGTTTCTGTTTCTTTATCATATCGAATTCTTAACGTCTCTCCTTCAGTTAAAATTTCAATATCTGCTTTATCTTTTCCTACTGCAGCAATTTCAAACTGTATTCCATTATCGGTTGAAAATATATCAACTGGATAATTCATTTTATTTGATGTTACCGGTAAAAAAGATGATTTTTGATCGAAAAAGTTTTTCCAAACTAAATCGAAGTCATTGAATAATAGTGTTTCTTTAAAATGTGTCATTTTAAACCTCCTGTGTTTTATGGTTGCATTAGCTAACCGTTATTAATTTAATAAATTGAGACCTACCGTGACTCAATTATAACATAGATGATAAGTTCTACCTATGATTTTATAGACCCTTAGAAATCGAGTAATTTTGTCTGGTTTTAACATGTCCTCAATTTCCAAGTCTCTCGACAATAAATATCCGCAATCTAAAAAACGATTACGTATTTCTCTTGTAGCTTTTAAACTATTTGATTCTAATACTAAATTTTCATTATCAACTAAAACATCAACTCTGTCAGTGCCATTAATAGATCCAACGTCATATGATTCTAATTCTGGAGTTGATTCGTCAGCTTCTAATTCATCAAAAAAGTTTTGAACTCCTTTTGCTAAATCTTCTGTGGAATAATTAATTGATTTTTTTGAAATATCATATAGATCTAAAAAATATTCAACTTTATCTGTAGTATCTAATGATTTGTAATAATTTAGCTCTGGTAAGCTAATAACAATATTTTCAAAAACATTATCCATTAAGTTGCTCAACATCAAATAATTCTTTAAAATGCATTGGAGCTAATTTTTTAATATATGATGCTTTAATATAAGCTTCATTTAAATCTTTAGCAGTAATATTTCCAATAGATTCTTTCAAATTATCAGATTTAAAAAAGTATTTATATTTATTCATATTTCTTTATTATAAATATAAACCTAGCTTATAAGATTTCATAATTGTATCATATGTATCATGAATTGTATTAGCTAATTTATTTATTTCATGTTTTCTTAAAGAAAATGGTGTATTAAATAATGTTATGTCTATAACATCTGTCTTTGATGGCTTTGAAAAGAATATATCGGTTACATATTGATCAACAGTACTTAAAGCTCCAATTAACTGCTTATACTTAACGGAAATTCTTTTTCTGTCTATTACCAATGTTCCAATAACAGTATTCATTGGATCATTACCAAAAGCATAGTTTGATAATTTTGGATTAATTTCAAAATCTAATTCTGACCATATTCTTCCATATCTTTCTTTGAAATTATCTGGTATAGCCCATGATTGATTAATAGTCTTAGTTATCATCATAATTTTCTTATTCTTTTTGTTATACGTTCTTTATTTAAATTCTTTTGTTCTTGAGACATTAATTGCTTTAACGGATGGGTACGATTAATATGCTGTTCGTGTTTAGCAGTTATACTAGCTTGTTCCCATGCTTTTAATTCAGTTGATGTATTATCTAATAAAAATGTTTCATTTAGATTGTCTTCATTCCACATTATATAGTATTCACCTAATGAATCTTGTACGCAATAAGAGCCAGGATATCTTTTCCTGACTCTTTTCTTTAGTTTGTCTATTTCTGGTAATTTTGGTCTTGCCATTATGCAATCATTATAGGAAGTTCTTCAAATTCTAACATAGCCTTGAACGGAATGGTAGTTTCGATACTATCAGAGTCAATTAGCTTGGTAGTTAATTCTCTGTTAATAAATGATTGCTTGGATGATTTTGCTGTATTCAGAAAGGATAATCCGGTCCTTCTTTCTAATAAAACATCATAAAAAGTTTGTTTTTTATGAATAAAGGGTCTCATTATGACACCTACTGAATGTTTTACTTCGTTTGCTTTCTTATTGATATACTCTGTAACAATTACTGTTTCTCCTTGATTATACATTATCCTATAATTTTAATGATTTTACTTGCAGACACCGCCTTTACTTCATATTCTAAGGTAGTAGATCCAAAATCTCCAACTACTTTAGCTTCTGCTTCGGTGACAGACATTGCTTCAACAAGATACATTTCAGTAACTTTCTTCATTTTGCCAGTAGAGTCATCTCTTAACTGGACTTTTGCGGTGTAATAACCCATGTTTATTAATTTTAATTGTTTATTATTTATTTTCTGCTACAGACTGCTTTCTATATTCAGTCACTAACTTTTTTACTTCTCCAATAGCTTTTCTTGCTCTGCCTTTAGCAGCTTTAGTTGAACCATTGTGATTTTCTTCAAATTCTACAAATAAATTTTTTATCTGATCGAATAATTCTTGTGATGTTGCCATAACTTTGTTTTTTCTTTTTTTATTTATTTAACTTACTATTATTATAATGAAAATATTTCAATATTCCAATTTAATCGAACTATATTGTACATTGAATTCATATTCCCAATCCATAATATGAGATGCTGTAAATAATTTCCACATCTTTTGTTTGGGATTATAATATATGTATACAGATGTGTGTATTTTTGTAACTCCAATACTCAATATTGCAACATGATGTGGTCTAGAATTTATATATGCATCAACAACTTCATTTGCTAATGAATCAGCACTCATTTCGGCTCCATTAAAAGGAACAGAACAAATAATTTCGCTCCATTTACCAGGAAAAAATAAAGACGAATGTTCAATTATTCTTGTTTCTGTTATCTTTTGTGCAGCTTTAGCACAGTACTGTTCTGTCTCACTTTTATATCTATCTGTTTGAATTAAATTGTAAAGACCTTTGCTTATGCGATATTCATTAATTTTTTCATTGATTAATCTAGCAATCGTAGTATCATAATAATTTTCTTGTGAAAATATTGTGATGGGAAGTAATAATAATATCAATAACTTTTTCATATCTTTCTTTTTTTATTATAATAAGAAAAATATATTGAAAATCCAAATTATTTTTTAATAAATACTTCTAAATGATTAATTGTTACTTTTTTAGGAGTATCTACTTCTTTTGGAGGAGTACCTTTCTTACCTTTTATTATTTCTTCTTCATCAGGCGCTTGCACAGACGGAAATGTCATTTGAACCATTCGTGCTGGTGCAGCTGCTTGTTGCCATTGGAGTCTTGTTTGAGAAGCTGGTTTATTTGCCCAACTAGTAGTACCTGCAGGTACTGCGTTAACAAATCCTCTAGTATTTATACGAATTTGACCTCGAGGAATACCTTGTGCTTCTAATAATGCTTGAAGAGTAGCACCTCTATCTGCTGCTAATTGTGGATTTCCTCCGGCTCTACCAGTCGGCATACTATCAGTACCAGAATTTATTACAATTGTACCTATTCCAGCTGGAATTGTTATACCAGCTTCTCTCATTTGTTGTATTCTTTGAGTAATTAAAGCTGTTACATTTCTTAGAGCAGTCGGTGTTAATTGTGCTGAGTTAGATTGGAAGTTACTATCAGGGACCGGTAATGGAGGAAACTGTTGACCTGGTTTTTTTATTACTTTATCTGGAGTAGCTTTTGTACCAGGAACTTTTGTAGTAGCAACGTCTCTTGTACTATATAAATGAAGTTTATCAGATGTACCCATTGTTATTTTATTATATGAAACTCCGTTAACTGGTTTATCAGCTGGAGCAATAAATATAACTTGAGGTCTTTTTGTTCGAAAGTGGACTTGATTTATTTGATTAATACTTCCAACCATAGTTGTAACAGAGTTTCCAAAATATTTTCCATTTGGATACCACGTTGTACTTTTATTCATAAATTGTTGCCTATCGACTGCTACAGTAGGTCCTCTTCCAGCTGGCGTAAAATCAAAATATACATTATTGCTTTTATTTAATACTATAGTATTTCGTGATATTGATGATGCTAGTTGTTTTTTATTATTTTTTAATTTAGGTTGTGCGTCTCCAGTTCTGGTATTAAAAAAGACGTCTAGGCCTACTACATAATTTATAACAGATACAATTCCATCTTTCTTGCCAGAAGGACCTTCTAATTGATTAATTGCATAATTTGAAGATGGAAGAAATCCCATTTTAGCTGAATTTTTCATAAAATCTGGCTTAAATTTATTCAGCCAATCAAATATAGTTTTAGTATAATTATTTTGCTCTGTTAATAAGTCTTTTAATTTAATCATTGTTATCCTTGATGATATTTGCCAATCTATTTTGCGATTTATAATAAATATAAGAACGATATACTTGTTTAGGTGTTAAACCAAAGTTATGAGATAGGTTATCAAGGATATCTGCAACCAAATGCTCCTTTTCCATGTCATTTTTCACTTTTTCGCCTAAAACTTGGATAATTTTCTCTAAATATCCTACGTATCCGCTTGGTAACCGCTTCAATGTTCTTGATTTGCCGGTATAAACCTTACTTTTTTTCTTTTTTTTTGATTTTTTTGCTTCTGACACTATATTTCGAGCTAATATTTGAACACTTTCTTCAGCTACTGCTGGTTCTGGTGCACCGCCTGCAGCATCATCGCCTTCTGGTTCTTTAATTCCTTCTAAATCCTTTAAAGGTATATTCAATTGAATGGTATAATCATTGTTTCTGGAGTATCCACCATAAGGAACTATGGAAATTGTCTTATTTCTTAGCAAACTATTCAATACAGGAGGCGTTAAGTTGAAATCCTTACCGCTTCTATTAAGAAATTCCCGGATTCCTATCATATTTTTAGCATATAATATGCCTAAACTAGTTGCTCCTAGCTTTGTGAATGTAGCAAGAAACTTTTCTTCTTCTGGTGAAAACAATGTTGTTTCAATTGTTTGCTCAGACAAGCTTTCTAATAGATGTTCTCGTATAATATTTCTTAATATTGACTCGTTCATATCTCTTTTGATTCAGCTAAACAAGCAGTTCTGTATTGCGAAGCTAATTTTTTTATCTCACCAATAGCTTTTCTTGCTCTAACACCTGCTGCTTTTACTTTTTTATCATTAAATCTTACATGATTTTCCATAAATATATCCCATTGATCCTCAATTTTCATATATATTTCTATCGATGTCATATTATATACCTTTATTATTTAATATAAATATTGTATTATTACTTTTCCATGGAAATTCTGTCTGCAAATATATCTACATGTTCTTGTATATGAATTCGTCTGCTAGTTTTTAACTTTACAATTGTTATTTCTGAATTATCACCACTATAAAATGATGTTATATGATTAGTATTTATATACTCTGCAGAATTATTATTTTTTACGACTTTTATAAACTTCATATTTTCTTATTGGATATTCTGTAACTGATTGATCATTGGGAAATAATAAATTTGGTCCATTTGGAACTCCTATTTGTTTTTCGCCGCTTTGATCTCCTATTATTAATAATATATGTTCTATTTCCTTGCCTGTTCTAGGATCAGGTTGCATTGTAATTTGATTATTTGGTATTCTTGTTATTCTACCAGGATATTCCCATTGTCCAAGATGTGATTCAACTATTTCTTGATTAGGAATGCTTTTTAATATATTTTCTAGTTTAATCATTTGAATATTGCACTTCTTGTTCCTTGTATAGGATTTGTTTTAGTTGGAACACATCCTATAGATTTAATATAATCTTGAATTAGTTTAACAGTCATTGTTTCTATTAATGTATCCATTAAATTATTTATTTCTTTTTTATATGCATCATCTTTTAAATATCGATACGCTGGAGGTGGGCCTTCTAAAGGGGGAGTAAAAATACGTCGTCTTAAATTATATAAATTTTTTGGGGATATATAGTTCAACTCATCATGAAATTTTGTAATTGTTTGTAATTTACGACTAATCTTATAATAATATTTTGAATCAGCAAATAAACTTTGTTTATGTTTGTTTATAAAATTTTCATATTTTTTATCGCCTGACGGATTATTTGTACAAGTAATATATTTTCCAACTCGTTTAGATATATTAAATTTATTATCATCAGTAGTAACTAATTCTATTCCTGGAAAATATGTTCCGGTTGGAGCTGTTACTGTACAATTAGTAATTTTAGATATTTTGGCAATTATACTTGGATCTTCAGCTACACTACATCCTCCCAGAAATATTTTTGTATTAGAATTGCAATATTGAGATAACACTTTCCAAAATTCTGTAGCAGCACCTCCGCCAGAACTATACATTATACCATAATTAAATCTACCACACCCAGTACGATGAGATACTATGGTAACAGATTCTAATTTTCCGGAAACTAATGCACCAGCTATTGCTAATTTTTTAATCTCATTAGTAACAGCTGAAGTACTCATATTATTAGTTACTACTATGTCGATTGCTCCTATTTTTTTAAGAAAAGAAGATAAATATTTTTCGCCTTTTGTCTGCCACTTTTCTATGTTTGTTTGATTCCAATTTTCTTGATTAGGCTGACCAATAAATAAATTTGTAATTTTAGATGATTGTTCTGTTAACTTAGGAGTATTGTTATGTCCACATTTGTGACACATATATAAATCATCTCCGCCATCTTTTATATCCCAACTCCAATTGCAATTATCACATACAATTTTGTTTCCTACTATTGATTCGGTTAATATATTTTTAAGCTTAATCATTTTTTGGTAGTAGTTTTACCCCAATTCTTAGCGCCTTTTTTTCTGCATTTAACTAGAGCTTGAGACGCTCGAGCAGACGGCCATACATCATACCTAGATTTTACTTTATGATAACAAGCATCTCTTTTAGCTTTTTTCTTTTTCTCTTCTATAGGAGTTATGACTTCAGCTTTTTTAGTTCGCTTACCCATTCCAACTCTACGCTTTTTAGCAACTTCTTTTTTCTTATCAACTTGACTCCAAGTCTTTGGACTTTTTTTAGAAACTTTTTTAGATGGACGACATTTAACTACTCCTTTAGATTTAGAGCTACCACATGGATTTCCATTCTGATCTGTCCATTTTTCTTTTGCCCATCGTCTTAAGTCTTCGTCAATGTCTTTTTCATACATTCTCATTTGGTCTGGATCTGAAAATCCTTCGTCAGGTAATTTAGATTCTTTTTTAACACAATTAGGAACACGTTTTCCGTATTTTTCTTTGGTGCCTTTTTTCTCAAATCCTTTCCAGCAACGGGTACCTTCACTTAATAATATGTCTTTGAGTTTGATCATTTTATATAAATATTACTTATAATGAATTCATAGTTGTATCTTCATGTTTACACTTTGGACATGTTTCATTAACAAAATATCCTTTAGTAAACCATTTATTTTTGCACTTCCCGCACAGTATGTATGTAAGGATAGTAGTAAACCTTGTATGTTTCATAATGTTATGTTTCTAGATTAGTTTTATCTTTTAAATCCTGCAGGAGAGATTTTTGGAAATTCTTGTAAGATAAAACCACGTATGAATTCTAATTGATGAAGTAACTGGTCCAGTATAGCAACAGCATTTTCTATCATTCCGGAGTTGATACTCGAATCAATTTGATTGTCATACCATAATAATTGTTCAAATTCAATTGAATCGGAAGCATCCATTTCAGAATTAACATAATCAAATATTGTTTCAGCAACTTCGTCGTCGCTTATTTGTCTTGTATGTAATTCGTCTTGGATATCTATTGCTACTTTCTCCATTTCATTTAATATTTCAGATGCATTTTGTTTTACTTCATCAGGCGCATCTGAATTCATTATTTGCTCAGCATACCCTGATATAGCAGTTTTTGTATTACCTGCTTCAAAGTTATTGAAAAACTTAGCAAATTCCTGACGTGTTTTACGACCAATATTTTTTTGTTTAGGAGTTCCTGGAATTTGGAATCCTATTTGTTCTATTAATATGTCTTTTAATTTAATCATTTATCAACTATAAAACTTAACCAATTATTAGGATCTCTATTATTACTTAACTGATAATAGCCACGTGGCAAATTAGATATTGTAATATTAGTTCTAGCAGAGCCTAGGGTCCTTACTCCACTATTTTTATAAGTAACATTAAGTTTTACTTCATAAAAAGTTATTTTTTTCGTTGTAGTATTTGTAGTATTTGTAAATTCTAGGGCAACGTTTGTGATATCACTACCAGCTGCTACTATACTATCAAAATCAAACTGTATAGAATTGTCTGCTACTCTACCATATACTTTATTACTTTCTCCTCCTTTATAATGATTTTCGGTAGAACTTATGTTATTACCAATTTTCAGATTATTAAAACCGTCTGTATCACTTAGTTTGTAATGATTAGTTTCTTTATGAATAATCTTAACATCTTCTGGTTTAAGTTTTCGTTCTATTAATATGTCTTTAAGCTTAATCATAGTTCTACTCCAAAGTTTAATATCATTATTTTTACTTTAGGAGCTGTTACTATTTCTAGTATAGTTAATGTACCTATTCTAATATTAATTTCGAATATACTTTTTTTATTGTAGGCTTTCCAGCTATTTATCCAATTCATTCTGTAGTTCCCCATTGTTTTAACGTATCCATTTTTGCAGCATCAGCATCTTGTTTATCTTGGGAAAATTTATCATCTTCAATTTTAACCTTTTCCCAATGTTCTTCCGCATCTGGATCTAATATTACTTTGACATTGCCAAATCTTCGTTTGGTTCTTTCTTTCCAATTTTCTAATGACTTCATATCTGCAACAATTGATGATGTATCATTTGGATTAGGAAAACTTAATCCGTCTTTATAATACGGGCCTTCTTTGCCGTCTGGCTGCATTCTATTAAAATGAACATCATTATAATAATCTTTAACTCTAAACATTTTTACAAGATCATCAAATTTCAATTGATCTAATTGTACTTCTTTGTAATTTAAGTTAACAGTACCGCCAGCTCCACCAGGTATTGGATTACCTGTCATTGGATCTCTATCTAATCCTTGTGCTAGATCTGTCATAGATGCATCAGGGAGTTGTTGTTCTTTAACTTTACCAGCACCAAACCCAAATCCTAAATATTTTTCCGATAATAGTGATTTTAATTTAATCATGATTTTTTCTTTTATATATAAATATAAGGTTAGTACGTTAGTACGCCCTTACAGGTCATACTTATTATAGATCCTCGTTAGGCCACCAATTGTCCCACTCAT